AAGCGCAGCAGCACAGGCAGTAGCCAATGCAGCAACTATGGAAAGTCCTGTTATTGAAATCAATGAAAGCGCAGCAGCACAGGCAGTAGCCAATGCAGCAACTATGGAAAGTCCTGTTATTGAAATCAATGAAAATGCAGCAGCACAGGCAGTAGCCAATGCTGCCACTATAGAAAGTCCTGTTATCGAAATCGATGAAAATGCAGCAGCACAAGCAGTAGCCAATGCTGCCACTATAGAAAGTCCTGTTATCGAAATCGATGAAAATGCAGCAGCACAAGCAGTAGCCAATGCAGCAACTATGGAAAGTCCTGGTATTGAAATCAATGAAAATGCAGCAGCACAGGCAGTAGCTAATGCTGCCACGATGGAAAGTCCTGTTGTCAAAATCAATGAAAATGCAGCAGCACAGGCAGTAGCCAATGCAGCAACTATGGAAAGTCCTAGTATTGAACTACAGAATAATGAAAATGCAGCAGCACAGGCAGTAGCTAACGCAGCCACAATGGAAAGTCTTGGTATAGAACCAAATAATAATGAAAGTGCAGCGGCACAGGCAGTAGCTAACGCAGCCACAATGGAAAGTCTTGGTATAGAACCAAATAATAATGAAAGTGCAGCGGCACAGGCAATAGCTAATGCTGCCACTATAGAAAGTCCTGTTATAGAGCCAAATAATAATGAAAGTGCAGCGCAACAGGCACAAGATACTGCTTCTACTATAGAAAGTCCTGGTAATGGAGAACAAGGTGCAACAACTCTACAGCCAAATACTGACAACTCACAAAGTCAACCACAAGTTTCCTCTTTTAATTTATTAGATGCAATCAAAAACACATTATCTGGTTTATTTCCAAAATTAGAATTTGATAAACAAGAAATCGTGAATAAATACAAAAAATCTATATTTGATAAATTGAAAAAAAATAGTGAGTTAAATGAAAGCAAAATATCCGAAAACATTCGCTTAATTACAAGACAATTAATTGAACAAGATAAATATTTTTGTGTGTTTTTGGTTCATAAAGAGTTTTTAATTCTTAAAGACTTTTTACCTGATGACGATACAAACAAATCTGATTACAAGATATATTTTGCATTATTTAATAGTAGTAATGAAATAGAAGGTGATATAAAAAAATATCCACCAGAAAAAACTAATCCCCCAATAAAATAACATAAATATAGTTATTTGATATAATAAATGTCAAATCAATTATTATATCTTCATTTAAAAATACCTATAGAATTATCATCTGATGGCCAAATTAACATACTGAATGAATATAAGGAAATAAAATTCAGCGAATGCTTGGGGTTGACTGAACCAAAAGAAACAGAGGATATGATGGAAAAATTATTAGCGTATATGGCAAATAAATATTCATCAAATAATGAGAACTTGGATGAAAATAGTATAATTGTTCTCAAAAATGAAATAAAAAGCGCAAGCCGACCCGTCAATAGTTCATTTCGAAAACGATTATATAAAATAAGACAAACTGCCAAAAATATGGTACAAAATTGATTTGTATTATTAAAATAATAATCAATTAAACAATGACGACCACCGACGTAGCAAAATACCAAGAACATATTCAAAATTTACATAATGCCTTGACTTCAAATCTGACTTTGATAAACGAATTAACTCCCGAAAAATTAAGGATTATTATTGAATCTTATGAAAATTTATTGAAGCAGGTTCTCGATATTGAAGATTAAAATGAATATATTAGATAAGGAACATGATACAACATAATAATAAAAGTAATAATATTTATATTAAAATCAAACGATGCCATCAAAGACCCTATTATGATAGTAGAAACAACCATTTGTGCATCAGCAAATAATATTCGAAAACTATGTTCATCAGCATATTGTTTAAAAGTATTGAATATTTGACTTTTTTCTGTCGGAATATAATCTAATAGTTTTCCGAACAACAAATCATGTGCGCATTGTATAGAAACTGCCAATATAATAAACGATAACAAAGAATAAGATTTGAAAAACATGCTATATAACCAACGAGTTACAATTACAACTATTACTATGACAAAAACGTCTGCTAAAACAGCCGAGAGTCCAAAACTTTTATACCAAGTTTTTAACGTTAACGATTTCAAGTAACCAGATAATGCCAACAAAATAACCAAAATATCAGTTATTAACGCGCCGTTTAAAATTGGTAAATAATCGGAAACGTTTGTAAAGTTAGAAATATTACGCAAATACATATATATATTCAATATATAAATATATTAATTAGTTAAACCGATGAATGGTCTTTCTACATTACTATGCTTATAAGACTTGGGTATAATTAATGGTATACGGTCAATAATATTAAGTGTTTTCAATTGATTTATATCAGGTACTACAGGCGTATGCGGCTGTACTAAATTGGTTGCACCAATACCACGTAAGTCTGATTCGATATCACAATAATTTGAAGATAATTTAGCAGGACCGACCCGTCCAGCCAAAAGTCCATCTCCGAAAAAATTGGTTTCTCGAGGTACGGAATAAAGCTCGCTCACTTTGTATTGGGCTTGCTCCCGTTTTCCTTCAACTTCTAAAGAATAATTACCGGTGGTATTTTTATTTCTTGTTGATGCCATTATGATATATTCTTATACTATTTTTTTTAGAAGTGCAACATAATATTCATTGTTCTCATCGAAGGTGTCAGGACTTTTAATAAAACATGCTAAACATTTATGGAACAATGCTAAATAATCATAAGAAAAGAGAACCGCCTGACCAATTGTCTTGTCAGTTGATATCATTTTTGCGGCGGCAATATCGTAGAGTTCTTGGAAGAGTGGAAATTGTGCTGTCATATAAAACAGCTCATTCATTACTAAATTTACTGTGTTTTCATCATACATCAATTCGTCGCGTGTTTCGTTATCAATCGTTTCATCAATTTTGCAATTAGAAACATCCATAAAAAAGAGTTGTCTTAATGTGGTGCGATATTCTTCATTATTTTTATATGTTATTTCCAAGTCCAGATTGTAGCGTTCTCCGATAGTCATTTGTTTTATTAACAATCAATATTTATATTTATTCGAGAACAAATATAAATCTATTTTTTAGAGCGTTTTGTCTTTTTGGCAGATTTTTTGGAACGCTTGGTGCGCTTTTTTTTGCGGCGGCCACCTGTGCTAGTATCATTAGTACTGGGGCCACCACTATTTGGGCCACCACTATTTGGGCCACCACTATTGGGGCCAGCCATACTTGAGACAACCGTATTGGGGTCATTAGTAGTGCTCGAAAATTTAGATGGTGTCGAAGAATCGAAATAACTTCTCACGCCGTTAGCAGTATTAGTAAAGAAACTTGTTAATTTTTCACTAAAAGTTTGTTGTTCTTCTTGTTGTTGGTTCATTATTTATATATACGCACAAAATTAATATAAAAAGTTTTAAATATTACTAAATAGGGCATCGAAGCGTTAATAGTGTAGTGGTAACACACAACCCTTCCAAGGTTGAACTGGGGGTTCGATTCCCTCTTAACGCAATAATAATAATAAATTAATGTTATTATTATTAATTAATGGTTAGCGCTAGGTTCACCGGTAGTACGTGTGTTTGCGCCACCACGAACCCAACCGTCTAAAGCTGATTCCTGAACAACATACTCTGTAGTTTTACTACGCTTCTCCATTTCGTTATTCAATACTAATAGCGAATAATCATTAAACGACTTTTCCATAATGGTCGAAACACTCTTCTTATCATGGACGACCTCACCCTGTAATAATTGCGACTCCAAAGCAGGGTCGGCACCACCACGACCTAAATAAGGAACAGTAGCAAAAGGTCTCTGTTGAAGCTGTAATTTTTCTAAAGCACGAGCCTGCTCTTTGGAAATAACCAATAGAGAATCAATATCAATAATATTTCCATCAATACCTTGTCCATGGGAAGAACCACTTACTAATAAATTTGGCTGCGAACTGGCAAAGGTTATACTTTGGTCAGGACGTACAGTATCGGCGCCATAATTAGATAACATATAATTAGAAAAGCGAGTATTTTGAAGACTTCGTTCTGATTGGTCTACGAAATCAGAACGTGTCCCGGCTAAATTATTAAACATAAAATCCGTTGTTGAAGAAGACATTATAATATAAATTACTTATATATTATAATACTACATCAAAATTATTTTTTAATTACGTATTGGTATATCTGGAAAAATTACGAGCACAAGCAAAATCGTTGCCCTCTTTGCAAGATACCATACTTCCATAGCAAAAATCAGCAAATGCACCTTGGTCATTCGGAATAGTAGTACTAGGATTACTATTAAATTGACGTAAGGATTGTTCAAAAACTAATTGTTCTCCTAAATCTTTAAATAATTTGTCGGCGATGTCTGGTTGTTCTGGATTGGCCTCAACAACAAGCTGTTTTGCTTGAGCTAAAATCTCCTGGTTCACATTGCTATTAAATGCGGGCATAGCCGGCTTCTTTTCGGGATTATATTCATAATCAGTCATCAAAACATTACTAAAAGGATTTGAAGAATCCGGTTGCTCAAACAAATCGCTCAAGGCGCCAGTACTAACGTCTATTTTCTGGTCTCTCAAAAAATCCATTGTAGGGTTTTGAAAACCCTCGTTTGTCTCTAAAGCTATCTTTTTCTGATTCTTTTTAACCTCCTCCTTTTTATGATAATAATGAAGAATAAAAATAGCAAGAAGTGTAATTCCACTAATTACAATAATACGCGTGTTTTGAGAAACAATTAATCCAATAATAGTTAGAACTAAAACGGTTCTCGTAACTGAGTTTAACTTTTGTTCATATGTCATTGAATCAATAGGAAAAAACTCCATCGAATATTGACGTTGGAAAAGTATATTTGGATTATCTGACCAAAACGGAATATCTACGTGTTTCTTTTTTTTCGGCGGACTTTCGATAACTTCTTCTTGTTCTTCTTCATCATCATCAGATTTATATTTTTCTTCTTCTTCATCATAAAAATAACGTTTTGCTTTTGTTAAATTATCGGATAAATATTCCATGATTATATACATATGGAACATTTAAAATCTCTAAAACATACTCTTATAGCCCACGTTTAATACATTTATTATCTATCTCAAGTGTGTCTATCTTTTTACTAAACGGTACTATACGTAATACGCATTTCGATTTTTCTCCATAAAGGGGCTCTGTACATCCTTTTTCTTTTGTTTGTTTCTTTGCCGTTTTTCTTAAATCTTTCCTCAAGTCTTTGTATGACTTGGAACATCTTGCACGAAAATGTTCATATCTTTCACGAACCTCATTATATGTCAAACCCGATTTTTTCCCAAGCATTTTATTAATTAGTTCGTGTAAACGAAAAATATATTTTGAAAACGTTTCGCGATTTTTCATATGCTCTAGTTTCAATGGTAATCGCTTAAAATTATTTGTTAAATTTGTACGGCATTTTCCGCAAGGTAGTGTAAAGCGTAGATTTAAAACAAATTCGCGATAATGCTGTTTATCATCACAATTAGGATGAGCTGGATAATTAAAGCTCATAGTATGTAAATAATGCCACATACTAGGTCCCCAAACCGAAGTTAACATTCCATCGTTACTGTCAAAATCTGTTTTTTTATATACGGACCGGTTTTTACGAGTTTTATTCATATTGTTACATTATACAAACAAAATATTATTAATCCGTACATTTAACTTCTATACAAAACGAAATGCATTCATTTTCAAAAAAAATTGGGTCACCCAATTCATTAAGAAGTCTAAAATAAATGTCTCGTAAATAAATTGGTTTATTATATTGCCTTATACCCGTAATTAAAAAACCATTAAATAAATTTGCAGGAAGAATCGAGCCATTCGGATAATTTTTATAATCAAGTGTTATTCGACTAATAATATGTTTACTATTTCGAGAACAAATAATGGAAGATGTAAATAAATGGACACAATTGTGTTCCCGATTGTCAGTAACCTCTAAATATACGTATCTTGGTGAGCAACATAACCCGTTCGACGCATCAATAAAAGCAACTGGCAACTCGACGCTAACGATAGAAAAAGAATTTATTTTACCGACTTTATCCGGAAACTCAGTAAATGATTGAGCAAACGGCAAATAATCCGCATTTAAACGACCATCAATTGTTATGTATTTTATCATAATAGACTATTTTGATAAAGTATTTGATTATATGTTTTGTAATACAAACGTCAGTTACGATAATTGTTTTGTGGTTTGGATGCAATAATCATCAAATGATATATTTTATTTAATATGCTATAGCAGTTTCTTGTTGTGATTGGATAACCCAACTTCTCAATTGTTTGAATGGCTTTTTCGCACATTGCTATAAATCTACTAATTTCTTCTATTTTTAGAGACCTTTTTAAAGTCTCTCTAATTTTCCTACGACAATTCGCAACAACATATATATTATTTTTATCTTCATGACCAGCAGGAATGCTGTTCATAATATTCCTGTTTTTTATTATTTTTTCTCCAATTGCTTGTATCTTCAATGATATATGCCGCGCCATTATTTTTAATTTTGGCAAACGAACCTTTTTAAATTGATACAAATCAGGTAAATATTTACTAGTTATCAAAATATTTTTCATATTAGGACTAAACAAGAATTCACCAATAACTCGAACCATGTCTTCTGGCATCGTATTTAATCGCTTCAACACACAATCTTCAACGCGTTTTTCCTGCATATCTCCCTTTTCAATACGCTTCCTTTCTTTTTCCTTTTTATTTACACAAACCTCAACATCTTTTAGTTCAGTTAAAAGTTTACTACGACATTCATTTATCACACCATAAATATGATTTTCCATAACATTCAAATATTGTATTTTGTTCAAGTTGGCTTTTATTAAATTATCAATATCTTCAAAATCCTCTTTGAAATATCTCCACTGCGTTAATCTGTTTTTTAGGTTTATTTCATATAACTTTTTTAATTCATTAGTTAATACGGTTTCAATGGGTGCTTTTCTAGGATATTTGTCGCCAGAAAATCCGTTTTCGTAATTATACTGAATATCTTCTAGCTCATCCATTATTTGTTCTCTTGTTTTATGGCATACAAATAATCAATTTTTTATTAATTAGTAAAATGCTGTAAATCCGTTTTATCTGGTCCGTTTACATGTATAAAAATAGGCCTCGCACCTTTGTATTCATAACCGTCTTCGACGCGCTTGACCAGCGACAAATCAATACCATATGTATTCAAAAAAATACTATTATTATAATCGAGTGCAAAATGGTTGCTAGACATATGTGTCAAAAAACGTTCTGTCCAAAATACTTGGTCATCATCTTTATCAATATACTGGTATTGCGAAATATATTGCTGCAACGCCCATGCTCGACCAATAAAAAGACCACTATTTAAATATGGGAATTCACAATCCTTATATGTATAATATTTTTCATACGATGGCACTGGATTACAAGTAGTTTCACAGCCAAATACAATGGGCCGGTTAAATTCTAAATAACGTTTGACGATTTCCTCATGATTACCAAAATAAAGTACATCGTAAGCATCTGTAAATAAAACAATATCATTATCGAGAACACTTGAACGTAAAACAAAATCACGTACTTCTTTTAATTTAACGCCAAAGTTACCTGTGGCGTTCCATCCAATCGACCTGTTTTCTTGTGCTCCAAGAATAGTAATGCTCTCGCCCTGCTTTTCTATACGTGCTTTTATTCGATTTAAAACTTCATGTGGTTTTGTGGCAACTGTGATATAATGTAAGCGATTTCTCATTTTTATATGCAAGTGCTTTTCCTTTATGTTTATTTAGCTATTTTTTTATATAAGTTTAAAATATAAGATGGCGTCGTTTTACGAAGTAGTACAAAATTATTTGACTCCCTATTATTGGTATTTTTTAATCATTGTTTCTTTTGTAATTTTCGGCTTTTTAGGTAAATACGCATATGATAATTATTATAGCGTTAACTTTGATGCAGGAAATAAAGATTTAAATGACGTAGCTAACGCCAATATGCGTGATAAGGAAGCAAACGTTTATTTTTTCTATGTAGATTGGTGTCCTCACTGTAAGACAGCATTACCAGACTGGATTAAATTTAAAAATCAATACGAGGGTAAATTAGTGAACAACTATACTATAAATTGTATCGATATGAACTGCACCGACGAAAACGAGGAGATAACAGAAGCAATTCAAGAATATAAAATCGAAGGTTATCCCACCATTAAGATGAATAAGGATAACAAAATTATCGATTTTGATGCCAAGATTTCATACACGACCTTAGAAAAGTTTGTTAATATGATGACCCAGCAATAACTCTATTAATCAATAAAAATAGAGTTATTTTTCTTCCAATTCTTCTGTCTTAAGGCAGAAGTTATTGATATAACTATCTATTCCAACTTGAATTAGTCTTAATCGCTCTTCAACTTTGGAACTTGTATTAAATATATCGCTTACCGCAAGTGGTGGACAATCTATAAACATCTCGCGTTTTATATCTATTGGTACTCGATTATTCAATACACGCTCTATCGTTTTATAAAAGATATTAAGCATATAATCAAAAAGGGAAGATTCACTCGTTACGTTATAATTTAATCGAATAATAGATTTGCGACAGAGACCGAATATTTCATCTGGGTCCGCACCATTATTGATACAATAATTAACTGGATAATTGCATACCATACCACCATCACTATAGCATTTATCTTCATTTATATATGGCTGAAACAAAATAGGTAGACAACATGAACAATATACTGCATCTATAATACGCCAATCGGCGTGAGTTTTGTGAGAAAATTCGATAGTTGTAAAATTATTAATATTTACAGCAAAAAAATGCATGTCTATTCCTGTTACTTCATAAAATTCTTTCATGGTTATATTTATTGATATATCTTTACCATTAAACAGAGGTAAATAAATTTCTTCCATAACTTTTACGTCATACATACCACGACTATCAAAAATGGTAAAAACGTTTTGAATATTAAAATTAAAGATATGATGCCATGGACGTTTGATGATATAATCATCAACTACAGACCAGTCGTATTTTAATGCAATAATCAAACCAAATAAAGCACCCGCACTTGTTCCATATATAGACTTTATGTCATCTATGTTCCATAGACCGCGCTTATTGCTTTCTTTTAGAGCACCATAAAATGAGAACCCGGCAACTCCGCCACCGGACATTACAATATGCTTTATTTTTTTTTCTTCTGACTCCTCCATTATTATAGTATTTGATAATTCATTTATGTTTTTTACTGTAAAATTAAATTTATTGCATATATATAGAATGTCCTGTATTTTATTTGCGGATGAAGAAGAAACAAATCGTAAAATAAACATAGACGATTTATACGAAAAGAAGCAGAAAAAAGATTTGAAAACGGTATCTATTTTCAATAAAATATTAAATCGTATTCATAAAAGAATCACAAATACAGCGCGCATAAAGTTAGAAGATAAACATATTTGGTTTGTAGTTCCTGAATATATATTTGGAGAACCATGTTATAGTAAAGGAGACTGCATAGGATATTTAGTGGCAAAATTAGAAGATAACGGTTTTCATGTAAGATATGTTTATCCTAGTAATTTATTTATTAGTTGGCTTCACTGGATTCCTTCCTATGTTAGAACTGAAGTCAAAAAGAAAACGGGAATCGTTCTGGACGAGAAAGGAAACGTTGTTTCGAAAGCAGAAGACGAAGAACAACAAGAAAAGACGGTGAATGAAAAGGGTACAATTAATAAAAATCAAAAACAATATACACCAATAAATAATTATAAACCAACTGGTAATTTGATATATGGAAAAGAAATGTTTGAAAAATTAGAGAAAAGAGTCAACATGTCTTAGCCTTAAAAATTGATTCCATTCCTATCTGTATTACTGAATACAAGAGAATGACAGATTATTCAAAAAAAATAAAAATTCGCGTAAAACTACGTAAAATAAATTACGACGAAAATGTAAATTCCATGGCAGAAATACTTTTAGCTGAACAAAAGCAAGTCAACAAAACTCAGAAGAAGAAAAAAGTTATGAGCAATGAGAACAAATCCAGGCTATGGGAGATATTTGATTCAGATAAAAAAACTTTTCATGATGAATCCAATGATAAAATAGAGTGTCTTTATAGTGCCACTGGTCAACATGATAAATGTTCATCTTGTGGTTCGTTTTTAATAATTATGGACGACGGATTTCCGACTTGTATGAATAAAGAGTGTTGCATTATGTATAAAGATGTTCTCGATTATTCTCCAGAGTGGAGGTTTTATGGAGCTGAAGATAAGAATGCAAACGACCCGACCCGTTGTGGTAATCCAATTAATCCACTTTTGGTAGAATCGTCGTTTGGTTGCAAAGTACTATGTAGTAATAATTCGTCTTATGAAATGAAAAAGATTCGCAAATGGACAGAGTGGCAATCCATGCCACATAAAGAAAAATCGCTTTATGACGAATTTCAATTCATTACAAATATGGCGCAAAACTCCGGAATACCTAAAATATTTATTGATGACGCTATGGTTCTCCATAAAGACATTTCTGAGCAAAAAATGTTTCGTGGCATGAATCGTGATGGTATTAAAGCGGCATCTATATATATTTCTTGTAGATTAAATGGATGCCCCAGAACTGCACACGAAATAGCTGAAATTTTCAAGTTAGATAAAACTAGTGCCACCACTGGTTGTTCTATGGCGGTTAATATTTTGCATAACATAGAACGAAATATGGACCCATCTCAAAAAACGGATTTATGCGTTACCTTACCAAGTTCATTTATTGACCGCTATTGTAGCCGTATGAATTTTAATAAAGAAATGACTATGTTAGCGAAATTTGTAACAAAGAAAATTGAGAAAAATAATATTATTACGGATAATATTCCTCATGCTATTGCGGCTGGAGTTGTATATTTTGTCTCTCAAATTTGTGGACTTAATACAAATAAGATGGATATTAAAAACGTTAGTGGAGTTAGCGAGGTTACTATAAATAAATGTTATAAAAAACTAGAGGGCATAAAAGATTCGCTAGTGCCAAAATCTATTTTAGACAAATATGTTGTTTAGACAAATCCATTGAAATTTTATAGATATATATAATATAATTTATGTCTGATACTTCAGAAAATATTACGGTAGAAATTTCTGAACCCACGGTTCATGATGTTTTTGTAGAAAACGAACCTGAGCCTGAGGCTGAGCATGTTGCTGAGCCTGAGCGTGAGCCTGAGCCTGAGCATGTTGCTGAGCCTGAGCGTGAGCCTGAGCCTGAGCATGTTGCTGAGCCTGAGCCTGAGCCTGAGCCTGAGCATGTTGCTGAGCCTGAGCCCGTTACTGAGCCAGAGCCTGAGCCTGAGCATGTTGCTGAGCCTGAGCATGTTGCTGAGCCTGAGCCCGTTACTGAGCCAGAGCCTGAGCCTGAGCATGTTGCTGAGCCTGAGCCTGAGCCTGAGCATGTTACTGAGCCTGAGCCTGTTGTTGAGCCTGAGCCTGATAATGAAATTACCACTGAAAGCAAAGACCAAGAACTAACTGTCGTAACAATACAATCTAATGCTCCTTCTTCTGAATCAGAATTAATTGAAACAAATGAAGTATCGGTTCCCGACCTACAATTAAAACCTGTCCCAAAATATATTTTTATTGTTCCTTATCGTGACCGTGAACAACAATTGGCTTTTTTCAAAAAACACATGTCTTTTGTTTTAGAAGACATCAAGCCAGATGATTATAAAATATTCTATATTCATCAGTGCGACCAGCGCTCGTTTAATCGTGGCGCCATGAAAAATATTGGTTTTTTATACGTTAAAGATATATATCCGAATGACTATCAAAACATCACACTTGTATTCAATGATATTGATACTATGCCCTATACCAAGAATTTTTTTAACTACGAAACCACTCCTGGAAATGTAAAACACTTTTATGGATTCAGATACTCACTTGGTGGTATAGTATCTATAAAAGCAGGAGATTTTGAGAGAATAAATGGATATCCTAATTTTTGGGCATGGGGCTATGAAGACAATTTATTACAAAAACGCGTTTTAAATAAAGGAATTTTTATTGATAGAAGCCAATATTACCCCTTAATGGACAAAAACATTTTTCAAATGAAGGATGGTCTAGAGAGATTGGTAAATCGTACAGAATTTGACAAATATTTGGGCCTTACACTTGAAGGAATATCTGATATTAAAGGACTCGATTATAATTATGATGATGAAACTGGTATAGTAAATGTAACAAAATTTATAACCGGCACCGAAGATGTAGAAAACCAATCGACCAGATACGATTTGACAAAAGGTAACAGACCTTTCGGATTAGTTCTTCAACAAAGACGTACTCGTGGCATGGGAATGATGTTTCGTTAAAGAAATTGGACAATTCTTTAGAAAAAATTCTAGGTAATAACTGTAGTGAACAAAATATACAATCAATATATAATGAAAGTAAAATCATCATATATTGGGCTGTGTCTCATACTTATTTTTATTATAATTAGTTTTTCAATATTATCTACACCACATATTGAGACTTTTGCTGAGTTAGGTTTTGCTGATGATAACGAAGAATATATTTACCCTACTGTCTATAATAATTTTATTAGTCCAAAGGAAGCAAATTACATTTTAAGTCAAGCTGAACCCAAATTTACAGATAGTGAAACAATTGGTAGTGGTGTAGATACGCAAATTAGAAAAAGCAAAACTGCTTGGTTAAGTAAAAACGACCTAACTATTAAAAATATTATCCAACGAGTATGCGCCATAAATAATTATTCTATTGAAAATGCGGAAGATTTACAAGTTGTTAAATACGGACCAGGTGGTTTTTATAATCCCCATCATGATAGTACAGGCGACGACAATAAAGAAAGCCATGAATTCTTAAAATTAGGAGGACATAGAATTGCTACTATGTTAATTTATTTGAATGACGATTTTGAAGGTGGAGCTACTCGATTTGTGAATTTAGCAAAAGACATAAAACCGCCAAAACATGGCAGTATTTTGTTTTACCCTTTAGATAAATATAACAATAAATGCCATCCTAAAGCTTTACACGCTGGATTACCGTTATCATCTGGACAGAAATATATCGCTAACGTATGGATTCGACAAAAGCCGTTTATTAATACTGTTGATTAATCTTTATTTTTCAATTATTTTATATGTTATGCCAATATCAAATTGACTTTCCCATATTCCGGATATTTTCAGAATAAATTGAGGTAAAGTGATATCACATTCTTTTCTAACACTATAAAGTTTTATATTTCCTGACATTAACTGTTTATATATAGAAACCACCGAATTTTTACTACTTTTGTTTGGATGTGTTTGTTTATAATATTCAATAATTCTATTTTCTATTTTTGACAATTCTTGGATGAGTGCATTATTTATTGATGAATCAGCAACTAGCCGCGCATTATTTTTATTACCAATTTTTTCAATATATTGAATATCCAAAGGCATATACAAATACACACTATTTAATGAAAAATATTCATTTGAGTAAATAATTTTTGAAAAGATTCCGTCCATAATGATATTTTGTTTTGGCTGTAAAAAATACATATATCCTAATTGAAAATTTGAAATATCAAGTATAATATTCATACGATAAATAAATTTGTTTAGATATGTTTATTTGGTTTTGATTAAAAATATAATATATTTCGTATATTATATAGATATGGCCGCTATTTTTTTAAATGATGTAGCCTTTGACAAAAGTAATTTAATTATTAAATGGAAGGGTAAAACGTTTAATCAAATCACAAGTCGTATTCAGATGAATACTCGTGGTCAATCATCTAGTTTAAATAAGAATGAATATTTTCGCGCTCTTCCTATATTATTACCAAGACGTGAGATTGCAACCAATTTTAATTCTAAATCAGTATGTGATAAACGTTTATCATTATCCATTAATGTATTTGACCAGCCAGGTGGAAGCATTATTAATTCATTAGTAACTACGAATAACAATGGTATAATAAATACTATGGATAATTTGTTACCAAATAACAGTTGTGAAGAACCAGGAACATGTCTGGCTTTTGTTTCGCCATCCGAAACAGCAAAACGTCGCGTTAGAAGTGCTGGTATGATAAAACGTCAATTTGATATATCAAAAGGTAATGACAAAACGTATTTTGTTAATAAAGCACAGTATTTGATAAGTCGTAATCTCACGTTTAATCAAAACCAATATAATTATATTCGCTCAGGTAATGCTACGGTTAATCCCGGTGATGCTCTTTCATCGCAAAATTTTTATTCACCACAAGGTCTTAGTCATTGTAAAAAATACCTCTTGCCCACAGACTGTATTTTTTCTTATCAATGGATTTTACCCAACTCAGTTTATGCTTCGCAAGCTGATGGCTATATAATAAGAAACAATAATGTTTTCTATAATTATTATGACGTAAGTATTAAAGCTGGATATTATAATATAGATGAGATTAACAATATATTACATCTTGCTATGTTGAATAATGGTCATTATTTTATAAATAATGCAACAAAATCTAAAGTATTCACTATTTATTTTGCTTACAATCTAATATATAACAAAATTGAATTACATAGTTCAAAAATCGATGCGCTAATTTTTTCTACCACTAATTATACAAAACCTTATTCGCCTGGTTGGGACCCGACCATTTATCCACCAGCATTTAATTTAAATAATTTGGTAGCTTGGCCTATACCTACTGGTGAAACTTTGTCAGGGATTTCATCATTAAAAGACTCGGTGATTCCCGTTGTAAAAATTTACGATAATGCGTTTTCTAATGCTATTGGATTTAGTCCCGGAATTTATCCTACAAATCCTATATCTAATTATTCGGATAGATTAAGCGCTACATATTCACTGAAACAAGATTTAACAAATATTGATAATGTTTCATTGTCTAATTATGGTCCGGGTATCCAACCAATATATAAATCTGTTGCCTATAAACCCAGCAATCCTCAATTTGCCAGTCAAGGTGGTGTTAGTGCTAGTTCTGCAACTCAACGCATTCGTTATAATACAATTACTAATAATACTGCGGTTTACCAAAAAGCTTACGGAACATCTGTTGCCAATGCATTAGCATACGGAGTTCCTGAAAACGGTTATACTATAAAAGATAAAATTGGTTATCCAATGCGCAGCACTCCTAGATTCCCGCCATTATCAACAATTTTGCAGTGCTCTACATGCAATACGTGGGACCATCAAAATTCTACTCAATTAAACTAATTCGATAACATTTACATTAATATCTTCTGTTTTTGCTAATACGTAATGATTAATATACGCATAATGTAATCTCATTAGTAAAGCGACAGCATCCAGAAGCACAAGAGGTGCATAATTAGTGGTCAACTCTGCGTTTTCATTTAATAATGCATATGTGAGAGCTAATATGGTAGCAACCAACATAATCACTTTTTCAGGAACGTTATATATATTTACGTTTTTATTTTTATAATTTGCATATAGTTCTGGTACATAGCATACAAAATATAGAACTGACGCGCTATACATTAAATAATTGGCTACCATTTGTTTATTTATGAATAAATAAACAAAAAACTTTTAAATTTCTTCTGGACAAAACATATTATTTGTAGAGAATACATTAGCGTCAACACCGTTTTTTTTACACCACTGTAAACACTTCTGAATATTTGTTTTAACAAGACCATCTATTTTCTCCTGTTTTTGCTTTATTTCTATGAGCGATGTAGTATAATGTATGTTCTCGATTTGCTGTTGTCCCAATATTGAATTATATTCCTCCAACTTTGAAATAAAATAATAGGATAATGGTATGTTTAAAAAACGATGAATATATTTATTAGATTGAACAGCCAACATTGACTCAAACGTTTTCTCCAAAAATGGATAAAAGTGTTCATGATTTGAGAACAAAAAATCCCTGCATACAATATATTTTTCGGAATTAGCGTACCGACTTGTTTGTGGCTTTATAATATAAACTTTATCATAAAATGAAGACAGAATGTACAAAATATCAATAGTATGTTGCATAAAACTATCAAATATTTTAAGTACAAAAGACCCACCCTTTTTCTGTAGAACGACCGCGTAGCAAACCTGCGCAAAAAGTAATTGACTAATACTAATCTCTTGTTTGTTAAAATCCATAGAAAAATCAAACCCTCCATCTCCTGTAATAAAATCCATTGATGAACCATATTTTCTACGACAATAATCCAAATTGGCCAACGATAAAATGTTACCTGTATTATCCGCACCGCATTCAATATAAACATTCTCATTTTTTTTCAGAAACGAATCGCTTTTCTTCCAACCAGGAATATTGTTATCATTCATTTCATCCAGAATCGTCATACCAATATAGACGTCCTTATTATTTTTACGTACATTACATAGGGCTTCAATAAAGCCACCGGGTCCTTCAGCCAAATGAAAACTTCTAATAGGTTTTATTCCGAAATTCATATTGAATGTATTAAGCATTTCAATCATTTTGAAATAAGACCTGGAAAGAGGCTTGTATACAGATATACTCTTCTTTTTAAAAGGAACTGTTGTGTGAATATATTCATACGGATTCGTATATTTTTTAAATATATCCCATTCGCATTCATGGTCGTCTAATTTCATTTTAATATTGTATAAATAATGAGAAAGTGAATTAGAAATATAAGGTTCTGGCTCTTCATCATTGGACACACATTGTATATATTTATGGATTAAAAAACTAGTTTTGGGTAATAGATAATAAGTCATTTTGTAGATAGTTAAAATAAAAAATACTATTTATATTGTTGTTTGATGATTATTTTATAGCGGCTTTAACGTTGGTTTTTTGATGGTTAGTTTTTTTATCACTGGTTCGACAAGAGGCATTTCGGCTGGCGATTCCTCTTCTGAGAACCTTTCTAAAACTATTTTGGGCTTATTCATCTTACGAACGTTTATTTTAATTGAAGTCGGTACAGTAATCTCTGGGTGCTCTTTTTCTAGCTCCTGAATGTCCTGTGTAATAACTTCTTCGATAGATTCGGCGATTTTATTTTGCTGTTCAATAATCTTAGCTATTTTATCTGTATTTACGTTACGTACCTTCTTAAATATAAAATAACGATTCATAAAAGAGATTTGTTTTTCCTGTTCGGTCATATTCTGTGCTTTACCATATTCAAGGCTGACTCTTTGATTACGTTTTATTTCGTTTTCCAAGTTTGCATAAAGCTCTGAAAACATACCTGCGCTATCTGGCAATCCCATTTTTATGCATTCACTTTTAAAAACAGGTACAAATCCATAATCTTCCATAATTCGCACAACATAGTCAAAATTTACCAAATATTCCTGTAAATACTGATTAATACTTTCTTGATAAACATTAATTGGATAGCCAACGCTTAAATCATCATCAGGAAATCCGGTTTGGTCGTATAATTTAACTATTTCAAATATTTTACGCCCTTCGCTAATAATTATGATGCTTTCTTCTTTTTGTTTATCCTTCAATAAATTAAATACTGTCTTACCATCATAACAAGTCCCGATGAAGTAGCCATTGATGCGAGTACATTCAGCTACATTTTTCAAAAACTCATGAAGCGTCTTTTTACTTTCGAAGAAATAGTGGAACGCAAACTGTACCGAACTAATATGAAATCCTGTTTGTGCGACTCCATAATGTTTATATACACCATGACCCAATGCTCGTTCATCTTTTGGACCAACACCGAAAACCGCATTTGTAATCTCTTTATCCTTTTCAGTTCCAAAAGCTTTACCTGAACGAATGTTCAATGATGAATTACCCGTAACGAAAAGAGCGTCAGGTGTTTCCTTATCCTTGCGTTTTGCGCGCAAATAACGTGCGCAGGCTCCGTCTAATCGATTCTGGATATTATCTTTGAATACGTCGACTCCAAAAACAAAAGACAAATATGCATTTGTCCATTTTGACAAATCACCACCTTTACCAACTGCATAATCAATCAATATGTCTTGCGGATTTGTTACTCCAATGATTAACTTCTTCTTCACATATAAATTATGAAAATCGCGAAGACCTTGCGTGCTCGTTTGTTCATTGGAACGATTATAATATACATCTTCCGTTACTACTTCTTGTGCTATATTTTCGCCTGTGCTAATCATTTGCTCTGTAATCGGATTATGAATGGAATGCCAATTCGCATTAGCAACATGATATGCATTACCGTAGTTTTTCGAACCGGCGTTTAATTCACTAGTTTTATCATAACGTACGCGAAGAGGAACCCAGTTCCATCCATCTTTATTGTTTACTTCATATTTAAACTCTACTATCATATTTTCGTCGAAATACTCTCCTTCTTCGGATACCATGAAAACGTTGTTCCCATCTTGCTTTAGAAGTACATTACAAAATCTTGCATCAGGATTATAAGGATTTGTTGGGCAAAAAGGGACGTGCTTATAATCTTTTGCATATCCAACGACAGGCTCCGGAATTTTTCCATCAATAACATCTTGAAAAGGGTTTACAAAAGCATGTTGTTTATTACGAATATCAAATCCACAATGTAATTCGATTGTTTTGTATTGAATAACATCTTGTACGCCCTGCATATTTTTGCCTTCTTGGAAGATATGATGTACCTCGGGTTTTCCTTTTTTATCGAGTTTATTAATTACTAAGAAATCAATGGTATTAAATGCCGGCGGTTTCCATTTCAAAGAACCCTCCCATGTTATTTTTTCAAGAGGCCCAGCTTTACCTATTTCTTTTGACCCTACGCCACAGTTCGACGGTGTAAAGATAAGACCATCTGTCGTATATTCAAATAAGCCATCGTTTTGTTTTGTTAAAATTTTTGAACAGCATTGAAATATAGATTCACTATCATTACATAGATAAAATTCCTTACATTTTATAATAAAATTAGTGGATTTGGTCTGCTGTGAATTTACTGTCTCTTGTTTATCTGCCATCAACACAGGCTTTACTACATCAATGATTGCGTTCAAAAGGGGGAGGCGAAATTTGTTTTCTTGGTCTCCCATATCTTCAGCAACAAATCCATATTCACGTACATTTATTTTGTTTATAAAATAAAGGTCAAAAGCCGCATAAAGATTAATATACTTACCTGATTTGTCGTATTTAATATGTTCTCCATCAAGAATAGAATTATATACGCGTTTTTCTTTTGAAACTGTCCCTGTGAAAATAACATTCATATTAGTATCAATTAAATAAATTTTACCCTTGTCATTAATAAACAATAATTTACGTTCACCATCCGCCTTATCTGTAACTGTATAGTTATTTCTAATATTTGCTATCGTAGAAGACTTCTTTGGCTCGATTATATTTTCCATTTGTAAAGTGAACGAAGATGGACCAATAAAATCTCTAGACAAGGTTTTACGAGATTGATATTCATCGCCGTGAACTAATTTCATGTACTGGTCAATGACGACCTTCTGTTCATTATATGAAATTGGATATTTTGTCATTTGAAGTCCAGATAAAACAATTCGAATACATTTTCGTAAAGCCGTCATAATAGTTTCAGTAGTATTAAACAGACTTCCTGTTCCAATACGGCTATTGTCCATTTCTAATTCTATTTCATATGTCTCTGGATTCGAAAATACACCAGCCTCTTGTATGGTGTAAGTAGGCATGGGTTTGCGGTGGGTTGTTTTTGAACCTTTTACAATACTAAGGTCTGCAAATATAGGTAAATCTTGATGTCTAAACCGCACGCGATTCATACAGCGGAAAATTTTTAGTGAATTTGACCACTCCGCAATTATATTACGCGCGAGAGGATGATTTGTATGAAACTCTTCTTCGTTCTGATAAGATGCGCGAAAATTATAATCTGCGATATCGACGGCTTTAATTTTTTCTCCGTTTTTTGCTAATGCATTTGTTTTACGAGTAAACTTTAACTTATTAAAGACAGTTGATGGTAGGTCAATTAACTTTTGGATACTGTTGGTCTTACAATATTGTTGTATTAAGTCCGTGCCAACTATTTCTGCTCGAATATTAGACATGGTACGCTCTCCTGTTTGAGGATGTAAATAGTCACTATATACACGTAAAATCTGCGTACCATCTTCATTATCAACTTTAAAACCACATGCATAAAGTTGCTTTACTACATTATCATAGTCAATTTTACTTATAGATTTGGATAATTTTGGGTTAGAACCGAATCGAATTTCGAATTCCGCAGACTTTTTATCCATACGAAAAAGGGGATTGTTTTCTAAATACTGACCTATCATTTTCTCGAATTCCGCCTTAGATTTTGCGCGTGCAGCATCTTCTATTTTTTTAATATCGTCATTTGATTCGTCATCAATAATTGGTTCTTCGTCTTCCTTCTTCATGAATAGTATAATATATAATTAATTCATATATTATTTTAGTAATACAATCAATTTTCTTATGCATAAAAAAAGGCTTTCGCCTCTTTTTATTTTTATTTTTTGTTTTTATAGAAACTAAATCATAATTGTCAACTCTACTTGTTCGTTATTGGCATCTACTGCTCTGATAGTAGATGTTGTCGGTTCGTTCAATGAACTACTGCTATCATACTCTACAGTATTCTTACGTAACACTATATAACGGCGATTATCGAATTTTCTGAACTCGAAACCGTCATAATACCCGTCACATAAGAACTCATGCTTAGCATTTATCGCTGCTCTCACGAGTAGACTGGTTCGATTGTTAAACCAATTACGAAAGAATACACGTGCACTACGTACCTTTCCGTCAACTAGTTCGATATGCGAAACTTCGCCGAGCATAAGTTCGTCCTCGAAGAACGTCGCAAGAGCAGCACTGGTATTGTAACGTAAGTCTCCACGCACTGAACTTAGGTCTTTTGGAACAAAGGGCACGTATATGCTTGTCCATTGTCCCGGTTCAAGTTCAAGTACTCCCTTATTGTAAGAGCTCTTCTCAGAATGTACAATCTTAACATGGTCCATAACCTTTCCGTTTTCAAAATGGTACTGCCCCTTTGACTCTATGGTACGCTGTCCACCGTATTCCAGAGAAATTGGTTCCATCATATCTACAAACGCACTTCTGTATGGTGTTCCATTAGTTGACTTCATATATACAATACGAACAGAGGATACAGGCCCAACCCCAAACTCACTACATATAAACGCAGACACATCGTAGCTGGTTGCCAGCTCTCTAGGTAGAGAGACGATGCGCACTGCGTCAACAAGCAGTGTTTGGCTAGCGGACATGATTGAAATAGCTTATTGAGCCAATAATTTAATCAGATTAAATCAAAGAAAAAGAATTCAATTTTTTTCTTAAAAAAAGTTCTCAATTAACGATTATTCTAATTTATTAATTACTACTGCGAAATAGTGTCAATTTTCTACGTATTTATTTAGATATTGTTATAGTATATAATGGGTCGTAAAAACCATCATTATTCGAGCGACGAGTATTCCAACGACGACAGTTCGTGCGAAAGCTCTCATGTTTGTAGAAAGTGCAGAAAACCTATATGCAATTCGTGCGGTAAAACAAGCTGTAAAAAAATTAGACCAGCGTGTTCTTCCTGCAAGGCAAATGAACCCAAATCTTGTGATAAGGGGAAATGTATTTTTATAACAGTAAACTAAAAATGTGACTGCATACTGTAGTAAGCTGCCTTATTTTTTAGAATATTTTAGTATAATCGAAGTATATATAATTTCGATTATATGCCCAAATCCTGTTCAGATGATGAAGATTGCTCCCGCGAACGTAACCATGACTGTAATAGAGAAAGACGTTGCCGTTCTAATTCTCCCATTAGACGACGTAAGGTATGTAAAGACGGCAAAGATGGTAAAAATGGTCGCAATGGTTTAGATGGCAAAGACGGAAAAGATGGAGAAAACGGTAACCCCGGAAAATCTGGTCGCGATGGTAAAGATGGACGCGACGGCAAAGACGGAGAAAATGGTAAAGATGGTGAGGATGGACGTGACGGACGTGATGGAAAGGACGGAAAAGACGGAAAAGATGGAGAAGATGGTCAGGATGGAGAGGACGGTCGTGATGGCAGAAACGGTAAAGACGGAGAGGACGGTCGTGATGGTAAAAACGGCAAAGATGGTAAAGATGGCTGCGACGGAGTAGACGGAGAGGATGGTTGTGATGGTGAAGACGGAAAACAGGGTTGTGAGGGCCCACCTGGTCCACCTGGTCCCAAGGGTTGTCCTGGTCCAATTGGTCCTAAGGGTCCCATGGGTGCTAATGGACCTCAGGGACCTCAAGGACCCCAGGGCCAAACCGGACCGGAAGGTGACAAAGGAACTAGTGGTGCCACTGGTCCTCAAGGAGCGGCAGGTCCGCCTGGACAAACTGGACAAGACGGAGCTCAAGGTCCCGCAGGACCACCTGGTCCAACGGGACCAATGGGTCAAAAAGGTGACAATGGTCCAGAAGGTGCTACTGGGCCGCCTGGTCCCATTGGTCCGATTGGCCCTACCGGTGTAAAGGGTGATAAAGGATTAACTGGTAGTACTGGCCCTGCTGGACCGGCCGGACCAACTGGACCAACAGGTTCGCAGGGGACTCCAGGCGCAACTGGTCCTTCTGGTCCAGTTGGCCCTATTGGTCCCACAGGAAACACTGGAATACAAGGTTTAACTGGACCAATTGGACCGATTGGACCGATTGGACCGATTGGACCCATTGGACTTCCGTCTATTAGCAATTTCGCCGATTTCTACGGTCTTATGGGCAGTGGATTAGTAAATGATAACCCTGAAGCAATAGAGCCTGGGTCTTCCGTAAATTTTCCTAATCCATCCATAAATCCTTATGGCATAATACAACGTTCTCGTGGAACTAGTAAGAATTCTTTTACTTTACCACCTGGCGGTATTTTTGAAATTACATTTCAAGTGGTATCACAAAATACTGGCGAGCTCGTTGTTGTAATTAATGGACAAGAACAGCTAATGACTGTCGTAGGAAAAAGCGGAGGTGGGCTCTTATTAGGCGTATGTATCATTTCTACGCCTCTTTTGATTGATTCAACCATCAGTATCAATAATCCGTCAACCTCAGACCATGGAGGATTAAAAATAGATAAATCAACTGGAGCACTATCAAAACCTTTGTCTTGTCATCTTATTATTAAACAATTAGCGTAATTTTTATTTCCACACACAAAGCCCATGAACGGCATCATATAATTCCACTTTCGTATATTTTCTATTTTCGTCATAAATAGACAATTTACGCGCCAAATCAATCAATTCCTGTACCTTATAATGCGATGCAGCCCTTATAGGCTTCATATAATTATCCAATACCATATATTTTTCACGCAATTCATTTACTCGACTAGTTGGTATCCACTCAAACTGTGCTCTATATTTTCCATATTTGTCTTTAAATAAAACATACGTATGTCTTTTAAAATCCAGTTGGTCAGCGGTGGCCCAATATTCAAGCATGCAATGACCCTCAGAACCAATCAACATAATATTTATATCATAAAAAACTGTAAGTGCACCAAGAACACTCATACTCGTCTCTTTTTGTGACGTCAAAAGTTCAGATAATATCTCTTGTATTTGAACATTGGTTACTTTATGATTCGTCGACTTAATCCGCGATTTGTTTTCATTAATAAATTTGGCCAAACGCTGTTTTTCCTCTAATTCTTTAACTCCATAATTGTGTCCTATTCTTTCGTATTCTGCTGGCCCATGATGGAGTACATAGAGACACCAAAAAAGAGTATCCTGCTGCCTTGGCTGAAAAAGCTCACCTGTTGGTTCATTAATTGTCTCAATGATGGGCTCAATCGTTTCCTCGACAACGATTGGTTCGCTATAAACAAATTCATCTTTTATTTCTTTGGTCAACATAAATTTTTTATAGAATGAAATATTATAATCATTAAAAATTTTGTTAGGATAATAGGTTAGAGAACTCATCAACTAGTTATATGATAAAAGCATTTCCTCTTTATTATCTTTTTCAATAAAGTACGTGTTCTTAAAATCCTCTTTTTGTTGTTCTGTTGTATTTAATGATTGCTCTTGTTGTTTAGTGTATTGAATGTATTCATTAATTTGGTCAACAACATCCTTATTCAAAAATGAAAGATTAATATAACATCCACTTTTGTTCTCATTTATCTTACACAAATTTTTTGATAAGATTTTGAGAACCTCGATTTGGTGATATTTGTTCATACATTCAATATTTCTTTTTATAGATTCAAGTGCTTCCAATTCCATAATGATTTTTAAGAACCAAAATTCTATATAGTTTTATTTTCTCATTTACTATTATAACTATGGAATTAATAGAAACGTTATTAAAAAAATATTTATACGAAGAACGGTGGTATATCATTATTATTGCAGCCTTTAGCCTTGCTCTTAACTTTTTTCAGGTAAACGGTATTTCTCTTATTACAGCTAATATCATCGAAAGTATACAAAAAAATAAATTGGATATTGCAAAAATGAATTACTTTTATTTTATAGTTGTTACTGTGCTTTTTCTATTCTTTTACCATGGTTATAAATATTATCAAAATTTATTATTTACTAAGTTACCCAACTGGTTAAAACGAGAATTGGTAAAGTTTGTTATTATATCAAATAATGAGAACATTTCTTCAATTAATTTTGCAAAATTAACTACGCCTATTAATCGTATTACTAATTCAATATATGGTGTATTTTATCGTTTGTTGGTACATATGTTTCCTGACATAGTTTTCCTATTTGTTATTAATTTTTATTTCATTTATATGAGTGTTCCGTTTGGAATAGTGTTTTTTATCGCAAACGCATTCCTTTTATTATATATGTTTACGGGTTGGTCTGAAGCGATAGAAAATCGCAAAGAGTACGAGGAACACACAAACATGAACGAAAAATTCCTTATTGACCTATTAAACAACATAGAAAAAATTATATATCGCGGAAAAGGTGCTGACGAAATAAATCGCTATTCTAATCAAAGCGAAACTTCAACCGAAAAGGCTATATCTTTTTATAAAAAAGTGGACGAAAGAGTCCTGATACTTAACATAATTTTGTCTATTACTATTTTCACTTTAATTGGTGGTCTTTTTTATCTTTTTTTAAAAAAACTCATTTCTATTCAAACATTTATAGCGTTTTTCACAATTTTGCTTTTGTATCGTGACCGTATGAGCGGCAATTATGAATCTCTGGTAGATTATATTGAGTTTTTTGGGAAATTAAATTATGTAGCGGATATGTTTACCGAATTAGTTGGAGAATATCAAGAAACCAAAGACAAGGAATATAAGCCGATTGAATTGAATTTTGACAGGATTGAATTTGAGAACATTTCCTATAAATATCCAGGAACAGATACATTGGTTTTTGATAGATTTAACATTGATTTGGATACTAAAGATAAAATAATTGGTATTACAGGTATATCCGGAAAGGGTAAATCTACGCTTGTAAAATTGTTAGTAAAATTATATAGACCACTCGATGGTTCAATATACATTGACAAAGTAAATATTAATGATATTGACCCTAATTATCTACGAAAAAACATCACATATGTGAACCAAAATTCCAAATTGTTTGATATTCGTATTATTGATAATATATTATATGGATGTAACGACCACGATGCATGCAATGGTCATCTAAGTGAAATCATAAAATATCCTAAAATTAAAGAACTATATGATAAACTAGATTTACATAATGGAACAGTAGGTAGTTTGGGCGAAAAACTATCTGGTGGGCAACGCCAAATAACAAATATTATTGGTGGCCTAGTGAATCCATCTAAGATATTAGTTTTGGATGAACCCACAAACGCACTTGACCCTGAATTGAAGAGTGAAATTATAAAACTTATAGTTGATTTCAAAAAACACAAAAAGTGTATCATTATTATTACTCATGATGAAACTGTCTATCCTATTTTTACTGAAAAAATAACCATATAAACAAAAGTTTAATGACAAGTTAACAATTTGTTATTAAAAAAAATATAATGAACAACGTATCACAATTTAGATTAATCCTCTTGAATAGTGATTGGTCGTTTTTGTTCAAGTTGCTGATTTTCCATCAGCTTGGCAATAACACAAATAAACGGGTCATTTAATTCAAAGCGAATACCAATAACACGCACCGTAACTTTCGTGTTCTCCTTTGCTTGACCAAATGCTTTATCGTTATATTGATGGTCGCGTGCTACAAAGATTGTAAGAGGAATGATTCCATCCTCGTCAGTAACTTCTGCGTGAATCCCTGCCTTAGTAATCGTTTTTACAGTACACTCAATTAACATCCCCTCGACTGGGTAACATATCATACATTCGAATACGGTTTCGAAAGTAATTTGGTCCCCGGCTACATCTCCACTTGAATATGTAAGAACTTTTACAGAGTTAGGTTTAATAAAACCCTCGGCAATACAACGCCCCTCTGTAGACTTAGATATCATATTCTCTAAATTTCGTTTTATGTTTTTTCCCACTTGATTTATAGATAACGCAATGCGCTTTGTTAACATAGATTTCATATATACACCATAAATTTGAGGTTTTTGATTCGGCTTTTTGATTGTTGCCATTTACTACTATAATGATATAAAATTATGTTTATATCATTCCAATTCAATTTTTAACTTTATAACAATTAGAATGCTATATTGTTTAATATTGCCTTTTCAGTGTCAAAAAACAAATCCTCTGGCGAATCGCGTAAAATCATTTCCGCAATAACACATAGTCCTATTTTCATCATTTTTTCGCTGTTTTTTGTATCATATGCTTTTGATTTTAATATTTTATTAAGAGTTTTAATAATATCACCTTTGGTTTCATTCTCTAATCTTGACCCAGTATTTCTTTCTACAGATGTATCTTTTACTTTAAAAACTATGTTTTTACTCCTACTAAACATTTGCATAAAACCTATTACCTTATCCTTAAACCCAGAGGCTTTTACTATGTATTTGTCAATGATAAACTGACCTAATTTTTTCTTATCGCTTTGTTTTGCCTCATTCCATATTTTACCGTCTTCTATTGATTGAACGTATATTTTACATACATTTTCATCAGCTAGAATTATACCACGTGTCGATTTGTTTTCAACCAGTTTTTCGTCAAAATATTCTTTTATTAATACTTCGTTCTCATTTTTTGATTTGAAATCGGGTGCATATAAATTTATAACTAACGTTAGTTTATCTACAAATTTAAGGCTGTCTAAATAATGATAATAGACAAATCGTGTTATCTTAGGTATCTCTATTTTATGTATATTAATTAAAATAGGAATAACTTTATTGACGTGTTTATACCAATCTACCTCTCCTTTATCTAGTTCTCCTTGTGGATTTAACGAATACTCCAAATTTGTTTTTAGTTCAGCTAAAATTTCTTCATATGACATTGGTTTTTCTGATTCTTCCTCCTCATCTTCCTCTTGTTCTTCTTCATGTGTTAGCAAATCTGTTTCTACTTTACGAGCACGTTTTACAGGTTCTGGTATTTTAATAACAACTGATTCATGTTTAAAATCGACTGGCGCAGTACGTTCAAATGTAGACGCCGCTTCATCATTGATTTCTATAGGTTGAAATGCATAATATTCACCTTTGTTAATTAAATAACCACGACGACCATACTTATCCAATAAATATTCGCTTTTATCCTCAATAAACTGGGTTATAGTATAATAAATTTGTTCTTTGGGATAAACTTTTACTGCATTAATAAAGTTCTCAATTTGTGACCATTTATAAACGGATTGTTCGCGGAACATCTCACGAATTCTTTTTATAATCATTTCATAATTCGTCTTTACAAATTCTTCTCCGTAGGTATCTTTTATAATATCAGTATCGCTATTTATTTCTTGATTTGGAGAACATGTAAAAGAGCAATTATCCATATAATCACATACATTAGTGAATGGTTTGTCTCCAATTTGATAATCTACTGTTTTTTTACTAGCTAAATTTATCTTTGTGTTCGCGTTCTCTGCTATGGCAAGAAATTTCTCTACAGTGAAATTTGTTTGTCCTATATTCAACAAACAATCTACTGCTGTTTCTTTTAGTAATCTAGTAACTTGCCCAATTTGTTTTGTCTTCTTCTCGGCTAGTCGATAAACGTATAAATCAGCTGGTTCTATGTCATTTTTAGGTTGTGTTCCGTGCAAATAAATTTCAACGTTTCTCTCTTCGAATGGTAAAGAGCAATGGCTCAAATTGCGAACGCCGCGACCCACAATTTGCTCTATGCGATTCATATTATACCAAGGCTCCAAAATATGTATTTGTCGAATACATTTAAAATCTAATCCCTCAGATGCCGCTTTTGAAATTAAAATAACTTTTACTAGGCTTCCGTCGCTATTTTCGGGACTAGTAATATATTTCATGTCTTCGCCATTGTTTGGGGAAAAATATTTATCTCCCGTAATCATTACGTATTTTGCTGGTTTAAACGACTCAGTATATTCGCTCCTTGGTAATAATGATAGCGCATCAACTGGCTCAGTTGGAGGTGTTTTAAATAAATTCCTTGTATGTTGCGCTGTTCCAAAACGACTAAATCCCAATTCCTCTAGAGCTAGTGCTAATGGCACAGCTCCTCCGTCAATATATTGCGAATATACTAATATGATACCGTTTGAATTCATAATACAATTGCATATTTTGGATATTTTACTACTGTAATTACTTATTTTGTCAGATGAAAATATAGGCCCGTACGATTCAAGAACGTTTGGTTTATATTCAAAATCATAACGCAGTGGTGGTCCTTCAGATGTTTTATAATTTACGATTTGTGATAAACCCCGTTTCCCAATCATATCGTCAATAATTAATTTTCCTTCTTCACTAGATATTTCGGGTTGGTTTATTTTTAAAGCATTTGCTTCGGAACCTTGTTCGGCTTCTTTTTGTAAAATGATAGCATCTAGTCGAGTATTAGGATAAACAATATTTAATGCTTCAAGTGGCACTAACAATAAAGTATATCCAAAACTTTCCATGTTCTCAAAAGAAGGCATATTTATTTCTAATCCATAGGCGTTTGTTTTATTGAAAGATTTCGTCATTAAATAATTCATAATAAATTCATATCCATAACCTTGATATTGTCCAATTTGGCTAATGTAGACTGGCGTGGATTGAATAGGAATTTCGATTGGCTTATTGTTCATTTGAACTCTAGGGTATGTAATTTCACTGATTAAACTCTCTGGTGCAAACATATCAGGATATGCACGAATCGGAAAAGTATATGGATTTTCACCACGCACATAGGAAACATAGCCAGTCAGTTTTCTCACCAAAATGTCTCTTCCTCCCTCAATAATACGTCCATCATCAAGCTTTTTTTCCTCTTTAAAATTACCCTCTTTGTCAAATATATCGTTTACTGACACAGTAGCTCGTTTATCATTTAAATTAATAAGATTTAATAACCATACTATTTCCTTATAAGAATTATACATGGGTGTTGCTGAAAGTAATAAAAGGCGCATATTATCAGAATGTCTAGCTACTGTCATCAATAATTCTGCTGTGCGCTTCTCTTTATTTTCATCCGTGATACGTATATTATGAACCTCGTCAATAATGATGAGACGATTATTAAAATTCTTTTTTATTTTTTTAATTTCAATTGCTTTTTTCTCTTTTTGGGTGAACCCATTATCCTGCGAAATATTTGTAACCTTGCTAATATAATTTGCTAGTTCTCCGTATCCCATAAATACATAATATTGATGAATAAGACCGTTTATTTCAGAAACTACGCGTTCTCGTGTGAGTCCCTTTAAACTAGTTGGATTGATTTCACGTAATAGCAAATTACCAACACAAGTATCCAAATTCCATAAGCCGTTGATTTCTTTTAGTTTCTTATCATTAAATAATTGTGTACGGAAATTTACCTGTACATTTGGAGAAGCGACAATCATGATTTTTTGTGTTACACCTACTTGTTTTAGATAAGCGCGCATTTCTTCAGCAACACCAATTGCGCTGCATGTTTTGCCTGTACCCAAAGAGTGATATAATAATAAACTATTATAAGGTGTTTGGAACGAAAGGAAATTTTTCACAAATAGTTGATGTGGCATAAGTTCAAACTCGGCATTACACATGATTTCAGCCTGTTTTTTGACATCATAAATGGTACCATCATATTTAGTATCATTAAATTCCTTACGCTTTGCGATTTTAATATTAAAATTGGGGTCATTCAAATGAGGATACAAAAAGTCGTATTCTACATTTTCTTTGTTTGCCTCAAATTCTTTTCGCTCTTTTTCTAATAAAGGGTTTCTAGTTTCTGTTTGATACAAAGATGTCTCCTCAACTACTGGTTCTGCTTCTGATGGTGGTTCTGATGGAGAACTTATTTCATTGGTCGCTGGCGTAAAAATAGGCTCACTTATTGGTTTTGCTACAGTAAGTTCTATTGTGGGTTCCTCTTTTATGGGTTCTTCTGCCTTAAATTTTGGTTTTATTTTTTTATAAACAGGTTCGCAAGTGCCAGTCTCTTTGTTTTTTTGTTGTCCTTCTATACAATTTTCTTCGAATGGTTCAGGGGGTGCATTTTCTACCGGTTCATTAGGACTAAAAGCACGAATAATTGATTCAAAAAAAGGTACAGTCTCTTTTACTATAACTGGCTCTACATCCAACGCACCTTCTTTTATCGGAGCAACGGGCTCTTGTTTTAATATACTATTACTAACTGATTTCGACTTTGGTTCTTCTGTTGATGGGAAATATCGAGCATAATATTCATGATAATATAAATTAATAAAATCCTTTATTCCCAATAAGCGATTCGTTTTACCTTTATCTGCGTATTCAATACCTGTCATAAGTTCGGAATTGTGTCTCATTTTTCTACCAGCTATTTTATTTCCGCGATATGTGCCAGACGTATTTGTATGATTTGTTCTAAATTTTTCTATTCCAGTTATTTCCGCAAAGATATAAGATAGTGCACGGCGGTCAATCTTTTTGTTATTAATAAAAACTTGATACATTTCCGATACCTTACCTGTGGTTTTTGTTCTCCCTGTTTCTTTTGGTTCAGTAACACGAACAGCATCATTACCATCACGAATACCAATAAGTATTTCCTTTATTAAATCAACCGCCCTTTGTCTTTCTTTTGTTTCTTCTGATTCGTTTAAAGTAGGCAAATCATTTATGCCGCCGACATGTCTATATGTTTTATTTTTATGATTATGATTTCTATATTTTTTTGAATACATTATATATAAAATGTAATATATTTTCGAATGGTTAAATTTACTTATTAGTCCATTGAACATTCAAATTGTCCAATTTTTGGTAATTCACCAGTAAAATGACTACGTTACCATAAAACTTATTTATGATAGATATAGATTAACAAAAAACACACTATAATAAACACTGCATATAACAAATGTTTTTTCAAATGCAGTGTTTCCGTAATCTTCGTTATTCTGGGTTTATATTCCGATTTATATTTATCTAAAGCCACAGCTAATGACAATTCTTCCTTTCCTAATAATGCATTAATTTTATTATGCATAAAAATTGTCCACCTTAGAAATGATTCTCGACTATCCAGATATGGAGTAACCGGATATTTATCTAATAACCGACTAAATTTATCGCCTATTTCACCGTCGGGTATAAATAAAGGAAAATTTTGAATTAAATCATAATATTTACGTTTTGTCACTTGATTTGGCCATAATGGATACGACTCAGCTACCGTGTGTAAAAAAAACCAATAGTGAGGCCCCAAACATCAGGACTAAACTTCATTCAATATAATAAATATATAAAGATTGTTTATAATAATATTATAACGATAAAGCAAATATAAAATGAATGATAATTATTGCAATAATTGCGGAAAATCTGGGCATGTATTTCATCAATGTAAAATGCCAATCACTAGTATTGGAATAATAGTGTTTCGATGTAAACAAGATGAAATAGAATATTTAATGATTTGTAGAAAAGACACACTTGGATTAATTGATTTTATGCGCGGTAAATATTCGGTTTATAATAAACCATACGTATTAAACATGATGAAACAAATGACTGATTATGAAAAGGAATGTTTAAACTCACTTGATTTTAATGAATTATGGAAGCATATTTGGGGTAATGAAGAAATATCAAATCAATACAAAATCGAGGAGGTGATATCCAGAGAAAAATTCACATCACTCAAAAACGGAATATTAAATAAAAATGATTTTTATACACTCCATGATATTATTGAAGAGAGTAATTCATACGACAAATGGAGTGAACCCGAATGGGGTTTCCCAAAGGGTCGACGTAATTATCAAGAAAAAGATATTGAATGTGCTTTACGGGAATTCGAAGAGGAAACTGGCTTTAAATCTATAAAATTTATTGAAAATCTATTACCCTACGAGGAGATTTTTACTGGTTCTAACTTTAAATCCTATAAACACAAATATTTTATAGGGTATATGGAACATTCAGACACACTTACTATTGGAAATTTCGAGAGGTCGGAAGTAAGTAAAATGGAATGGCTTAGTTATGATAAATGTCTTGAACGTATAAGACCCTATAATTTAGAAAAAAAAAGAACCCTTTTAAACATTCATTCTACATTAACCAAATATAAACTCCTATAATTTTCTCACATAATTATAATGAGGTTTGAAATACTTTTAATCGCAATAACAGCATTTGTTGTAGCCAACATATATACGGAAGGCAAATATATAAAAACTTTATATTCGTGGAAAAAATATTACCAAATGGCCGGGGTTGTTTTTGGTGCGCTTATGATTTATTGGTTAATAAAAAAAAATCCTGCACAGGCAGGACAAATATTGAATGCATCAAATGATTATGTAAAATATTTACCTGTTGATAAAAATACGAGTAGTATAATATCTCCAATTTTGGACTTTACATCAAGACAGCAATTTTCAGACAATGGAACATCATATGGCGGACAACCAATCATCGACCCAAGGCAAAAATCATCCGAAACCAAATTAATGGCATCTGGGAAAGGAAGCACAAAACGTTCTGTAAGTGAAACAAAAAAGAAATTCATAGCATCAAATCAAAATTGGCAATGTGGAAACTGTGGAAAACAATTAAATGCATGGTTTGAAGTAGACCATAAAATAAGATTGGAATATGGAGGCACAAATCATGTAGACAATTTAGTCGCTTTATGTAGAGAGTGTCATGGCGAAAAAACGGCTATGGAAAATTTATAATGTATAATATATAAAGGTAATTATGAATACACCATCTACAACATCTAATTCATATATGGCTTACGGATTATATTTTTTTGGATATCTAATAATATTAATATCTGTGGTACTATACTTTGGATATACTGATAATTCGAAAGCATTTAATTACTCTACGTTAGGATTTTTGATATTAACGCTTGTTATTTTGATTGTAACGTTTTATTACTTTTATCCATTCATGAAAAATAAAAGTGTAGATATGAGCCTAACCATTATAATGGCAGCGTTGATAACTTTTGCGTCAACAATATCATGGGTTTTTTTGACAATTGACCAAAATAATCTAGAGAAATTAGGTGTGGTGTTTTTGTTCATATTTGTAGCGTTACTCATCGTTGGACTAGCTATGATTTTTTATATTTTTGGTGATTTTTTAAAACAAAGACGTGGTATAAGTGGGCTTATTATTAATTTTATATTTTATATTCCCTGTATTTTATTAGACTTAATTGAATTCATAAAACGCGAAATGCATCTCACGACGAAAACTGAATATATTCTATTGCTATCAGAACTAGTATTAATCATAGGATATTTCTTTGCTATACCTTTAATCAACTCGACTCTTGCCTCTGTAACCGTTTATTTATTAAAAAAACCGGTTTTTTTAAATAAACAAACCGTCTTATTAAAAGATACCAATTCACTTGCTATTCAGAAGGACACCAATTTGTCTTATGATATTAATGCGAATATATATAATATGACTTATGCACCAAACACTTCTGCTGGTCCTAAACAATATGAGCCAGTCGATATATCAGCTCATTTATATAGCTCTAATTTTGCAATTTCAATGTGGATATATTTGAACGTACAGACCAGAGAATTTTCGGTTGACCAAAAAGGAAATTCTTATGAAGCAAATATATTTTCATACGGTACAGGAAAACCACGAATCAATTATACTAATGACATAAATGATGCTAATCATAGAGACAAATATAATTTTTATTTCACAGATTCAGCGACAACGCCAAATTATCAAATGACTTTACCAAACCAAAAATGGAACAATGTGGTATTTAATTATTCGGCGAATAAAGTTGATTTGTTTATTAACGGTAATTTAGAGACCACCTTTCATTTTGACGGAACAAATAAATATCCTCATTACAATGAAACTGACAATATTACGGTTGGCCAAAATAGTAAAGGATTACTCGGCGCAATATGTAACGTAGTTTACTATAAAACTAATTTAATGAATAATCAAATAGTAAATGATTATAATTTTTTAATGTTGAAGAATCCACCGGTTGCTCAAATATAGTTTACGCATAGATTCGTTTTCTTTTATTTCTTCGTTGGTTTAAATTAATTTGTTCCGTTATTTTATATATAAATGAGTATTACAGTTATCGCTTTAGGAATTTTATTATTGGTATTAATATATGTTTTGTATTTATATTTAACTCCGAATTATGTATCTTTAATTAACTCCGCATCATTACTGTCAAATACACCCCCCCTGACAGGAATAGATATGCCTAATTCACCAAGATACGCTTATGGACTTTGGTTATACGTCAATTCTTGGAATAATACTTCTGAAAATAAATACATTTTTACGCGAAACAATAATATTCAACTTTATTTAGATAAGACGCAATTGAATCTTTACCTCGATGTTTATATGAATACTGGAACCGGAGTTGGTGCGTGGTTGTCTTCGATTAAGGCGCCCATTTTAATTACAGATAATTATCCTATTCAGAAATGGTGTTATATTGTAATAAGCGTAGATAGCGCATTTATAGACTGTTATTTAGACGGAAAATTAATATTATCGCAAAAAACTTATCTCCCTAATCCTAATAGTGGTTCTGCTCTAACCAACGTTTATCCTGCTATGCCACCTGATATTGGTCAAAGTTCCAGTGTAAATAGTGGAAATAGTATGGGTAGTGGAGCAAATATTATTTTAGGAGGAACAGATAGCGGTGGTGTTTCACAGCCAACCTATACTAATTTTGACGCAGCAGTAAATAAATTTATGCGTTGGTCTACCCCTGTAAATCCACAAATCGTTTGGGATACATACATAGCTGGAAATGGTTCATCTAATGGTATAATGTCGAGTTTTTCTTCTTATAACGCCAAATTAGATATATTGAAAAATCATGCTGCTTATACATCATTTTCTTTATTTTAGTAATTTTTATTGAATAGTTATATGTTACTAATATATAACTATGAACCAAGAACCCGTAATTAATCAAACTAATAATATATTAAATCAGGGTATTCAGGGAGTATCGGACGCAATTAGCAGTGTCAAAAATCAGGTTTCTGCTGCTTTTAATGATTTTTCTAGTCAACCAAATGCATCTAGCGAATTTAGTTATTCTAACACCATTATAGCTAAGTTTGCATTTTTACTATTGGTTATTATATTGTTTATGTATTTTATAAATTTAGGCATAAATTTGATATCATATTATATCTCTCCGGGTAGTAATCCTTATTTAATTCGTGGTATTCAACAAGGCACTTTTCCTTTACAGATACCCCAGAATCCCAATGCAACGGGCTCGATTACATTGATGCGGTCTAATAACGAATCAACTGGTGCTGAATTCACTTGGTCTATTTGGTTATATATTGATGATTTGACTTTGTCGAATTCCAAATCTTATCAACATATTTTCAACAAAGGTGATGCTCCTTCTAGTGCAAATAATGGTATTTCGTTAGTTAATAATGCTCCCGGTCTTTATTTAGGTAATGGGGGCGACAATTCTAAGCCTATTAATACATTACATATCATTATGGATACAGTTGGTGTCGCGGTAAAGTCTAATAATAATAATTCGACTACACCAACTTCTAGCGGAATGAAGAATGAGACATTAAATAATGGATTCATGAACCCATCTCCTGGTACAATCGATATTCCCAACGTTCCTCTTAAAAAATGGTTTCATGTCGCAATACGTTTAGAGAATTCAATTTTGGACGTCTATGTCAACGGAACCATAGATCAACGCCAAATTTTAAGTAACGTTCCAAAACAGAATTATTTTGATGTTTTTGTTTGTCAAAATGGTGGGTTTCAAGGAAGTTTATCAGATTTGCGCTATTTCAATAGTGCGCTAAATGTATTTCAAATCAACACTATTGTATCCAAGGGACCTAATATGGAAACTAGTAGTCAGTATGCAACTGAAACCCGATTAAAAGATTATCATTATTTATCATCTTTGTGGTACCCAATTTAATGGACAAAAATAATATACATCGAATATGTATATTATTAAATGGCAAATATAGATTTATCCTTAGGTATCATATGTGCACAGCTAAAAAAAAAACGGTCATTTGCAAGTATATTAGCTCTTAACCTTCCTGTTCGATATACGCCTACCAATCCATATCTTCAATATCCGCAGTACAAAAAATTCGATTTTGATATGCGCAGAAAAGCTGAAATCTTACAATACAAAAAAAGTTCTAGTCAGTCTAATCCAACTCTAACAAAAGCACAACAATATTCAAAATTGGTGAATGCAGCTGGTACTTCTAACGGTAAATTTAACAATACTATTTTATATCAAAGTGATGCTTCTGGTAATGTTACTACAATTGTAGTAAAGTATCCGGATACATATAGCGTATCTCAAGTAATAGCTGGTTATGACCCGTTCGATAATCCACGTTATATTGATGTATATAATATTATTCCCGGAAGAAGATTACAGCCTTGCCCTGATAATTATCCGACCCCTACTAGTTCATCAGGAGTTCCGGGACCTATTATGAATTTATATTACGATGCAAATGTGCCACTTGTATATTACAACACCAATTTCCAGTCCTATGGAATAACTAATCCAAATAATAAAGACCCTTGGAATGTTGTGACAAATAATGATATCTTCTTTTCTGATACAATATCAAATTTATTTATGAATTTGATTATTAATAATGCTATCAATAAATATGCTTATAGTTATACGATTCAAACGCCAATTAGTATTTATTTTACAGCAACAGTTAATAGTGACATTCCTGACGGCCTTATAAATTTACCAAACAATGCAATAAATATTGACACAATCAATGTTTTTACTTATTATAACGGTAAACAAATCACTTATCAAACACAACCTATTATTAGTTTGAATAATGATGAAACTATACAATTTGATATTGCATTAAATAAACGCTTTGTATCACAGCAGTCATATAATGATAAAGGATTATTGGTTGATACATCATATTATAATAATACAATTACCGGAAGATACTTTTTAGGTAATCTGAAAATTTCTGGTTTATACTTACTTACCTCGCCCAGTTATATTTATGATATTAAACTTAATTTTTTTATGAATATAAATATGAATGCTCTTTTTTATAGTTATTTCAGTAACATGACGGTTGGTGTATATTGTAATGTAAGTTCGGATTATTATTCTACCGTAGCTAAAAATATTACTCTTCGCAATAATACGACATATCAATTACAATCGTTTGCTTTCTCTGGCTCATGAATTTCTATAAACATATTAAAAAAATCATTAGAATAACTTTTCAAATCATAATTAAGCTCATCGACTTTATTGATTATTGTATAAGCCATATATTCAAGCTGATTTAAATACTCTTTTGCAAGATTAATATATATTTCATAAATGAGAGTATCGTGTTTTTTTATTTTTGAAAAAAATGTAAAGAACTCAGTAGGTCTAAGCATAAAAACATTGTTTTGTTCTTTTCTTATAGTATAAAAACTTAATTCAATTGCGTTTAACATGGCTACGATTTCTTTAAAAACAGTGTTAATCTTTTGATTATATGGAACATCCGACGAAATTATATCTCGTAACGTTCTTAAATATAAAATTACATTTTGGTCAAATTCAAATTCTTCACCATTGATGCTATAGACACCTATCGTCCTTTTTTGAAGTTGTATATTTAAAAACTTATGCTTGGCTGATTTAAATTCATCAGAGCACGTCGTTTTGTTTTCGCAAATCGTGTAAATATATTCCAAAGTTTTATGATTTGGAGAAAAATTCATTATTGATATAATGAATTTTTTTGTTTATATTTGTTTGTAAAGCATTTATTTCTGTATGGGATTCGAAGATACTAATGTTTCAACGTTTGTTTCAATATATGGCGAAGTATTTAAAAATGTATCAAAATTTTCTTTTTTAGTCTGTTGCATTATTATTTCACCTGCGTCTTTTCCTGAATCCCCGACTACTTCTATTCCTACTTTTGCTACATTTTCAGCCTCTGATGCAGTATATTTTATAGCGGAGCCAAAGCTATAGCCAAACATATCTAAAACGTTACGAAAAATAGGAGCAAATATATCTATTATAGAGTCAATTATTCTACTACCCATACCCAATACATTTATTCCTAAAAGAGAAAGAATAAACAGCCCTAAAAGCATGATAATAATTGTATTCTTATATTCAACAGTACTAGAATCTTCGCAAGTTGTAAATATTTTTTTTGGTTGGGTTTCCATTTTACTATATCATATTATTTTTATAATGGCGAATGTTCGTTTAAATATAAAATATAATTTATATACTGATTTTAATGGGTATCTTTAACTACATCGACACGTTTTTTTTTATTAGTTTAGGAATAACTTTCATTTTAATATTACTGCTCGTGTTTCATTTTAAGCAGCGCATATCGGATATTGAGGAAAAAAGTGAAACCATGTTTTTAATTATAAATGATATAGTAAAGGAGCTCTCGTCCGTAAAACAAAATTGTTGTATCCAGTTAAGTGATAACAAACCAATTAATTTATGTTGTATGCCTCCTGTTAATGTAATGAGACAAGAAAAAATTATTGTTTCTGACGAGGAGCTAGACGATGATGAGGATGATGATGATGATGATGATGATGATTATGATGAGGATGATGATGAGGATGATGAAAATCCACCACCCTTAAATATTACCGAAGACCCTAATTTGAAAATCATAACTGTCGATATTGATGAAACTGTTCAGTTGTTAGATAATGAAGAACAAGAAACGGTAAATATTGAAACAGTAAATTTACTTGTAGAAAAAATAGAAGGCGAAAGTGAAACCGTTATAAATGAACCAACACTGGATACATCCAAAGATATTTATCGGAAAATGACCTTACCTGCTCTCAAAGCTTGTGTAATTACGAAGGGGCTTTCTACTGACCCCAGTAAAATGAAGAAGAATGAATTGTTAAAATTATTAGAAGCGAATGAAGAGTAAATAAAAAATATAATCGTATATTATAAATGTCTTATTCTTCATTTAATCAAGCAGAATGTGTCAAGAGCGCGTTTCCAACTATAAAAGAAACTGTTCCAAAATCATCTTTAGGCTATAATACAAATAATAAATATCCTGAATTTCCGCCGTTGATGGCTGACGGAAGAGCAGTTACTGCATCTTACCAACCTGAGTCGGTTATTAATAATGATATTATTATGCAGAATAATATAAAGTCGAATTGGGAATATAGACAATATTTAATCAAAAATGCTGAGAAAATATTAGAGCAAAATTTCCGTGATGCGTGTAACGACTCTGGAAGCTATGTAAAATCGTACGAAATTCATAATAGTGCAAACGTATTAAAGGACCCCATGTCTAGCCCTCATATTTATGGCGCTACGAATATGAACGAAAGTCCTTTTGGTTATAGTTCAAGTGACCTTAAAACTAATTATTTATCACGAGAACAATTGACAGAATCAAAGGGGGTCAATGAATCGTTAGCTTAATTAAAATAAAATAAATTCATATCAAAAGTAATGAAACTCCTTAGTTTTGATATTGGTATTAAAAATATGGCCCTATGCTGTTTTGATATTTCTGGGCAAGATGTTACAATTCTCGATTGGACAGTTCTTAATTTGTTAGAAGAAGAAGCACCAAAGCAGTTTTGTAGTTGTTTGCTGAAACCCAAGAAAGGCACAGTCACTTCATGTAATAAAATAGCCAAATACCGGAAAAATGAGACTCTATATTGTGAAAAACACGCCAACTCGAATAAGGACTATTTGATTCCTTTCAAAGAATGTTCTCAAACATCGCTAAAAAAATTAAAGGTTGATGAACTAAAGGTTGTTTGTAATAAATATGCAGTTCCCTCTAATTTATCCACTAAAAAGGCAATATTAGAAACCCTCGATAATTATTTTGCGCGAATGTGTTACGAACCAATACAAATAAAGAAACGTGTCGGGGCAGGTGATACTGATTTAGTAACCATTGGTAAAAATATGAAAAAGTTATTTGACGAAATCGAGAACATTCAACTACCTGATATTGTCATAATCGAGAACCAAATATCACCTATTGCAAATCGTATGAAAACTATACAGGGTATGGTTGCGCAGTATTTTATTATGAAAGATTCGGATGTACAAATAGATTTTGTATCCTCTGCTAACAAACTAAAGGACTTTAAGCCATTAGAAAACACACTTCGCTGTGAACCTGATGAAAAAACTTACCAAAAAAATAAGAAAAATGGTGTAGAATATTGTTTTGAAATATTAAATTCGAGAACATCATTTGATACATGGAAACATGTATTAAACACAAAAAAAAAGGACGATTTGGCAGATTGTTTTCTACAAGGTATTTGGTTTATGAACAATAAATTGAATATTATGCGGAGAACTTAAAAATAAATATTGTAATATTAACATAATGGAAGTCATAGATATTGGATTGAATGATTTAGAACCTATTTCTTTAAGTTTTAACGACGGCCCTCCTTCAAAAGCTGTAAATTTTGGGCCAGGAATAGAGTTACTAATGAATGATAAAAAAAAATCACCGTCAAGCGGTGGTGTAGATTTAGGAGATTTGAATAATTTAGAAAATGAGCTCAATGAATTATCCGGTGCTAGTGAGTCTAACAAATCAACTGGTGAGTCTAAGACACTTAGTGGTTTTGCATCTAATCTTTTTGGTTTTGGCGGTCCTGATAGTAAACCAGAAAATAATGATTCGAAGTTGGGCTCAGCTACTTCGGAGAACGCCGGAAATACTAAAACTTGGGACGGATTTTCGAAATTAAACGAGGTACCTTTAAACGATGAGCCCCGTGCTTCCGCAAAGTTAAATGATAGAGAGAAGCGTAGAAAAAAGCGTGCAATGATTAAAAAGTTAGAAGAGTGGCATGAAAAGGGCTTGATTAAGCATAGTTCTCATTTTAACATGGATTCAAATTTTGAAGAGGTAGAAGATGAATATGAAACTGCACTAGAGGATAAGCGTAAAAAGGATAGCGTAAAATTACAAGGTTGGTGGTTTATGACCTTTGTTAATTCAGTAGAGTACGCCAATGCCGCCTTCAATCCTTTTGATATTAATCTGGATGGCTGGGGTGAACAGGTCAACGAAGATATCGATAGTTATGAGGAGATTTTTTCTGAATTACACGAGAAATACAAGGGTGGTAAGTTAGCGCCAGAGCTTTCACTACTTCTACGTCTTGGATTTAGTGCGGCTGTAGTAAATTTCACAAACAAAGCATTATCTACAAGTGTACCTGGATTTAATGATGTGATTCGTCAAAGCCCTGAGCTTATGAAGGCATTTACTAGCGCGACGGTAAATTCTATGAGTCAACAATCACCCGGTTTTGCATTTGCTAACAATTTGATGCAAGAGCAGGCTAATCGTCCACGCGGTCCACCACCTCCTCCTCCAGTTGAAACAAAGTTTCAATCTCCCACTCCTAGACCTAATATGACATTTACTGAAGCCCCGGGTAATCGTCAAGATATTAATGCCGCTAGAGGCGCAATGTTTAGAGAGCAGGGTGTTGAAATTAATAATTTCAAAGGATTAAATGAGCAAAATGAACCCATGCGTGCTCCGCCAATTCAACCAATAAGTAGGCCCGAGATGAGAGGACCCCAAAATACCGATATTGACAATATTTTATCTGGTCTCAAACCACGAACAGTTGATATTCGCGACGAAGAAAACGAGTCGACAATTTCTCTTAGTTCACTAAAGGATATGGAAAATAATACTATGCCCAAAAAGTCACGTAGAAAACCTCGTTCTGATAAAAATACTGTTTCGTTAGACATTTGATAATAATATTTAAAACAATGATTTAAATATTAGTTTATGATTTTAATATAATGTTTGCGTTCTTTAATTCTATCAGTCAAACTATTGAGATATTGAAAACCATTTGTATAGCATACATTAAGATTGGTTCTCAAAAAGTTGTTCAATATGCCAAAAATTTCGATGCCGAACACGAAGCGTTCCGGGCCTGCTTTTGTGTAAATATGTGTAAAGTATTTGTTCAAAATAAACTTGTTTATTTGTACAATCATAATAAGTTCGTTAATAAATATGTTGATTTGGCTGATTATGGTGCCAATTTTTTATATGCGATTCTACAATACCGTAGAATAGAACCCAATGTCAAGTCGTGGACATGCGTATCTGCTTTGGTAAAGTACTATTATACATATAATAAATATGTTTATACATACAATGAAGTTTACAACTCCAATTCACTCATTAATTTGGAGGATTATAAGGAGTCATTACAAACCGTTAAAGAGATAGTAAAATCGGATAATGCTATTGCGGAATGTTTAATAACAATTAAAATTGATGGAAAATACGTACATAGATTATGTAATCCATCTACAATATTAAACGATTCTTATATAACAAATATACTTTTAGAACCATCTAATGTTAGATTCTTAAGTATAGAATATCATGCTTCTGATTGTTCGTATGCTCAAGTTCTCGAAATTGATAAGAATGAATTGTTAATTAATAATGAAATTCTATCGGCTTCATATATTAAGCGCGCGCTTGAATATCAAATTCCTTATCATAGGTTTAATAATAAATATACCATTTTATTGATGGATAATAATTTAAAGACGGTCTCATTGAGAGAGGGAGAATATATAGTATTACATAAAAATTATTATTCTATTATGGGTGAAGAAGGATTACGTGAAAATATAATTCAAGAATAACTTGCGAATGAATAAGATAAAATGATTTAAAAACTATTGGCGATAAAGTAATACGGTAGCATCCCCTCGCATGGAAACATTGAGCGTATCAAAGCCACTAAATTGTTTGAATGATAAATGGGATTTATATTACCATTTACCACACGATAAAAATTGGGATTTGTCGGGTTATACGTCGATTATGAAATCCATTGATACGGTTGAGAAGGTAGTTTCATTAAATGAAACTATTACGGAACACGTGGTTAAGAATTGTATGTTCTTTGTTATGCGTAATGGTATTACGCCCATGTGGGAGGATGCTAGGAATCGCAACGGTGGTTGCTTTTCTTATAAAGTAATTAATAAGCAAGTAGGAGAAGTGTGGAAAAACCTGTTTTATATGTTATGTGGTGAAAATTTATGCATAAAAGAAGAGCTTAATAAGCATATTAATGGTATCACAATATCTCCAAAGAAGAATTTTTGTATTATAAAAATATGGTTAGATATTTCGACTTATCAAGACCCAAATATAATTAATGACGTACCTAATTTATCAAAAAATGGTTGTTTATTCAAAAAACATGAACCAGAATTTTAATATATTTTATTTTTATAAAATATATGAAGAAGAAAGTTATTTATGCGATTGTTGCGATAGTGATTGTTTTAGTAATTTCGTACTATAGTCTTAAATATAAGGAAGGAGTTTATATGAGTCAAAATAAGGCCCCTGTTGATAATAAGGCTCCTCCTCCTAAAAAAGATGACCCTGCGTGTTTTTTAGGAGATTCGGTTATTTATCTAGAGAACGGAGAAACTAAACAAATACAAGATGCGAAATTGGGCGACAAAATATTATCTTTTAACATGAGAAAAAACATTTATGTATATTCACCTATCATTGCAGTTGCTCATGAAAAGAATAAACAAGTCGCAGATTTTATTGATATAAAAACGTCACGCAAAAATAGAGTAAAAATGACCAAATCACATTTATTGCCAGTTTTACAGAAGTCCGCCGAAGCATTCAAACTTATAACTGCAGATAAAGTTGATGTTGGTGATATTATAATAAGTAAAGATGGTAATGATATAGTTGAATCGATAACGACTATAGAGTTGGAGGGAGTTTATACTGTGGTGACCAAAGAAGAGTATATAGTGGTTGATAATATTGTTGCATCACCATTTTTTGAAAACTTTCATATGCTTGGTAATATTTACTATTCTTTATTTAGAGCCTTATATAATATCAATCCCAATATTATAAAATCAAATATGTATCAAAAATTCAACGAGTTTAGTCACGCATTTTATTTACATGCCTATACTAGTCTTTTGGATTAACTAAATAATACCCGTGATATCCAAGAGACGCGAATGCTAACATCAAGATGATTTCAAAAACCTTTCTCTGAGTTTCATTCTTTTTCAAGCCAATATATACCAACAAAGGTCCTACAATGATAATATGGATATAATTTATCCAGGCATCCTTTTTAAATATGGATTTATAAATATGATATCCAATAATAAAGGCGCCAGTCCCTAAAATAATCGGATATAAGAAGTCCGGCATTTTGGATTGTATAATACCGATGTACCCTAAAAAGGTCGAAAATAGTAGAATATGAGCCAAATGAACAAAAAAATCTTTCATTATGTTATATACAATGAAAAATTTTCATTATCACAATACCGAAAAATGCGTACGTGCCGGAAAACATATTACGCGAAAAGTTGTTGTAAAAAAGGGGAAAGGTTATAAATCTATAACTATTAAAAGAGGCGGAAAACGCAACCGTACAGTAAAGAAAATGCTTAATAAAGACGAAATAGAAAAAATCAGAAAAGGTAAATTTATTAAAGGGCTGTTTAAAGATTGCAAATCTGGCAATTGTTAAGCGAATTTAGCAATCTTTTCTTCATCTGATATAAAATGGCTGGTAAAACACGCTCTAATCGTTAAGCAAATAACAAAACAATGAAAATGCATTATGAATGCTGCGATGCTACATTTGTGGGTATTCATTTTTGGTTTAAATCTATGTTTGAAGAGCTAGGTTGGATGGTATTAGCTAAAGAACGTGGAATGACTGATAAAATTATGACGTATAAACATTCAGTTAGTCACTTAAAACAAGCTATAGAGAGGCGTCTAAAAAATACGCGTGACCATGACCGTAAAGAAGACTTAAAAATTATGTATGAAAATGTATGTGTATTGTGTGAACATATAGAGAAAGATTTTTCATAAAAATATGTATAAAAATATATATATATTTTTATTATTATGAAACGTGTAAAATTTAGTTTAATTCGTGATGTTGTAATTATTCCAAATAAAGATGATTCTTATTATGATGGACTCAAAGAAGTATTATGGTGGTCCCCTGATGAAACAGCGAATATCCAAAAAGTAGCAAATCAAGAATATTATAAGACTATTCAATTTAATCGTAAAAAAAACCGTCGTCTTTTATTTAAGACGATGTGGTACGAAATAGATTTTGATAAAATCTATGAATTAATGGAGACCTATAAATTAACACATAAAATTGAATTAAAGAAACTTTGTGAATTATATATCATTAAACCGTAAATGAAAAAGGTCCAGAAATATTTTCAGGGTGTCCAGCGTCCTATTACTTATTCCGTTGGAGAAAACGCGGAAGATAATGAAGACATTATTGATATGGCACACATTGACGATGTTTGGTTTCATGGGCAGGGATTCTCTTCGTGTCACGTAATCGCAGATATTAATGGACTCAAATTAGATAAAAAACAAAAGCGGCAAATTATTACGCAAGGAGCCCTATTATGTAAACAAAACTGTAAATATTCTTATATGTCAGATTTGGCAATTATTTATACTGAGGTTAAAAATGTACAAAAGACAAATATTAAGGGAACTGTTCGTACCAAAGAACGAGTAAAGGTCCGTATAGTTTAATAAAACAGATAATGAGATAATTTATTTTTTATACACAAATAATCTATCATCACCACGACCATTTACGTTACTCAAATCGACGTGTTCAAATTTAGATAAAAAATTCGCGGGATATTTATTATTCGCAATATGCTCGGGATAAATATCTTCAATCACATAAACACCACCCTCATTAAGTTGTTCAGATAATAAATCGAATGAGCCAATTTGGTCTGCTGCTTGATGAGAACCATCGTCAATTATTATATCGAATTTTATGTCCTTAAGAATTTCCTTTATTTTAGGGTCCGTTTGCGAAATCTGTATTTTAAAAATATTTTCTCGGTTTAAATCGACCTTTAAATTTTTAAAATTCCAATCAATAGTGTATATTTTAGCTGACGGAAACAATTCTTCCCATAATAAAATTGAACCTCCATAATACGTTCCAATCTCTAAAATAGTGAGATTTTCCTTATTCAAATATTTTTCTAACAAATCCGGATAAAACTTGTCATAGCAGTGATGTTTCGCCTTATCACATAAGCAATCCTCTTTTCCATATTCACTTATGACTTTCATGTTACAATATTTATGCATAGCGACGTTAATATCATCCTTCGACAACATTTATAGATTACAAAATTATTTTTTTATATTTTAATTCACGCAATTAATTATTTTGTTAGTTTATCAATAACCACTTCGCGTAGTACATTTTTTACTATTTTATCCATATATTTTTCATCTTCTTCTTGTGTTTGTCCACCTAAAGCTACTAAAGATAAATGTATATATTCCTCGTTTTCTTTAGTGTTTATTCTTGCACAATCAGGATTTTCTTCCTGCCATTTTTGTAATTGATTAAAATTCATTTGCGCCACGCGATTTACTGCCTTTTGTAAGCCTTCTTTTTGGGGCCCATCTTTTTCCCACATATCATTGTTTTTAATATAAACTATTTCACGTTTAAAATCGGTACAATGAAGAGGGCGCTTATGTACATCTATTTGTCTCAAACCATGTAAAATAATACGCGAAATGCCTTCTACATAACCAAGCCTACCCGTTGTCTCAAAATCTTTTACTTGTAGCTGTAATGAATTTACAAAATCAGTTATATTTAGTGCATCTTTACAAGTCTCGTTCAAGAACACATTTAGATTAAAGTGGTTATTTGTAGTATTATTCGAATTCAAATTATTAGTAACGGTTTGATTCTTTGCGAGTTCAAATATCTGTTTTTGTAAATCGTGGTTTTGTTCCATTAATTTGAGAACCATATCATTTGTAACCATACTATTTTGAACTATAGGAATTGGCTCTACGTAACATTTTTTCTTATGCCGCCATAACCCTGACTTGTCTTTATATTCTTTTAAACACTGACTGCATACATGCAGTGGCTGCCGATTTTTTAATTCTGCAATTTGGGATTTTATCAACTTTTGGTCAACTTTGTCAACGTGTTTTTTCGTGTTTTCATGTTTTGTAAAATCCTTTTTGTTTTCAGTTCCATAGCAACATGTGTGACAATAAAATCGTGGTTTTTCGATTATGCTGTGGGGATTTTTCTGGGACATTTTATCCTAAAATAGCAACCGAAAAAATCCCCAAAGACTTAACCGAATTTTTTTAAAAAATTATGCAGCGCACATTTGGCGTATTTTTTTCGCATTTACTGCATTTCAATCACAAACCACTTTTTCCCGAAATTTGAAATCGCCTTTTTCTGGTTTTGGACATTTTTAAAATGTCCATTTTCAAAAAGTTGGCCTATTTCTTTTTCGGGGTTTGTTACGGTATTTTTCACTAATATTTTAATTGTTTAATTGTGATGATATATGTATTGTATTTATAAAATTATATATTTTATAAATAATGAAGACAATTTAAGAAGGAGGAAGGGGCGCCAAACATAGCTTAATTTCGCCTAATGAAGCTACATCGTACTTCACAATAAGAGGCAAATCATTGCCCAAATACATTTCCAAATGACTACATAATGGTGTGCATTTAATAAAATGAGAAAGAGATTTTAGAGAAAATTCGCCTTGAATAATTACAGAAGCATCCGGTTTTTGAATAAACTCCATATTACCATCCGACTCTGAACGAAAAATACGAGAACTTGCAAAATTACCCTCGCAAGAAAACATTAAATCGCTTCCTACTGACTTGATTTCGACACGGTCGCTTACGCCATTCAAATCTCGAATTATCTTTTGGAAATCAGACGTAGGCAAATTAATAACAGTGGAATATTCTACGTCAGGCACAATGAGTTCCTCAGTATCCGGCTCAATAAGTCGCAACTTCTGACTATAACACTGTTTAATATCACCGTTGTCATATTGCAATCCAAGGTGTGAAACAATTCCTTCGTGGTAATCTGATTGCTCAATATACATAGATAGAGTATCATCATTTGACATTGTTGAAATAACCTTAAATAAATGAAGAGTATTTGCACATACGATGATTTTTTCTGGTAAACAATTAAATTGCTCAAATTTGTGAGAATACAAAATTACGTTTACTAATATGGTATGAGTCTTATCGAAATTAATTATTTTAAACCCATTCTTTGTAAATGTAATTGTTGCATCAGTCAAAATGTCCTTGATTGCCGTAATCATATTACGAATAGGTTGAATTTGAACAGTTTTTATAGTTAAAACATTATTCTCTTCGTTCATATTCCAATATTAAAATATCATGCGTATATTTTTATATCGTCTTTGTAGTTATATATTTTATCGGAAAAATTGATTATAATTAAATTGTTACAAGCATTAATAAAAAATGAATGAATCTGAAGAACGAGAACTCGCATTAAATGAATTTTCTAGAGCAATATTTGAACATTTAAAGTATAATTCTACTTATTCGTTTCGCGCAGTCACAATTGATGGTGTTCTGTGTTATCCTGTTATCCATAAACATAGAAAAATTGTGAATTTTGAATGCGTAAACATATATTGCCATGCTAAAGACAAGTGGGGTGATAAAATTAAAGAACACTATTCTGTATATTATAAGAATTATTCAACTATTAGGGACGCCATTTTAACCGTGGAATTTGTGAATAAGTGTTTCCGTATTTATAACGGCGACTTGATGAGCCCTGAAGATTACAAAATGGCAAAAATGGAAGAACAATTTCTTCCTTATAATGAATCACAGGTATGCTGTATTTGTTACGAGAACACGCTAGACACTACACTGTGTGACCATTATTTGTGCTTAAGATGCCGCGAAGTTTGCCTGAATAAGTGTGTTACGGATTGTCCAATGTGTAGAAAACAGGACATAGTTTCCATTTATAATATTGATAACGGTCTCATTAACAATAATGTATATACAGTTTTGAGAGAAGTTATTGAATTCGAAAGAAAACAGGATGCACCGAATAATGATTTTGTTTATTTGTCTTCAAGTGTAGGAGAAGGTGTCTACGCCTTTATAGATAGAATAGGAAATAGAAGGTCTCGAAGCCCAAGTAGCGAAAGTAATTTAAACGAAAATGACCAGGAGTTATCTGAGGTAAGTACAATATATGAAAACGAGGATGAATCAGATGAATTAATGCCGTTTGATTTGAGTGGTTTGTTTGAAGCAGCATTACAAAGTGAGCCAGTAACAATTTAGGAAACTATATATATATGAAATTAAAATACACAATAATCGCAATTTTTTTATCTATTATTGTTGTTACCTTATCATTATTCGCAACAATAAAAACTGATTATATGACTATTATGGATAATGACCCAGGAGAACAACAACCACAATTAAATCCTGGTAATATTGATTATTTAGGATTAAAATTTCATGCTGAGGAGGCATATAAAGAAAAGGGAATGGACCATAGTGACATTAGTCCTAGCCTACCTGTTGCTAAATTTGCGAATAAATATTGTAATGAGTTATCAGAAATTAGTATTTCGTTCTCAAATAAGAAACGGGACTTTTGCTTTATTGGTAATATAGACTCATACAAACCTAGAAGACTATGGGTTTGCGATTTTGCCAAATCTCATTTTAATTCGGAATCTGTCTTTGTTCATACGGGAAGTGATGAAAATTGGGAATCATTGGGCGATTTTGACAGATCACACGAAAAAAAAGGATTTGTTGGTTTTTTGATTGAAACGCGTGACGCAAAATATAGAGAAGTTAAAGAAAACGAGTTTTATTTTAAGACAATGTGTGAAAGTAAATTTATACTCTGTCCGGCAGGTGATGCTCCATGGTCGTTTCGATTTTATGAAACTCTTATGTGTAAGAGTATTCCAATTGTTGAGACGGTCCATCATACATATCGAACTCAGGAAGAGAGAGAATTCGATTATCATTATTTGTTAGCCAATGATTATGATAAAATTAATAAAGTTATGAATAACGAAGCACTATATAATGAAATGATTGATAAAAACACAGAATTATTTAGAAAACATCATATGTTGGAATGAATTTATTTTATGCGTCTATTATAATATGCTTAAACGCCAAAACAAGACTCAAAAAAAGAGAACCAAAAACACTACCAAAAAAGGAGGATGGAAAATGTCTATGCGCAGAAAGTCAAGCAAATCGAAATCCAAATAATATTGTAATTTGTTGCAAAAATTACAATGTTAAGCATCTAATAATTTTACAGTAAATCCCGTCTTTGTTTTAATCAAATTACCTAGCAAAATAGGTTGCGCTCCCGTTTCTTGCGATTGTAAATAACTATCCAAGTCAAATAGTTCATTTGTATCTCGGTTTAGAGCGTATTTTTTTTCACGATATGTTATTTCCTCGGCTTCCCATTCCACCTCTTGCTTATTTAATTTGGGCTCCTTTTTACCACGGTCATTTTCAAATGATGGTACAGAACCAAATTGATTTGATTCTACGACACCATAGTTATAACAAACCAAGGGTTCATCCTTATTTTTTGATGAATATAATGAACAATCCATGGCACTCTGCTTGACTGATTTCAAAATTTGACGATTTACTTTATCTTTCATCGATGCAATTTCTAACATGGATTCATCAGTTGTTACTGGAGTTTGATTATCTAAGCGGCTTGTATCACGATTTGTCAATTCAATATTGTCTTCACTTGTTTTTTGTTCTTGTGTTAAAACCGCCAAATATAAGAACACTTTTACAGTTCTCAGTTCCTCTGGTAAATCTTGATGACTACAAATACGACGTGCGCGGCCTATAACCTGTTCTATACGTACCATATGCCAATATGGCTCAATAATATGCACAAATCTAGTGTTTCTTAAGTTAATACCTTCTGCACCCGATGATGTTATCATAAATATTTTTATGACTTCGCCCATATTATTGTTTTCATTACGTTCTCGAAGTTTCATTGCAATATTTGGGGGAACAAAATCCCATGTGCTATTATAAATATTACGCACTATCTCTTTTTCTTCTGCTCCTTCAGTTCCAGTATATAAAACAAACCGTGGCTTAGATGCGTCGGTCTCTTTTTCATCAATGGTCCATTCGTCTCCTACCTTTTTTATTTTAAATTCCGCAAATCCATTAGCTTCAAGTATTAATTTTAGAATACCAATTCCTTCTATTGTTCGGAATTGACTATAAATTAAATGTAAACCCTGGTTCTCTTCTGCTTGTAAATTTTCGAGAACCTTTACAAATTTGGGACTGTAAAGACCCAATTCCGATTTTAGTAGGTATTCCTTTTCCCGTGGAGCATCATTATTGTAACGAAGCGCATCAAGAGCTGACCTTATTTGTTTTTGATATTCGACAGAACCACTTTCTTTTGCCTTCTTTTCTTCCACATCTTGTGCTTCCAAATATTCATCTTCTTGCTCTAGTAATTCAGTAGGAGTAGCATTAATGGCGTTTTCATCAACTTCATCTTCTTTGCCACTAGGCATTGGACGCTGCATACCAGGTGGAAATACAAAATTACATGCCGACCTAGAGAAAATACGATATGTGGATGATATTTTAAATAGGTCTTCGTTATCTGGTCCGGCCTTTTTCTTATTTTTACGATTACGTTTTTCTTGTTCAGCCTCTGATTTACGAATACGCTGATATTCCGAGAACTGATGTCCTGACATTTCAGACCTAACTACATGGAATATATCATTTTCTACAGTTTTCTCAATGGTCGGTAATAATTTTTCTTGAGCACTACGGAAATAAGAAGTAAGTCCCAATATACGTCGCTGAAATAAGTCCATGTTTTTCACTTCAACTGATTCACTATTTACAAATATATCTAAGAAAGCTTGTGAATCGTCAGGTAGAGCTTTATTTTTCTGTATTTCTATAGACCCCTTATTTACTTCTAGACCGTTTTTGGATAAAATATACATAACTCTATCTTGGAAATCATGGTCAGAGAGATTACCTGAATCGTCTAGTTTTACGCCATTATATTTTTCGAATTCGCCGGCACCACCAATTTGTGGTTTGACAGATGGTTTTCGTTTTTTCGTAGTTCTAGCTCCTTTAAATAAATCTAGGAGACCACCTCCCTCTTTTTTGGCACGGGCTGTTCCTTTGACAACGCCGCGTTTTTTTGTATTTATAAAACCAAATGGATTCCTGGTAATTGTCAATTTGTTACCACTATATTCAATATAATCAAAACTACGAAAGTTCTCTTTATTAAATGCGGCCAATATAGATGCTGTATTAACCTGATTAGTGGTTTTTACATTCACTGTCATTGTCCATGTTTTAATGAATCCACGTAACATATTAAACAAAATACCTATTTCGTTAGGATAATTAATAATAGGCGTTCCCGTCATGAAAACGACGCGAGCATTCGTAGCATCCATTAAATAATGATATAATTTATGAGATATAGACGTGGGTTTTTTTATTTTGTTTACAATACGACTGACGAAATTATGTGCTTCATCTATTAAAACGACAGCATTATCAAATGGATTTTTGCTACCGTTTGCTGTCAAATTATTGAATACTTTTTGTGTAAGACCGTTATAGTTAATATCGACGTATTTTGCACGAATCATCATATTTAATTGGTCATCAATTTGATTCTGTTCCTCGGCTGTCTTCTCTGTAAAATTAGGTTCTTTTTCTATGTTTACAAGCCACGCTCCACCACCTGACCTAATATACTCTACTGGTAATGAAAGTGCTTTTGATAATATGCTAACGTATTCAGGACGGCCTTCAATAGAAATAAATTCCCAGAATTGGTTCTTACGATACAGCTGGTCGCCAAAACGTTTGAGCTCGCTGAAAAAATTCATTTTTAGAGACGCCGGAGTTAAAACAAAAATTTTTTTCTCTGACTTCATACCCTCCGCAATAGATATAGATGTGGCGGTATTATGTGTAACCGTAAAATCTCCAAGCACATAACGACTATTGCCGTCCAACATAAAACCATAATAATCGTCCAAGCCAACATATTTGGCTTTAATTCCGGTAACAAGAACATCTTTTATTTGATTTCTAGGAGACGCTCGTTTTCTGGGTATTAATGTGGGAATTTCTTCCAAGCCGTTTCCATTGATTGTCATTCGATATGCCTTGCCCTCTTTCTTTTCGCCTTTATATGTCCATGACGTTTTCTTCTCAGATTTATAACATGAGAACCCCAAACTGCGTGCCAAATAAACAACGTCATTCATCAATCTCTCGTTTTTCTGCGTAAAGTCGAATCCGCCACTACTATAATGTCCGTCACTATCCAAAAGTCCTGCTAATAGACGCAAACGATTTTCTCGCGAGTTACATTTATAAATCATCGGAATATGTTTATTATTTATCATATTGTTTTCTTTTAACGTATTCAAAAACACATTATTATTATAACGCCCGTCTCCGCTAATACCGTAATCATATTGACAATAATAATTTAATGTTAGACCGTATTTTGGGAGTTGTTTCGAAAAATAATAGAGTACCGTAGAATCTTGACTCGTTATTTTACAACCGTTTGATGCGTCGTCTCCTAGCCAGTAGCCAATCATATAAGGGTCTATGGGCAATTCTTTTTCGGGGAAATCTACGGCAGTACGATAACCTTTTAAAAAACCTTTTTTCTTGTCTGATAACTCTAAATAATCTTTTACAGCAATTTCAAAAACGTTGTCTGTTGCTTTTACGTTCTCAAAAAACGCCTCCGCTTCTTTTCTTTTTTCTTCCAAATTGTTCAAATCATAAGAAAACGTACGTGATTGAAATTTATTGTTCTCCAGCCATTGAACATTAAAGCTATGATTATTAAATGACATTTTTGGAAATCCTGTTGCGCGTAAGCATAAAATATGTTCTTGATTTACGGTATATTTTTCTCCTTTGACGGGTATAATATCATACATTTTATCGCGACCTCTGGCTAGTGAAAGCACCGTTCTTGGTTTAGAATCATCTCCCATCAAAAAATCGCCTACTTGAATATCTTCTACTAATTTAGTCGACCCATCAGAGAGCATAATTGGTGTACCTTTTGCGTGACATTTTCCACTGCCTAATCCGTGGTACAATAACAATCCACGATAAGGCGTGTATAGATTCAAGTAATCACGAACGATTTTTTGATGTGTTAGCAAATCCAATTCTGCCCCAGCACTACGGCTTTCACAAGAAAGCGATTGTTCGTCCGAAGTGATATCTTTACGATAAGGACGAAAAAGTTCATTCAATTTGCTTACAGAAATCTCACGATTATTCATATAGTACGCAGAAGCTTTTACAATAACTTTATCACTAGACAAAGGAAGTCGTTCGCTAACTAATTGGTCGCGGATTTTGGCAGTAGTTAAATCAATATTAACAAGCTCTTGTTCCTGGCCAGGAATAACTTTTAATTTACGTGGTCTTTTTATTTTTTTGGGTATTTCTTCCAATTTGATTTCACTGGGCACAGGCTCTTTATCTAAATTTACTGCTTGGTCCAATAGCTGCTCTACGTGTTTTATTTCTTGCTCTATTTCATCAGTGTTGACCGGTTCATTTGCTTCAACCTCAACTTGAACCGTTTTATCATCATCAATTAAAACAACGGTTTTGTCCAATTTTACTGTGCCAACAGGAACGATTGTTCTTTTTACGGGTTCATATTCCGTCTTTCCAACAACGGCATTCAAATTATTTTGACGCAATCGATTATAAATTAATGTTCTATCCACATTAGATATTTTACGTTTATCTTTGATGATTTGTTTTTGAGGTACATCGTCAGATACTTCTTGTAAAATAGTCTGTGGTTCTTCTCCATCTTCAACAATCGGCGCCTTTTCATGGATACGATATCTTAATTGTAAAGGGCCCTTTGCTTCTGGTTTTAACACTAATTTTTCAGTAGGATTAAAAGGTTGGTTCATTTATATTATACTGCGAATATAATATAACGATTTTTACTAAGTATTTGGTTATACCGCTAAATATTATTATAAAAATTAATTGAGCTATAATCTTGTAGATGCCCAACTATACCACCCTGTTCTTTTTTCTGTAAGAAAGGAGAAAATATAGTATTTATAGGTAATTCAAAAAAATAACTACTTTTTCTTAAAAAGTGATTATAGTATGTATCTTCGCAATTATTCTCCTTTTTCTCAACATGTACATTTTGTAGATGCGGAAAATACTCTACATCATCTTTATGTACAATTTTATACTGGATAATATCTCTTTCTTTACAATTATTAAAACAACCGGCATGTAGTAAATCACAATGAAACAAAAAACATGTTCCTGCTGGTCCACTAATGTTTACGATTTGACTATAAACGAAAGGATAGGAGTAATTACTTGCCGGACATATTGATAATAAACATCCCTCATATTTATATAAAATTAATGTATAAATTGGATGCTTACAGTTATATAAATAGCGACTTGAAGTTACATCACGATGAAAAGTAGATAGCGTCGCATTTTTTATAGCATAAGAATAATCCATGAATTTATAATCGTTGCCCAGAAATTGTAATACCGGCTCAGTAAATTCAGTGGGTGGATTTTTTCCAACGTTCTCAAAATCATCATATTTAAATACTTTAAATCCATCGTTTTCTAATGTGCGAGTTGTTGTTGAAACGATGGAGCTCTCGTTGTGCTCTGTACAAAAATAAATAATGTATAACACGATTATGCTAATAAAAATGCAAAAAAAACATATATTATTTTCGCTTGTTTTCATTTATATTATTGTCTCATATATTGGTCTAAAAAACGTTTTATTTGTTTGCATAATTGCAGTTGTACTTATAAATTTACAATATTAAATTATACGAACGACCCCAAATATTGAATGGCATCTTCGCATGCTATTTGTTCGGCCTTCTTCTTAATTTTATGAGTTCCTTCTCCTAGAAATAGGAGAATCTTTTTATGCATTGACATATATTGATGTATATCTTGATAAGATGTGAAGCGTTTTCTGCCAATCGATTTCGACGCACTGGTTTCATGAATTGCTTGTCCTAGACACAAATAAACGCCCATATGATAACCCGTTTCACCATTATATTCTTCAACTTCCAAATAATCCGGAGTCACCTTGAATTCCTTCTGAATTTTTACCTGCAGAATGTTCTTATAATTATCATCATTTTTAATCAAACTAATCCAGTCCACATGTTTCTCAAAAACCGCTTCTACAAACCGCTGAACCATTTGAAATCCCGGGCCGGTAACAAATACATTGTCAAACCAACCATGCTCATCCTTTACCTGAATTTTATTAAAATCCAGGAACATGGCACCTATAAATGCCTCAAATAGACAACCAAGTTTTTTTAGATTAGTTCTCGTTTGCTTTGATTCAGCGTATTTGGATAGTACAAACCACTTATGTAGTCCCATATCGTATGCCATTTTTCCAATGGACTCATTCTTTACCAAAGCAATCTTTTTTTCTGTCATAAATCCCTCGTTTTCCTTAGGAAAGCGCCGGTACAAATAATATTTGGTAATACATTCTAGTACACCATCTCCTACAAATTCTAGACGCTCATTAGACTTACTATAAAGAGGAAGACAATCATCGGGTTTAGGAGATATCGAAATATTATTTTGTTCGTTCTCCAAGTTAGGTCGCCGAATATACGACCTATGGATAAATGCGCGCTTATAAAGGTTCCAATTATGAATGGAGGAATTAACACCATAACTCCTCAAAATGGTTTCAATTTCATTATCTGAAATCAAAACATTTAGGGGATTATACGGGTCAAATACATATATTTCTTGACCATCTACACCTTTTTCGATGCGAATATCATCGTCCAAATTCATCTTGTGTAATTTGAGCAAATAGATATTTATAAAATCAATTTTTTTGCTCTTGGATAAAATATTTAGCTATTTTATAGTTGAAGATGACCACAACTCAATGGAGCCGTTCAAACCGCGCCCGAATGGGCTCGACCGCTACTACCGACCAAAATCAGGGTGGTGGCTCTAAAAAAGCCGGCTTTCCTTATATAATTGGCCGTACCAGTTGGTCTAGTATCGCAATTAATCCCATTTCCCTTTCCCTGGCCATGACTACCAAACTTCCTGTCGCACGCCCCAGCCGTGGTGTTGGAAATCGTCCTGGTATTGGCGTTTATTTTACCCAAGGATTACCTGGTCGTTCTTAAATAATATTTGAATAACAATATAATGATTAGTGTATTGTTATTTATATGCGCGTGATTTTAGACGAACGCGAACGTGATTTATATTTAGCATGTCAAAGTATTGTTGAGTCTAATCAGACTTATGTTAAATTGACAAAAGAGGTTCTGCCTTTAGGAGATGTTTATGTGAAAACCGACGAAGAAAAAGATGTGTTAATAATTGAGCGAAAAACAATAGCTGATTTACTTGCGTCTATAAAAGACGGTCGTTATGGAGAACAGTCATATCGATTAATACATTCCTCCGGATTTCCATGTCATTCCGTAATTTATATTATTGAAGGTTCAATAAGCCAGTTGCGCACGACGATGGAGCGTAAAATAGTTTATAGTGCATTAGCATCTTTAAATTATTTTAAAGGATTTAGTGTTATTAGAACGGGTTCCATTGCTGAGACGGCTGAATATATAGTATGGATGTGTGATAAAATAGAACGTAATTTTTTGAAGGGAGAGTTTCCTTATTATTTACAAGCAGTTCGTGAACCTAGTATTTCAAATGAAGATGAACACCAAAATGTATTAAGACAATCGGATACAGCTCCAGCAAATTATTGTACCGTCGTTAAAAAAGTAAAGAAAGAGAATGTTACTCCCGAGAATATTGGCGAAATAGTATTATGTCAAATTCCCGGAATTAGTTCAACGAGCGCAATCGCAATAATGCAAAAATTTGGAACCTTTCCACAATTGTTAAAAGCACTACAAGAAAATCCTAATTGCTTGGATGATATCGGTTATGAATCCAAGGGTAAATTTCGTAAAATAAATAAACCATGTATAGATAACATTAAGAAATATTTTTTATAGTTTACTCCAATATGTCCTCTGGTTTACCAAATGCGGAAGGTACAGCGTCAATATAGAGTCCTTTGGGTTGAAATAATAATGGTTTTGTAATATTATTTTCACTATATTTACCAGATTTAATAACATCTTGTGTGAATTTGACACCACCCCAATTGGGGTCCATTGGATTATCGCTTAGTCCTGTTGGTTGTGATGATGCAAATTCTTTGGCGACATATTCATAATGGTTGATGTCCTCATTTAATGGGTCAAACGGGCTATAGGGACTATCTGGGTATGCTGCGGTGGATGATAAGAAGTCCTTTTCTGGCCCGGAATATACATTGTTTTCTCTATTGTCTCCTTCGACTTGTGAATTTGTATCAATAGATGGTTGTAATGAAACGGGATGTTGATTTAATACATAATCGTCTAGATTTTGTTCTCCTGTTTTAGAATCATTTTCCTGGCGACTACCATTGTTATCATCTTCATTATTATTATCGTTATTATTATTGTTATTATTATCGTTATTGTCGTGTTTATTATCATTATCGTTATTATTATCGTTATTGTTTGATGATTCGTCTTCTTGTGGTTGATACGAACCCTTTGTATCACCATTTGGATAAATCATTTCAGCTTGATTATTATAAACGGCGGATAATGGTGCTCCAGTAATATCTGAATTGTACCCTGCACCTTTACCCTTTCTTGCAGCTATAAGACGTGCAAGGAGTACATCGTAATTTATATTATCAGAATTAATATTATTAGTATTATTAGTATTATCAGGAGGTGCTGCTCCTAAGGGTGTGACAGAATTTGAAGTAGGAATTGAAGTATTACTATTGTTTGAAGGTGGTGCTGCGCCCAATGGTGTAACAGAATTGGGACCAGCAGTAGTAGTTGCCATTGGAGTAGCGGTCAAGCCTTCAGTAAATGATTCGCTGTATTTATGTACCCAAAAAATAACATATATTCCAGAGAAAAGCACAAAAACTAAAAATATTTGGAATAATAGTCTAAATTCATTCATATCTTGGTATTGGTAATATATATATTTCGCGAAAAGATTATTGCCGATTTAAAAAATATATTTAGTATATATAATGATTGATTTACTATTGATTCATGCAAATTGGTGTGGCCATTGCCAACATCTTATGCCTGAATGGAAAAAAATGAAAGAGATATTAAAAGATAATGAAAACGTAAGCGTTCATGAAATTGAAAATGATGATTCCGATAAAGAACATCGTCTCAGTAAATTTTCTCAAAAAAATGGTGGAAACAAGGTATCTGTACGTGGATTTCCAACTATTATACGTTTTGAGAACGGAGAAATGACCGAATTCAAAGGTAAGCGTACAGCTGAAGAATTAGCTAAATGGGCATTAAAACATAAGTTATCAGGTGGTCGCCGCAAAACCAAACGTACTAAAAGGAGGCGCCCAAAAACATGTAAGAAATGTTCCTTTAATTTCTGGTAAAAATTGATATTTGAATGATTATATTATGAAACTATAACCATCTAAAAATAAATCAACGTTATTACTAAATGAATGCAGAAAGTAAAAAGAGTGGACCTATAATTAAAAAGCAGGTTCGCCTATTTACTTTTCAAACCTATGATGAAGCGCCTTCAAAGTCGACAGAAAATAGCTCAGATGAAGAAAAGGGTAATCGTTATAAGGATAAACAGCAATTTGTTATTCAAATGTTTGGCTTGAATGAAAAGGGTGAAACGTTTTGTATTTATATACGTGATTTCAAACCATTCTTTTATGTAAGTGCAGGTGATGATTGGACGCCTTATAACATGCGATGTCTAGATGAGCATGTTAAAAAACTTTTGCCAAAAAACTTACAAGATTCTATTTTATCTACAGAACTAGTTGATTATAACAAACTATATGGATTTACAGCAGGTAAGAAAAGCAAATTTGTTAAATTTACTTTCAAAAACACAATTGTTATGAGAAAGGTCCGTGGTTTATGGCTTGAATATATCGATGACGTGGACCGACCAGGAAAAAACACTTCCCGTATGAAGCCATTTACGTTCCAGGGACTAAATCTTGAGCTATATGAAAGTAATATTCCTCCACTTTTGCGATATTTTCATCTTTATAATATAAGTCCCTCAGGATGGATTGAAATACCAGTAAATCGTATTGAGCGAGTCGAGAATAAAACAACCACTTGCAAATATGAATATATTTGTTCAGCGAGTCAAATTAAACCGTTACCAGATAAGGAAACTCGCGTTCCTTATAAAATCTGTAGTTTTGATATTGAGGCTAATAGTAGTCATGGTGATTTTCCTGTTCCTATCAAAACATATAAACGTTTGGCTATGAATATGGTCGACGTTTTCATAAGACAAAAGGAGGCACTTAGCGATTTGCCTATTATTCAACGGTTTCTACAAAAGATGATTATGGCTGGATTTGGATATGATAGTTGTGATGATATTGATTTGGTATATCCCAAGTTAAAACCAGCTAAGGACCAAATTAAAAAATATATAAAAGTTTTACTTGAACAGCCTATGGAAATAGCTAAACACGCCAACAAAGACCAAGACACTGGACATTTACTAACCATTGATGAAATGTTTGAGAAAATGAATGCTCAAGTTATATTAGCTAGTCCTGACGGGGAAAGCAGCGAAATGGTACAAAACGAAGAAGCAGTAGAGGAGGGTGTTGGATACCGTTTTACAAAACAAGCGAAAAAGAAGGTCGACCTAAAATCTACTGTAGTTGATATGTTGACTAGTGATAATTATAGTCGTGATGAAAAAATACAACTTTTGAATGATGTTTTAACCCGTTTGTTCCCGCGATTAGAAGGTGACCAAATAACTTGTATAGGTTCAACATTTATGCGATATGGAGAATTAGACCCTTACATGAGTCATTGTCTAGTTTTGGGTAGTTGTGGTGAAGTTGACGGTGCAATTATTGACGCAGTCGATGACGAAAGAGATTTGCTTGTAAAATGGGCAGAACTTATACAAAAAGAGGACCCCGATATTATTATTGGTTATAATATCTTTGGTTTTGATTATGAATATATGCTTCGCCGTAGTCAAGAATTACATTGTGAACAAGAGTTTTTAAATGTTTCACGTAAAGTCGGGGAATTTTGCGGTAAATACGACAAAGAGGGTATTCTTCAGCTGGATAATACACCATTGCGTCTTGCAACGGGAGATTATGACCTCAAATATTTCAAATTATCCGGTCGTTTACAGATTGATTTGTATACCTATTTTCGACGTGAATATAATCTGGCGTCTTATAAGCTGGATTATGTTGCTGGTGAAAATATTTGCGATACTATAGTGAAGATTGAACACTCAGTTGGTCCAATAACCGAACTTTATACTAAAAATATAACTGGTCTTCATATCAATGATTTTATACATATTGGATATGTAGGTTTCACATCCGATTATTATAAAAATGGCGATAAATTTCGTGTGCTAGATATAAAGCAAGGTGTTGAAGTCAATGAAGTAGTGAAAGGACAAGAAGTTACGAATAAATATAATATCATTGTAATCGACGGTCACGAGCATATTGATATGAAACGTCCCGTAAAATGGGGTTCAGCAAAAGATGACGTATCACCACAGGACATTTCGCGTCTTTTTAAACGAGACGCATCTGGACGAGCTATAGTAGCAAAATATTGTATTCAGGATTGTAATCTGGTTCATTATATTATGAATAAAATAGACGTTCTAACCAGTTTTGTAGAGATGTCTAGTATTTGTAGCGTTCCAATGAGCTACTTAATGTTTCGTGGTCAGGGTATTAAATTAACTAGTTTCGTTGCCAAAAAGTGTATGGAAAATCATACTCTTATGCCAGAGCTAGATAAAGGAATTGATAATAGTGGTTATGAAGGAGCTATTGTATTACCACCAAAATGCTCTATGTATATGGATAATCCAGTAGCTTGTGTAGATTATTCTTCTTTATATCCGTCATCGATGATTAGCCAGAATCTTTCACATGATAGTAAAGTATTGACGAAGGAGTTTGATTTGACTGGAAATTTATTAAGAGAAAGCGGAGAAAAGGCAATCGATGGCTCTTACAAATATGATAATTTACCGGGTTATGAATATATTGACCTAGAATTTGATTCATTTCGGTATGTGCGTAAAACACCTACATCGCGTGCCGAGAAAGTTAAATCAGGTACAAAAGTTTGTCGTTGGGCACAATTTCCAAACGGTAAAAAGGGTATTTTACCATCAATTCTCGAACAATTATTGAAGGCACGGTCGGATACTCGAAAAAAGCAAAAGACGGAAAAAGACCCATTCATGTGGAATATTTTAGAAAAGAGACAGCTTGGTTATAAAGTCACAGCAAATTCACTTTATGGTCAATGTGGTTCACCTACGTCTACTTTTTGTGAAAAGGACATAGCTGCATCAACTACTGCCACTGGTCGAATGATGATTATTTATGCGCGACGAATTATTGAAGAGGTATACGGAAACCGACTTTACGTACTTGAAAACGGAGAAACTGTGAAAACTAATGCCGAATACGTATACGGTGATACTGACTCCGTATTCTTTACGTTTAATCTAGAAAATCCACAAACCGGCGAAAAAATTCGTGGTAAACCAGCGCTTGAACATACAATTGAAATCGCACAGGACGCAGCAAAACTTTGTAGTCAGTGGCTAAAGCCACCGATGGAGCTTTCTTATGAGAAAACACTCATGCCGTTTATCTTAGTGGCAAAGAAAAAATATGTTGGAATGCTTTATGAAACAGACCCAAATAAAGGTAAACTCAAGTATATGGGTCTTTCAATCAAGCGTCGTGACTCTTGTGATTATTTGAAGGATGTATATGGTGGTATTTTAAACATTCTAATGAGAGAATATGATATTAAAAAAGCAATACAGTTCTTAGATAGTTCATTAACTGCCCTTCTAAAGGGTTTGGTACCAACAGATAAACTTATGATGACGAAACAATTAAAGAGTGATTATAAAAATCCGGAGCGAATGGAACATTGGGTCCTATCTGACCGTATTGGTAAGCGCGACCCAGGTAATAAACCCAAATCTGGAGACAGAATCAAGTTTCTTCATTTTGTCAATAATGATGCAAAATTGAACGGAGAGCGCATAGAAACGCCTGAATTTATTAAAGATAATAACTTGTCAATTGATTATACTTATTATATTACAAATCAACTTATGAAACCACTTCAACAGCTCTTTTCACTTGCTCTCGAACAAATCTGGGAGATTAATAAAGCCACAGTTCCTTTGAGAAAACACAGAAAGGAGGTAATTGAATTAGAAAATCAATACGAAGACAGAACTGTCTTTATGAAAAAGCGAGAAATTATGTGCTGTAAAAAAATAAAGGAAATGTTGTTTGATAAATATCTAGAGCAAATACGCAATGAAAAAACTGGTACGCGAACAATTACGAATTTCTTCCAAAAAAATTGAAGTGTATTTATTCTTATAAAATAAATACAATTTTACTATGGTCAAAGAATGTACATCGATAATAGAACACATCGGCTTTGGTGGCTTCTTTGTTTTCGAAATAATATTGACACCATATTATGTATGTGAGGAGACATATTATAGAGCACAAAATCGGATGAAAAAATATTACCGGTAGATAAACTAAATATAATTTCCTGATAAATCATTATAAATATAAAGCGGAACCTCAATAGAAAACGTTGAGTTCATAGACATATCTTGGTGCAAATAATTTTGTATAACGTTTTGTAAGCCATTCGATAAGTTTCTAACAATTTGATTTACGCTCGGCGATTGAACTTCATCATTTCCTGGTTCCGTAGGATTATTTGTTCGAATATCATATCTGCATACTGGACATCTTACATTTTGACGAAACCAATTTTTTATCGCAGTTTCGCGGAACAAATGACCACAATGAATTATTTGACATACGGACTCGTTTTCTTGAAAATCTTCTAAAGTAATAGGACAATTTGTATGTGTGTTTTCTCCCACATGATAAGTAAAGGTTTCCGTTGCACTATTAATTTGTTCTTGTGTGGCGTTTATTTGAACATCTTGGAAAAGACCAGGCATCATATTATTTACTGTCTCATTAATGATATTCGTATATATAGTATCTGAAAATGGTCTGGTATAAAATGCGTATCGATTATTATTAGGGACTGATGTGTTATTCTGATTTGATAGAGGATAGTTAGAGCCTCTTCTTTGTCTATTTATGGAGGCTTGAAAAATTTGAATATATGAAGCAATATTATCATGAAAATGTCGTTCATTTGAGCGTACTGTATGATTATATTCTAACATAAACTCATTCAACATGTATAACAAACGTTCATCTTCGCTACGGTTATGGTACCGTCTTGTAGTTTCAGAAAAAGGATTTCTATTATCCATATTGAATAGTATATAAAGGTTTATTTATATATACTTACATAAATAATATATAATGAATTTATCAAAATATCAAAAAAAAGGTTATACCGGTATCGACAACTTAGGAAATACGTGTTTTTTAAATTCGTGTCTTCAAGTTCTCAATCATACTTATGAAATGAATGAAATTTTGGATAAAAAGAATGAACAACATATGAACCCTGGAATACCGGATACAAGTATTTTGAAGGAATGGAACGATTTACGCGCAGTTATGTGGAGCGGAAACGGGGTTGTTTCACCAAACAAATTTGTACATAATGTTCATAAAATTGCCACAATTAAAAATAAGGAAATATTTACTGGTTGGACACAGAATGATATGCCAGAGTTTTTATTGTTTATGATAGAGTGTATTCATAATAGTCTTAGTCGAGGCGTTTCAATAAAAATCACTGGAAAAAAAGAGAACAAATTAGACGATGTCGCTGTACAATGTTATACGATGCTACAAAATGTTTATAGTAAGGAATATTCAGAAATTATGGATTTGTTTTTTGGGATATATATGTCAGAAATATCATCAATGGTTGACGGAAGTATACATGCTATAAAACCAGAGAATTTTTTTATGTTGGATTTACCAGTTCTTGATGGGAATAAACTGGCGTCTAATCTATATGATTGTTTAGATATATTCACGAAGACGGAATATTTAAATGGCGACAATGCTTGGTTCAATGAAAAAACGGGAATAAAGGAAGATATTAAAAAACGTATTACATTTTGGAACTTTCCTAAAATTTTGGTGATATCATTGAAACGATTTTCACCGGACGGACAGCAAAAGCTAAATAGTATGATTGATTTTCCTTTGGAAAACTTGGACTTATCTAAATATATATCGGGGTATAGTGCGTCGACATATAAATATGATTTATACGGGATATGTAACCATAGTGGTGGAGTAATGGGAGGTCATTATACATCTTTTGTGAAACATATAGACGATAAATGGATTCATTTTAATGATACAAATGTTGAAATTCTTAATAACCCACAAAACATTAAAACACCTTTGGCGTATTGTTTATTTTATAGAATAAAGTCACTAGGAAAGTAATAATTCGCAAAATTTTATACTTTGTTATAATATATAATGGATTCTTCAGATAATAATAATATAACTAGTGATTTGACTAAATTATATAACATGGTTTTTAATAAGTCGACATTACTATTAATTATATGGTTTTTAGCATTGCACTTTGTTTGTTATCGATTATTGAAGTTTTTTTTTAGTGAGAACTTGGATACTTTAGATTATCAATCGAAGCTGAGTAGAATGTTAGATATTGCTGTGTTCTCTTTTCTTTTACTATTTTTGACCGCTTCTTATTATTCAGTTCCGGATAAAGATAAAGAAACTATGTTAGAAAGTCTTGCTCTATCATTTAAAAATTATGCTAACGATAAAGACTCCATCTATAAATGTGTGGTTTTTTTATTATTATTTTATTGCGGGATTTATTTATTTAGAATACCAATGAATTCGGAAACAAAACCGGCATTTATTTCTTGGACAGAGTTTGGCGCTTGGACTCTGTTTCTTATAATTGTTTTTGTGAAGTTTTTTAACGACGTCTTTGGATTCTCAATGATTGACATTATTTATTCATTTTTTGACTGGTCAGGTTTACCTGACAATTCCGGGGTAGATAATTCTGTTCAAGTAGCGCAAGTTGGTTCTAATAACAATGATGAAGATGAAATATGTGATGACGACGAATTGATTGATGAAGAAGATGTACCTTATATTCCGTTAAAAGACAACTCCTCTAAAAAAACTAATCCTATTCTTACTCCTAATCCTAATCCTATTCCTAATCCTATTCTTACTCCTAATCCTAGTATTTTTAATTCAATACTAAATAATTTTATGCCAACTTTAGCTTCTGTATATAATTTTAACTCGATAACTACAACCAATATGCCCAATACAAAAGTACCTAATATAAATGTACCTACCACAAATATCCCTACCACAAATACCCCTACCACAAATATCCCTAATACAAATATCCCTACCACAAATGTGCCTACCACAAATAAGCCTACCACAAATATCCCTACCACAAATAAGCCTACCACAAATGTGCCTACAACCACATTATCAGATAATATAACTGTGAATACGTCAACAACAAATAGTTTAGATTCTAATACTTCGACAACAAACAAAGCATCTACTACAACTACGAATACTTCTGGATTTCGTAATATGACTGAATCTTTTAATACAATGGCACCATCATCAAATAGTGATTCTGAGGTGTTTAATATATCTGGTAATTTTACTTATGATGATGCACAGGTTGTTTGTGCAGCGTATGGTTCAAGTTTAGCTAATTATGACCAAATCGAGAATACCTATAATAATGGTGGTGAATGGTGTAATTATGGTTGGTCAGATGGCCAACATGCGTATTTTCCTACACAAAAATCGACTTGGACAAAATTACAACAAAATTCGGATACATCAATACGTCATAAATGCGGTCGACCAGGTATAAACGGCGGATACGTTGAAGATAAAACAAAACAAATGGGTATTAACTGTTATGGAATTAAGCCCGCTCCTACTGAATTAGATAATGAACTTCTTGATAAACAAAAATCTGTAATTACTGCTAAAACGCAGCAAGATATTGAATTAGAATCAAAAATACAGTATTGGAAACAACTTATTTCAAATGGCGTTATTAGCGTGAATCATTACAATCAATCTACTTGGTCTGAAAATGATACAAAAACGCCAGTTCCTGTAACAAATGTTTCAGTTGAGTTAGATGACGAACAACCTAGTACGCTTCAATCAACAATAAATGAGATTACAACACTGTCTTCTTCAAATTCAAAGAAATCAGGAACTAAAATAAAGAATTCTAAAATCAAATCGCGAGAAACCGAAAACAATACTACAACAATGACTCCTACCATAAGCAAGCAGGCTCTAGGTAACACAACAATGACTCCTACAATAAGTCAAAAGCTCATAGGCAACACAACAATGAATCTACAACAAACTACAACGAATGCAATGAATCAGTCTCAAGGTTTATTAACAACATTAGGTCCTCCCAAAATGAATAATCCTAATTTTAATACCACCATTACCAATACTATTATTCCAGCAAATAGTACCAAAACTAATAATCCTAATTTTAATACTACAAATACAATTATCCCTGCAAATGCTGCCAAAAAATAATTCCATTTATAATGAAGGAATTATTTTTTCATTTTCTTTGTAGATGTTTTTTTGGATTTAAAAACGTGCTTTGCCACAGCATCATATAATTTTTCAAAATGACTTTCTTCTATTGTTCCACCAATTATTATTTTTGCGGAATTATCAGAATCTCCTCCTTTCATTGAATTACTTGATGAAACATAAAGACCAGCAGGTACAGAGAAAGGTGATAAATGGTTAATTTCCGATTCTAAAATATTGTTTATCGAAAATCCGCCAATCATTGTACCACCACTTTGTTCTCGAAATCTATATTGTTTAAGAATTGAATTATCCATTTATATTTTAGGTTATATTTATTTTGAAACAACACGTAATTCTTGTACTATCGAAACATCTCGTTGTTCTCTTAGATAATTCATAATAAATTGTACTTGTTCCTTATCAGCAATGATATTGTCTAAACACACTTCTATATACGAAAAAGAGAGCGTACTATATTCTTTTTTCTCAATGATTTTTATTTCCCCGGTTCCTAGCTTTATTTTTTTATCCGCTAAATTATTGTCTATCATATATTTTGAAATAAATTGACTAAGTTCATTTTTACTATCTCTTAATTTTTTTGTATGTTCATTTATTGTTTTTAATTTGGAGTCAATAAGTGCCCATTTTTGAATATTTTCTTTGAATTGTTCCATATTATAAATAATATAATATGTCTTTGTTTATTGTCGCAATCTCTTAATTTCTTCTCTTCCTCCTTCCACCCATTTTAATGGGCTCTTTTGTGGGCTCGGGTTCACCACCAGCCATCATAACGGGCTCCTTGGTGGGCTCGGGCTCCCCACCAGCCATTTTAAGGGGCTCCTTAGTGGGCTCGGGCTCTCCACCTCGCTTCTTTGTCTTTCTCATTTTTTTAGAGTCGCGTTTCATTGTTTTATATACTTTTTTTGCTGCTTTCATGGCGTGACCTAATTTGTATCCCTTCTTGGATTTGTTCTCACTGTAGATTTTTTTTACTAAATCTGTCCAGGCAGTCATTTTATATATTACGCGGAGATAATATATGAAATTATTTACTATCAATTACGGCCCTTTTTTGTAGTACGTCTGCGTTTCCCTCCTTTCTTAACGGCAGTACGACGGCGCTTAGTAAGTTCATTGAGTCCTAAAAGAGCCAAAGAAGCAGTTAAATCGACTCCAGTGGAACCACCGCGTCTACGGCGTTTTCCGCCCATCTGTTGCTTCATCGCAATAGTGTTATCATTGGGAACCGCGCGATGTTGGTCATTAATGCCTCCGTATACCGAAACGGCGTTATCTGCTGCTCCAGCACCACCTTTCATAGTTTTACGAGCTCCTTTTCTGGGCATTATATATTGTGCATAGATTATTTCCTAAATCAATATCTTGAGTATCAAGCGAAGCATGCTGATACGTTGCCAGTTCCAGGACATGGTGCTTTTCCTGGTATTGCTTCGCCAGGGTTATATTTTTTCCCCCCCACACGCTTAGTTTTCCTGCTTTTACGAACAGTCTTCTTAATCGATTTACCACTTCTAAAGGTTCTACGCACAGTTTTTCTGGACATTATAATGTAGCTAGATTATTTCCTAAATCGCCCTTGGAAAAATGTTTGTTTTTTGAATTGACTGATACAAATGAATTATCAAAAATAAATTCGCTAAAATCAAAAACAATAACAAAACATTATACACACAAATAAACCAAATATATAGGTAAATTTCATTATACATCATATTTCCCAATGGTTTAATAATTTCACGCACCTCTTTATGAAGGTCCTCGCTCTGAAAAAATTCTATACACGTATCACGAATTGTTTTCATATGCTAATCAATGAAACTATTATTAATTGGTAAACTAAACCTATTGATTTAATAATCTGTCGTTTATTTTTTGGCGCAGTGCTTCAACATTAAAAGCATCCGGTAAAACACCATTTTTAAAGAACACGGTTTCATATTTTGCTTTATATGCTTCTTCATTATTGTCCAATTCGACTACCTTTTTAAATAATTGTTGGAAATCATTTTCTGTATAATGTGGTTCCAAATACAATATAGCATCCATGTTTACGTAGTTGGATATATTTGGACATCCCCAATAGATAGGAATTGTGCCCCCGCAATAAGCGTTTATTAATTTTTCTGTAAAATAATTAGGTTGCGAATGATTCTCAAAACAAATCATGAATTTATAATCGTTCATAAATTCTAAATAATCCATTGACCCAAAAGAACCAGGACATGTCATATTATTCATATATCTCCCGCAAGAATCTACCTGTTTATATTTGGATAATTCAGAAAAAAAATTATTGCGAGCCTTACATCCATCATGACTAGATGCAAATAAACAAAATTTTGATTTGTTTTTTGTAAGTTCTCTTTTTACTAGCAAACTATTTTTATCAATAACTTCGTTTGTAAGTACATAATGAGAAGCAAACGGAAATATGATGACGTTTTTTTTTTCTTCGGCAACTGGGATAAAATTTATATCAAAATTTTCAGGGTCATCGAAATAGCTTTCGCCAGTAACTTGTAAGCGAATTGCTCCTTTATAATTGCTCATATCACGTTTATGAAATGTTTCAGATACAACGACCGTTCTATCTACATCTCTAAACAAATCTTGATAGAGTTTTTCATTTTCCGGTGACGACCAGTCTCCTAAGTCTATTTTTTTCTCAAATTTCTCTGTTTTGTTTAATGTAGTCAACATAAGCAACAACAATATTAAAATAATTGACAGTATAAAAATGGTAATGGTTGTGTGTTTCATTGTTATATATTATATTCGTTTTTTTATTCTATAAAAAACCAGGTCAAATTATAAAATGGAGAACATTTATGAAACAAATGATAGTTTTCAGTTTAATAAATTGAACCTACTAAAGCCGGTTTCTTCTGCTGGTGGTAATTATTTTATTCGATTTACTATTGATGGTAATCATTTGTACATCCAACCACCTAAGTGTAAGACAAAACAGGGTATTGTAAAGGCTGGTAAAAAATACTATACCGACCTGATGTTTTCAAACGCCAACGACCAATTTATTCGATGGATGGAAAATTTAGAAACATATTGCCATGAGTCTATTTTTAAAAATAGAGAACAGTGGTTTGAAGGAGATATGGAAATGCACGATATTGAGAATTATTTTACATCACCTATGAAAGTTTTTAAGTCTGGTACCTATTATATTGTCCGTACAAATGTTCCTACTGCTTTAGGAAAACCAACTTTGAAATTTTATGACGAATTCGAGAACGAGGTTAGTTTAGAAAGCATTAATGAGCATACTGATATTGTCAATATAATCGAAATACAGGGTATCAAATGTTCAGCAAAGAGTTTTCAGATTGAACTTGAAATTAAACAAATGATGGTATTTAAACCAGTAAAATTATTTGAGCGATGTATTATTAAGTCAAATCCGATTACTGTTGCTGAAGAAACTGTTATTAGAAAATTAGACGAAGAGGAAGATGTGTTAGAGGATGAGAATCAACCAGCCTCTCTAGAAGAAGAAGAAGATGCAATGATTCAAGAACAGACTTTAGAACATTTTTCAGAACCAGAAGAGAACATAATTGTTGAACTACCAAAAAATCCTTTAAATGACGATGAAGAAACTTTAGCTATACCCGAAATAGAAGAAATTGACTTTCCTTTAGACATGCTATCTATCGAGGATACAGTTCAAATAAAGAAACGTAATGATGTTTATTATGAAATGTATCGTGAAGCTAGAAAAAAAGCAAAAATTGCCAAGGATTTAGCACTTTCGTCTTATTTAGAAGCAAGAAGAATAAAAAACACCTATATGTTGAATGACATAGTAGATAGCGATAGTAGCGATTTAGAGGACTTGGACGCCGAAGATGAATAACCGAAAAACATTTAGGCGGACCGATTTCAGCAATAAATTAAACGATATAGTATAAATAATTTTATCAACCGATATTATAAACCGATGTTGAAGAATATTTCGCAAGGCGTTTCTAAATTTTTTACTAATGAGCGTATCGTTGTTTTAGTAATTTTTCTTATATTAGTGTGGGGTCTTTTGGCTTATTCTGGTAGCAAAAGCAGCCGTGTAGATACTTTCTTTGGCTCTGATTCCACTCCTTCATATACTGGAGATGTAATACCCGCTAGTCCTGCGTCCAATTCTATGGACAATAATAACGTAGCCGCAACCTCTAGTCCTGTTGATAATACCCACGACTCAATTATGGGTGATTCGTCAATTGCTACAACGGCGAACCCCGCGGATTTATTACCCACGGACCAGAACAGTCAGTGGTCAGCATTAAATCCTAACACCATGAATCAGGGCGACGTACTTATGCCCGATTTACTTCAGGCTGGTTATCACATCGGTTTGGATACTATTGGCCAAACCCTAAGAAATGCCAATCTTCAATTACGTTCTGACCCTGTTATTCCAAGGTCTCAAGTAGGACCCTGGAACCAAAGCACCATTGAGCCCGATTTAGGCAGAGTAGCACTCGAAATTGGCCAAGGAGGTCATTAACGTCGAAACATTGTTTATAATAATTTAAATACTGTATTAAATTATTATATGGTCTTATTTTAGAGATACCATGGACTATGAAGACATTATTGGATTTACCGTTATTATAGCCTTTTTGTGCTTTTCATACTATATTTATACAGATGGTATTGAAAGTTTTCAATTAAATTGTATTATTTCTACGGTTGATGGGGAAAAATATTGCGTACGTGATAGGTCAAAACTACAGGATGCCGCCGATTTATTAGCTAGTATGACTAAAAAGTGTAAGGACTTGGTTGAATATTGTGGTAAGAAACATCCCGATAACGAAGCAGTAAAGCGCTTGGTAGCTGGATTTAAACCCAATAAAATCATGGAAACATTACCAACTAGTTCCTATACAGCATATAGCGAGAACAAGGGCGAAAAAATTGCGTTCTGTTTAAATACTAAAAAAGAGGAAAATGATGGGCTCATTGATATAGAAACCTTGACGTTTGTTGCTATTCATGAGCTATCGCATGTTATGACAGTATCGATTGGACATAAACAAGAATTTTGGGATAATTTTAAATTTCTTTTAGAAAATGCAAAGGAGTCTGGTATTCACGTTCCTAAAAATTATAAAGAGGAGCCCGTAGAATATTGTGGTATGAAAATTACGGATAATCCTTATTATGATTCATAAAGAACATTCTTCTAATTGGGTCAATTCGTTTTTCGTATTCACACCTGATACGTAAATGTTCTCGTTTTTTTCCAATTGAATTGTTTTCACAGGTATAAATCTATTTTTTAACAGTTTTATTATATCTGTTAAATAATATTCCTGTTGCGCATTTTCATTATCAATTTTGGGTATAAATTCGTTTAAATAAATTGAGTGAATACAATAAATTCCTGTGTTTATCAATGTTATTGATTTTTCTGAATCGCTACAATCTTTCTCTTCAATTATTTGCAATAAATCACCTCGTTTATTAATTATTGCTCGACCGTATCCTGTTGGGTTCTCAAAATTGGCAGTCAGAACACTAATATCGCTGTCTTGTTCTACTATTTTTTTAAGCGTTTCATAATTCATTAAAGGCATATCTCCATTTACAATAAGTACCTTTTCTGCGTCTTTATAATCTGGTAAACAGCATAATATGGCGTGTCCCGTTCCTTTTGGTTCGGGCTGTTGTACAAACGTTATATCATTAATTCTTATATATTTTAATAAGCATGCTTGAATAATATCATGAAATTTACCTGTAACTATTATAATTTTTGTTGGTTCTAATTGTCTCACAGTTTCAACTATACGGACTAGCATAGGCTTTCCTTTAAATAAATGTAATACCTTAGGTAGACTTGATTGCATACGCTTTCCTTCTCCTCCTGCTAAAATAGTTACAGTTAAAGAATTCATTATATTATTTTTATATAATTTATTAATATGAAAATAACGTATTAACGAGATTGCAATAAATTTCTCATGTTACTTGTAACTGTCGTTTTAGATGCAGCAAATGTAGGTGCTGTTACTGTAGGAGCAGATATTGTCCTTGCAAAATTATATTTGGGTGTTGACTCTGTCGCTGATAATACGGGTACTTGATTAAATCCATTAGACTTTAAATAACCACATACATATTGATATAGCTGATTAACAGAAACATTATGACGATAATTACGTAATCCATTAATAAAAGCATTTGTAAAGGCACCCTGCGACGTTTCATCAGCTTTAATAAATGCGTCTGCGCTAGTTTGTTCATCTTTACACCCACTAATTATGCAAATATTCGGATTAGCAATAGTGCCTACCTTATTATTTTGTATTTTTGACCATGAGATAGGGCTATTATATTGGAACGACCATTCTAAATCGCACATGGTGCCACTATGGCATGCGTCAAATAACAATAATGCTTTACATTTAATATTTTTAACAATAGCTAACAAATCTTTATCCGTAATAAATCCGTTTGTTTGAAAATCGCAGGGCACTAAAATATTGTCTAATCCATTATTTGTGTAGGAATTTTTGTTTGGTATTTGAGAACCATGGCCGCTATAATGAATCCATATTTCATCTAAACTTGTGGATTTATTAACAATATCGGTCAAATTATTAATAATATTTGCACGTGTTGGCATAGTTGCTGCATTATTTATGTCGTCTCTCAAAATTGTTATGCTATCATAATCGTACGCATCCGTTAAAACGTCTCGTACATTGATAACATCATATACACACCCTTTTAAAGTGATAGAAGGAATAGCCAAATAATCAATACCGATAAGTAACGCACGCTTCATGTTTATATTTTACATGCAGATATTATTCCATAGCGTCAAATCATAATAAAATAATAGATAATTGTATATAAATGGAAATTATACCGAAACATGAAATAATAAAGATATTTCGTTATGATTCTGCTGGTAAAAAAAAAGAAGTATACGTTTTTCAGGGCTCTGAATCCGCTGCTTATGAACTTAACGAATTATTTAGCGAAATAGAACTAGAGGAAATAGAAATTTACAAAATAAAAGTTATCTATTCGAAGCAACAAATCCATAAAGATGATTCTATACGTATTTTAAAAAAAAAAATTGTAAATGAAATGGGCTTAACATATGATGAAATTTACATGTTTTCTTATGTTCAAGAAAAAATAAACATATTGCGATTGTATCAGGAAATTACTTCGAATGAAAAATACGATTTTACTCATGCAATGTTTTTGCAAGTATTGAGAAATCTTGGACTACAGCCTACTATTATCAATGAGTTTAATCGCAAAGAAGTATACAATTATGATGATTTAATGGGATTTGGTCTTCATGAAAGATTATTAGATGTTCCAGTATCAGTAGGCCAAAAATTTACTCGTACTATGAATTTTTTGTTTTCGGCATGTCCTTTCCATTTAACACAAGACGCAACAAGTTTATACAAAATGAATCCCGAAAATCCTTTGGTCGAATTTGAGAACCAACTGCTTTTTTATTTTGGTAATTTTTATAGAAACACCATTTATTTATGTACTGCGCCCGAACTTTTTGATTATGCTCTAGGTCATCATATTCAAGAGGAGTTCATAAGTCAAACCTATTATCCCTTATTATTCAATAATGATATTACAAAAAAAAGTGCGTTTGTCGAGAACCGTGCCGAACTATTAACATTGGTGCAAACTAAAACTCTAAAATTATATGATACAATTGATATGTTTTACAATATTTTTTATACAAAAAAATTGGAGATTCCTTATTTAAATCGTGGAATCACTTATTTTGATATAATTATTCATCCTAATAGTAAAACTATAATGCCTTTAGAAGCCATCTTTAAAAATATTCACGCAACACAAACCTGTCCATTTATAAAATATAATCCAGGTTCTCGAAAGGAGAATATTTATCGTTTATATTCACTACAAACAAATAAAGTCGGTAAAAAGATTCCCTTTTTATCTAAAAACCTAATCATGAATTTGTCAAAAAATACCGGTAAATCGAAACAATTGTCTTTATTTAAACAGTGTATTTATGATAGCGCTTTACATGATTTTTTTGTTGATTTTGATTATAACGGTGATATTCATTTGCGCTGCGAATTAACTAAAGCTATCGATAAAGACCAGGTCTTTGATTTTATCGTTCAACATTTTAATCCGACTATACGTACAATGAACCAATTTTTAGATAAAACTGGTTACACATTAGATGAGTTTGTATCATTTGAATTACCCAATATCGAATTTGTTAACCTGAGATATAAAATTATTTTGGAAAAGGTCAAGGATGTTAATATTAAAGAAAAAGCAGGTTGTCTAACTAGTATTTTTGATATAATTGATGATAGTAGTCCAGAGAAAACGGTTTTACGTTATAAGCGCGTTTCTAATTTCCAAAAAATGGACTCGATGAATGCTCTTATTAATGAGATATATAGTCAGACGAATAATGAAAGAGCTGTTGTAGAAAGATTGATGCAAAATTATCAGTTATCAGAGAATGATGCTCTTGTTCATATATCCAAGTTTTTGAATGCACATACACGTATTCAAGGTGCGTTTGTAAACAAAGAATTCTCTATTGCGGAAAATCCTGGGTTTGAAACCGTAATTCGTATTATGCCTTTTGAAAAACAAATAGTTGTTGATATAGATAATATTAATGCTATTGATTATATTGATGCATTATCAATATACATGGATAGCTTTATTCGTATGATTCAATATCCTGAATCTATAAAAGTAAGTGCTGCCAAAATAAAACAAATGTGTAGTCGTACTGATTTTGGTGAAGATGTCGCTGTCAAAAACATGATTGTGCCAAACACAATGTCTTCTGTTCAGCCATTAACATTTGGTAAAAATCTTCTTTTATTAGGTGAAGACGATTTTACCGAAGAGGAAGAAGAAGACCAGGGTTTAATATTAGAAGATTATGCCGATAATGATGATGATGAAGGTTTGATACCGGAAGAAGAAACAGATTATGAACCTACTCTTGAAAATACCGTGCATAGTGATGTTAAAACACAAGATAAGCCAGTGAACACAACAGAAATACTTATTGATGAACGCCCAAAAGAAGATGAAGATGAAGATGAAGGACTTATATTTGACGAATTTGAAGGTGGAGCACCTGTTGATGGCTCTATGTTAGATGGTAAACCCTTTAAAAAGAAAGACATATTTTTCAACAAAATGAAACGCCTAGAGCCAAAAATATTTGGCGTGAAAAGTGATGGTAATTTTGGTTCCTATGCTCAATTATGTGGAAGTAATTATAATAAACAACCTGTTATTTTAACTCAAGCTGAGAAAGACGAAATCGATAAAAATCACCCTGGCTCTTATGAGAACTCCGTTAAATATGGCACTGATTCAAATAATCCTTATTATTATATTTGCCCTCGATTTTGGTGTTTATTAACTAATACGAGTATTACCGAAGAGGAAGTCCAATCCGGAAAATGTGGTACTATTATACCAAAAGACGCAAAAACTATTCCTAGGGGAGCATACGTATATGAATTTACTGATGACAAATATCACAAAAACAAAGAGGGAGAATATATAACACATCACCCCGGTTTCCGTGAAGCTGGTTCAAACAAAGATGGACACTGTGTTCCCTGTTGTTATAGTAATTGGAACTCTGATATTCGTAAAACACGCCGTCAGCAATGTGAAAATCCAGAGGCACAGATTGAACCAGAGGTTAACAATAAAGCACAAAATGTACTTTATATCGTTGGATTTGATAAGTATTTGAAACAATTCCGATTTGGATTTTTACCTCCAGCGGTTGAACGTTTTTTCAGTATTAATCATTCAAAAATAATTACTAAAAACAATCCTGCATTGATTAAAACTAATACACCGGTGCTTTTGCGATATGGAGTAGAACAGTCTTTAAAACAGTCTTTGGTCGGGTGTTTGGCTGATATTTATGCTTCTCAAAAAAATATTGCCTTACCAACTATAGCCGAAATGCGAGATGTTCTGTCTAAGGCTATTACGCTTGATATGTTTTTGAAGTATAATAATGGTTCTCTACCCTCAGTATTTAAAACTGGGTCGGTTCGCACAAAACTTGGTGCTGATGTTATAGGTAAATATTCGGGTACTGATTTTTATAAATCATTGGATACTGCTAATGAGGCACAATATGATTTTTTAGAAGATACAATAAGTGCTTTTGAGAACTTTTTGGCCTTTATACGAGACGAAAATTCGACCATCGACCATACATATTTATGGGACGTGGTAACCACAAAAAATCCTGCTCTGTTCGATAGAGGATTTAATCTAGTTATTTTTACAATAGTAAATAATGACATTACAGATAAAGTAGAGATTTTATGCCCTACAAATTCATATTCAAAAAACCATTTTTCGTCATTGAAAGACAGTATTTTATTGTTAAAACACGATAATTTTTATGAGCCCATTTATCAATATGAGCTCAAAGAGAACAAAATTATTATCAAAAAGTCTTTCCATGAAGATAATATTATGAAAAATGTTAAAAAGACTTTTGCTGCAATTAAAAACTCGATGAATGAATATTGTAGTGCTTTGCCTAGTATGCCAAAAGTATATCATTTCAAAAAGAATATAACTGCTGAACAATTAGCTGATGTATTACAGAAAGCTAGTTATTCTATTGGTAGCCAAGTAATGAATTATCAAGCTAAAATAATAGGCTTAACAATAACTAAGCCTACTGGAGAAAAAAGTATTTTTGTACCGTGTTTTCCATCAAATCAATTGGATAATTTTAATACGGTATCAATGGAATCAAATGTTTGGCAAAACTATCGCATGACGCGAGACGAATTGACTCATTTATCAAAAAAACTTAAACTACCGATTAGTCCACGTTTTAAACTAATTGAAAATAATATGATTGTGGGTTTAATAACTGATACAAACCAATTCGTTCAAGTATTTCCTCCGGAAGAAAATGTTGAAAAAGACGGAATTGAGGAAATTCAAGGAACGAATCTTGCTCTTGCCGATAAAGCCTTGGCTTTAAGACAGGAAAGTGACCCAACTCGAGTAACAATGATTCGAAATATAGCACTGGAAACCAAAATATATAATTCATTTAGAAGTACGATACGAGTTCTTTTGAATCAATTCCGTAATCGAAATTACAAAGAACGTATTCAGAAATTTATAAATAGTGATAATATAACATATTTGGAAAAACTTAAGAACGTAGAATTATTATTAAGAAAATTGTGTAAATCAAGCATTCAGTTTGTTGAAAGTGTCCCAGTAGAATTGTTAGATGAATATTTAGATGTGAACGTAGGCAAAGACCGAGGTCAAACCGAGCTCTGTCTTATTAATGAAGAAAATGACTGTAAATTAATTGTTCCAAAAATACATTTGGTGAGTGCAGTTGATAACGAAAAATTGTATTTTGGTAGAATGACAGATGAATTTATTCGTTACCAGCGCATACGCTCTTTTATGTTTGAACCAAAAGTATATTTAAACATTAGTAGCACCAATTACAAAATAAGTGCAGACGAATTTATTATTTTACAATCATTATTAACCAATGAATATTTTGAAAACTTGGTGCCTTATCCTTCGGGAAAATATATAACCTACGATTTTTCTGAGCCAGTAGATAGCCAGAGTTATTTAAATACGAATATATATGATATGAATAAAAAAGGCAATCTAGCCACAGCTATTGATGAAGAGAAAACAAAATGTATCAAAGAAACACGCGATGTCTATGGAAATTCTGAAAGTTATTGGAAACAATTATTTCCAAAAACTGCGAAGGAGGTCGTACTTCAAAAAGAGCCCAATTGTAGTTTCTTTTTGTTTGGTATGATACTTTATGAGAGAACATCCAAATATCATTCAATTCAACAAATTAAACAATTGTTATGGGATGCATACTTACCTTTATGGGAAGATTATAGTATTAAATTTGAGGATATTTTAGCTAAGCAGGGTAAGGTTGACTTTGTCCGTAAATTAAAAGGTGGTATTGTTGATATGGAAACTCTTGTTAAAAGTGAGGAATATTATTTAACTAATTTAGATATTTGGATACTGGCTAGTAAAATGAACTTACCAATTGTACTATATTGCGAAAAACCCTTCAAAAATATGATAGTCGATATAAAATGGCTCGTTTTATCAGGGTCTTCTGATGATTCCTATTATTTTGTACGTAGTCCTATTGTTATTGAACGAAATATTGTACCTGTATATCAAATGGTAAAACCCTGTCTCAAGTTTAGTGAAGTACGTGGATTCGCAGGAATGGTTGAAAGTGGAATGCGGGGAGAAGAGGAATACAAAAAGAGTTTGATATCATTTGATACTTTCTTACGTGAATATAGTACTCGCTAAAAAAATAATATAAAATATATAAATTTATATTACTTATTAATAATGGCAACAAACAGAACTGAGCAAATGAAAAAAATACAGGCTGATGCGCTTGAACTTTTTAGTAGAAAGAATGCGGATTATGGAGATGCATTCGCAAAATATGGTGTTATTGGTGTTTTGATGCGTATAGAAGACAAAATACAGCGTTCATTATCTATAACAAAAAACGGCGTAAACTTAGTCAATGATGAAGGTATCAGAGATACACTGTTGGACTTACATAATTATTCAGCAATGGCTCTAATGCTTTTGGACGAATAATTATTGACTCAATATGTCAACTGCAAAATTTACTAATTCCTGTAAATTTTCGACATGAGCAATAGTATATCGGTTTGTTTCCTTTGCTAATAATGTATTTGCGAAAACTGGTTTGTCGCTTTTAATTATTTTTCCTAATTTTGTATAAACTTCCGTAACCCAATCATCGCAGTACCAGTTTTTAATCTCCTTTGGATAAAAATATCCAAGTAATTCGACGTGTTTTTTATGTAAGAAAGGGTGAGTAGCGATTCTTATATTATCTTCGTCTATAGCCCAACCTAAACATATATCTTCATTCTTTTTGAAATATTCAGTGAACTTATTGACATAATCAAGTTCAAAAATGTTTAAATCATCCGCAAATACAGATATATATTCTGCGTCGTATTCATTTATTGCAACTGTGGCAAGTTGATTTACTATACAGACATAACTTTTATCAAAGTTATTGAAAAAATGGAAATGAAAGTTTTCCGGTAGACGTGATTTTATTTCGTCAATGTTTTTTAAATAAAACTCATCATCGTCATCAATACCTATTATTAATTTATATTTTGATATGTCTAATTTTTTCAGTGATGAGTATAAAATGTTTATTACTGCACAAGAATCCACGTTCTGATAATTCATATTTCTTGAAGTAGTTGGTATAATAAACACAACCTTGTCTTCATTCGACATAGTCTCTGTAGTTTTATTATAACAACAATAGCCTATTAGTATTATTATGAAAAATATTATAATATGTGCCAAAATATTTCGGTAGGCCGCTATTTTCATAATATTTTATATAATATATATCTATAATTTATTTTTGTAATGGTTTATATGTAAATCATTTTTCTCATTCATATAGGCCGCACATTTCACATAATTATCATCATTACCATTACTTGTTTCGTTTGCGCCATTGTGTAATGCATCACTACCTTCTCCGTGTTCCATTGGTCTTTCTACTATTTCACCTTTATTTATTATAAAAATGGGTATTTTATTTTTATTTAAATAATTCGATAAGAAAAAGTCGTCCGATTGAAAACAATATTTTGGTAACTGTAATATATATTCATCAGAAATGTCGATAGTGTCTAAAAATTTTTTTTTGTATAAAACACCACTATAACCCTCTAAAAATTCAGAAAAGTATGTATTTGGCGGAATATCTTCTTCTTTTACATGTTTTGGCGGTCCTGTTACTATGTACCAACTACTACTAGATATAACTGAGTCAGGAAAAATTTTTGAATATTTCAAAAAGGTTTCAATCATACCTTTGTGATATAAAATATCATCATCTATAGATATAATTATTGTTTCTGGGTCATCAAATAATCTTCGTGTTGGTAATATTTTAGTTGCTGGTCCAATATCTTCACATTTATTTATTTGAATAAGCTTATTTGATGTGATAAAATCAGGTAGTTTGTCAAATTTATCGCCGGTTCTTTTAAATACGTGAGGTAAATTTAAAACAATCGCGCTCGGTAAAATTGTTTGCTCCATAATTCTATCAAGAGTCGGTTTTATTTTAGATATTCTTTTTGGGGATGTAGTTAATGATATTACTATATCTGGTGATATACCTTCATTTAATTTCTTTCCGCATGATAAAAATAAGGATGTAATTAAAATTGCACATAAAAATAAAATAAAAAAGATAGACGATGATTTCATAAATATAATATATGCTTATAGATTATATTTATGATTATTAAAAAAGAAAAAAAGGGTTCAGTAACTGTATACCATGTTGGAAAAGATTTTGATAATACTGTTATGGAAAAGAAAATGAATACTTTTCTTAAACGAGAACAAATATCTTTAATAATTGATGATGATACTGACGTTTATACTGAAGATGGTAGACTTTTACTCACATTTAGAAAAAATGCTATAAAAAATAAGGAGCATATTGACCAATTCTATGACAATATTATTAAATTTGCTAAAAATGTAAGTAGTAATCGCGGAAATGCATCTGGCGCAAAAAAGATTGGCTTGGATACAAATCCTAAGGTTATGAGCAATATTTTTGGTTATTTTGATAAATGGTCGGCTTCACAAAAAATTATTTTTCGTAAATTAAATAAAACGCCGAAAATCAGTGTTCGTGAATGCCGATTTAATATGGACCATCCCGAGGAATATAAGAAAACTATTCCTATGATTCAAGATATTGATGAACAATATGCAAAATTAACTCCTGAACAGTATCGTCTTCAGAGGCGTAAGGCAAATCAAACTCATTTTAAAATTCCAAATACTTCTTTTACAACTGTAACCACTAATGTTAATTATCAGACAACTGTTCATACTGATAAAGGCGATGATATTGAAGGGTTTGGTAATTTAGCTGTTATTGAACGTGGACATTATGAAGGTGGAGAAACCTGTTTTCCTCAGTATGGTATTGGTGTAGATGTACGTACTGGTGATATTCTTTTTATGGATGTTCATCAACCCCATGCTAATTTACCTATTAAAAAGCTCACGGAAGATACCATTCGTCTTTCTATAGTTTGTTATTTACGAGAACGTGTTTGGAAAAATTCTATGGGAAGAACCAAAAAGCATTTTGAGCGCTACAACAAGACAATCAAGAAAATATTTAATCGTTAAAATGAAGTTGTCCAAAAAAAATAATAATATAGTATATACATTAATATACTATGTCATCTGATTATGTTGTTGCGATACCCTCATATAAACGCACTAACGAATTAATAAATAAATCTCTCAAGACACTTAAGGCTGGTGGTGTTGCAGCTGGTAAAATACATATATTTGTTGCTAATAATGAGGAACGCGATATTTATGAAAAGGCAGTTCCTAAAGAGCTTTATGGTAAAATTGTCGTTGGCTTAAAAGGTATAACAGCTCAGCGCAAATTCATCGTAAAATATTTTCCAGAAAATAAATACGTAGTTTCTATCGACGATGACGTAGAGCAAATTGAGAAAATGGATGGACCGACCAAGCTCGTAAAAATTAAAAACGTAGATAAATTTTTTCGAGATGCATACGATGAATTGAAAAAACACGGTCTTTATATTTGGGGTATTTATCCTGTTCGTAATCCCTTTTTTATGAAGCCGAAAGTAACCACTGACCTTAAATTTATCATTGGTGTGCTTCGTGGTACAATTAATCGTCATGATAAAGATTTAGAGCCATCCGACGGAGCGGAAAGTAAAGAAGATTATGAACAGTCTATTTTATATTTTAAGAAAGATGGAGGTGTCGTTCGATATAATAATATCACTACCAAGACAAAATTTAATGCCCCTGGTGGATTAGGCACTGAGCGCCATGCTATGAATAAAACGGCGGCCGAATATTTAAAGAAAACTTACCCTGATTTGATTACTATTTTTCATCGTAAGAATGGTATGACCGAAGTAAGATTAGCAAGGGCCAAGAGCGCTGCTACACTAAAGAACGTGTCGGTATCGAAACTTAAAAATAAAACACAGAAAAAGAGATAAACATTATACTATCAAAATATATAATGTTTATAAATTTAGTAGATACTATCCTACATTGTATTTACTCATTTTTTATGGCAGATTATGAAAAAATTAAAATAAAAATTGATGATGAAGAAAAAAATGCTCTTCGTAATGATAGTTATTATATTACAATAGGAGATGCTTTTGACCATGTTCTTGCTAGTGATTGATTAAAGACCAATATCATAATCATCATCGCAACCGCCAACATCTGTATGTTTTATCGCGCTTAAATTGTTTTGAATAATTACATTATTTTTAGCACAAACATCGGTTTTATCTTCCATCCCACCAAATTCTTTCTCAATTTCATTATTTGCGTCTTTCATGTCTACTTCCACATCTTCCTGATTCTCCATTTCTTTCATGTCTAGAACAATATTAAATGAACCTGTTCCGAAATAACCATGCTGACCCATCATTACACTAGCGCTGACTCCTCGCATATGGTCGAACTCTGCATGTCTTGATGCCTTCAGAAGTACCTCTGTATGAACCTCAAATGTCGATTTCGAAATAGGCCCGATATCGTCATTTAAAATACCTGAACGGAAAATAGAGACCATCCCTTTTGTTGAACTCATACGGTCACACAATAGGCTCAAATGATGATAATTAATATATACGTCGCTGAATTCCATCACTTCTACAAACTCATTATAAAGAACTTGACGGGCTGCCTCAATACCAAGAATATTAAATATTTCATTAATGTCATTACTGAATGTGCGGTTACCATCTATAAAATCTAGTGCCAAAACCTCTAGAAGATTTGAACCAGTAGTATCCAAAATCCAAGTATCTTTCTTGATAAATTTACCGTCTTCTTTTTGGATGAGACGGTCATCCACTTTTTTATCCATAATAAGTTGGTTTTGTAGCTTTCTAGGGATAACGTTTCTGATTCCATTTATTCCACGGAGAACAATATTATTTAAAATTGTATCCTGAAAATTACGCAATAGATAAATCTCGTCAGATTGGTCGAGTGTCTCTGCTACACCCTTTGGCTTCTTTTTATTTAGTGCGTTGCTATTTAGTCTGAGACGGAAAACTAACTTTGTTGAATTATAATCTGAATATGCGCAAGTGATATCATTATTATAACTGTTTGTTATCGTAAAATGTATATCATCCATCGTAATATTTTTGTCCAATAGAGTTTCTGCATCCATTTCAATTCGAATAATCCACTTTGATTTTTGTTGGCCATCAACAGAAACATCTCCAGAACATTGCTTCATCATTTCCTCGAATTCGTAAAATTGCTCCATAAGTAGCTGGTCCTCTTCTATATTCGTGGTTTTGTCGTTAGGGTCGAAACAAATTTGTACTGATTTTACCACATCTACTAATTTTGTATGCTCCAACATATTTGCATATTGAGTAGCCTTATCTTGTTCACCCTCGTCTAGTGGCTTTAAGTGGACAGTTAACGAGGGATTCTTCGGATTCTTGGTCAATCGCAAAATCTCCTCAATACGAGGTACACCACGAGTAACATTGGATTTTGATGCAACACCAGCAAGGTGAAACGTATTGAGCGTAAGTTGGGTTGTTGGTTCACCTATAGATTGGCCAGCAATTACACCTACCATTTCACCTGGATGAACAATTGCCTGCTTGTATTTCAGAACCACGTTTTCAAGAAGAAGTGTTAGGCCCTTCTTGTGAAAACGTTTATTAACCAACAGGTCTTTTGGTGTCAAATAGTAATAATAGAGAATTTCGAATAGTTCCGTCGGTGGAGCATAATGGATTGCCTTCAATTTATTCATATATAACTCAATAAGCTCAAATGCTTCGAGCGGACTAATATCAACAATAGAACTGGCATTGAGATTCAATTGACCCTGCGCGTTCGCAATCATATTTTGGAAAGCAACTGGTACCTTCACAGTATTATCGTTTTTATTCTTGAAAATATTATTAACAATTTCGTCGCGCGCTTGAATCATTTTTTGAATATAACTCATACACTTTTCCTTTGTTTCGGGGCGCTGTCTTTTGAGGCGTGTAATAGTACCTTTCGCATAAATGTCAAGTAAATCATTGTGTTGGTCATTGATTCCTACTATATCATAATGCATATAAATATCCTCTGTGCTCATTCCTATAAGTGGAACTGTTTGATTTTCCGCCTTAGTGGAATCAAATCCATCATCACCATAAGCGAATTGGATAATTTTTCCTTTATTATTACGAACTGTCATATCATACTCTACCTTTAGGTCCTCAAGACCCTTGATAAGTCGTCTTTGAATATAACCAGTTTGACTCGTCTTAACTGCTGTGTCAATAAGACCGATACGACCGCCCATAGCATGAAAGAATAATTCGGGTGCTGTTAGGCCAGAAATATACGAATTTTCGATAAATCCGCGCGCACCCGGACTGTCGTCAAATTTATTGAAATGGGGTAGTGTTCGACTATCAAAACCATAAGGAATTCGCTTACCATCTACGTTGGTCTGACCCAAACAAGAAATCATCTGACTAATATTAATGGGTGTACCCTTAGAACCAGAGTCCACTATCATTACAAAACGGTTCGATTTACTAAGAGACTTACGACCAATCTTACCAGCCTGGTTAGTGGCATCGTTTAAAATATTATTTACATTATTTTCGAATTCGGCCATATTTGTTGTCGCCGTATTGTTTTCAAAAATACCAAGATGTACTTTTTCTATAAGTGAATGTACCTTTTTCTTTTGCTCAGTGATAATATTAATAATACTCTCCTGTGTTTGAGCGTTAGAAATCAAGTCACTGATTCCAACGCTAAATGAACTAGATTTCATGTATTCTGTCACTATATTTTGAAGGTCGTCAATGAAGTTGGCGGCGGCCATACATCCATAATCATTATATATGCGATGAATAATACCTTTTGTTGTGGATGCAAGAACCGACTTTTCGATTTGCCCACGAACATAGTGTCCGTTATGGATTTCTAGAACATTGTTTGACGACTCGTAGTTTTCGTCCTCGTCATAAAGCTTGGTCTTGTATTTAAGAGTGAGAGGCGATAGAATTTGACTAAGAACATCAAAATTGGTTATTTTATCTTTTCTAAGCGACTTAACGTCAACCTTATTATACATCATCAAGAGGTTCATTGCGTCTCTTGGGCTGAAAGTGATACCTGGTCTTGTGAATCGGTAGGAACCGAGTAGGGAGTCCTGGTAAATACCAATGATTGGTGCATTTGCACTAGGGCTAATCATCTGGTATGGTGTTGCTGCTAGATTGCGCAGCTCTGTTTCTGCCAAAACATTCTGTGGCATGTGCATATTCATTTCCGTCTAATTTTACTGACTTTACGTATGCTTGGAATCATTTTTGACTCTAGCTAGACCATAAAGACACCTGACCTTTCGAATCAGGATTGGAGCACACCTTGAGCGTTATCTGGTTGATTAGACCTTCATTTAACACCTGTAATCATCTGCTCTCTGAACCTTCTCCATACTCTATCATAACGAGTTTAGGAGCTTGGCTGCGGATTGTCCAATCCTTTACATTTTTACCATTGGGTTCGGCTATTAACCGAGTTCCTCGTAAAGGTTTCCCTCTATGAGTGGTAGTAAAGGCTCTAAGGAGTTTCCCGCAATTTGGTTACATTGCCACTCTTTTACTTCTCTATTTGAGAATTTGAAGAATGACTAGATGGTTATATCAATCACATGAGCCTATGCTTAGCTCACATAACTAGTAGACATTCCAATGTTTTTCCGCCAAAGTGTTGTCTACAACTTTGGGGCATCCACCTGTTGGCGACAAAATCTATCGCCATCGAAGTCGGCATTGTAAGGCTTGGTGCAGCCAACATTCATTCGAAAAGTATCACCTCGCTGCATAATCTTCACTATGTGACACATCATAGACATTCTATGTAAACTGGGCTGACGATTGAAAAGAACCGCATCCCCATCCATCATGTGTCGATGAACCACGTCGCCGTTTTCTAGTTTTATTGAGCCACGGTCTACATATCGTAATGAAATATTTTGTCCGTTTTTTTTTTCCAGAATCTTTGCACCAGGCCAAGTCTCCGGGCCGTTTTGAATCAACTTCATTAAGAAATCGCGATTTCTTTCATTGACAACCATTGGCTTGGTAATATTCATCGCGATTTTCTTTGGAACACCGAGTTGTCGAATGGACAAATTTGGGTCACCAGTGATAACTGAACGTGCACTGAAATCGACACGTTTACCCATGAGATTACCACGAATACGACCATTCTTACTATTTAAACGTCCCATAATACATTGTAGAGGACGACCAGACCGTTGAGCCATTGGAACTGCACCCTTTACCTTATTATTCACAATCATAGCAATGAAATATTGTAGAACTGTAGTCATACCTTCTATCACATTGGGCGATGCGTTCGCGTTTAACTTATCCATTAAATCGCGATTTGTTTTGATAATATTACTGTAAATATGAGTTAAATCGTCCTCACTACGCTGCTGTGCGTCATGCTTAACAGATGGTCGCATTGCTGGCGGAGGAACTGGCAAAACCTGACAAACCATCCATTCAGGTCGACACCATGTTGAACTGAAGCCCATGAAATTTATGTCCTCGTCTGATAAACGCTTGAAAATCTTGAGAATAATCTCTGGAGTAAGACGAATATTAATTTTCTTATTATCTGCGCCTTCTGCATCAATGTTTTCCCAAATCGCATAAAGTGTAGCCATTCCTTCCAATTTAACCTTATCTGGTTGTTTACAACCACAACCATCTTCGGTTTTATCACCACATCGCTTCACTTTAGCTGCCAAACTACTAACATAATCCCATCTGTCTTCTGTACTCATTTTGTGCACATGCGGATGCTGATTTTTGTTAATTAATAATTTACTACACTTGAAACAAACACACTTCGATATTTTCATGATTTCTTTGATGTGCTGAATAAAGAATACAGGTCTGGCTAACTCAATATGTCCAAAATAACCAGGTGTATCTATATAGGTATATCCATCGGTTGGGCAAATGATACCAGGTTCCAGAACTCCCATTCGCGGGTCAAAGAGACCACCAACTACTGGTTTATTGTTAATATAAGTATCTCGTGATGTTACTTCGACGACCGAATTCTTACGTATTTCTTCGGGTGATAATATACTAAATTGTACACCAATAATTTTGGATGGGGGTTTGTGTTCATTTGTCTTGTTTTGATGTTGCGACATCCCAATCTAATATATATATTAAGGTGACTTTTTATATTCTTTGAGAATCAATTTTTTTCATAAGAAAAGTTATAAAACTAATCTTTTGAAACTAAAAATTGATTTTATTAAAATGTTTAATTTAATCGTAACTATTTAAACGGCTCCTGCTGTTATTATCTAAATCATGGCAAAGAAGACAACTGTTTACAATACCCGTAACAATAAGAAGAACAAGCTTAAGAAGTCGAAGGATGACTCTGACAGCGACGTAGATGTTATGGATGATGATGATAATGATGAGGATTATGAAACGTGTAGTGATACCAGTGATTCTTCTTTCGTTCCTGAAATTAAAAAGAAAAACAAAAAGTCTCTCGTAGGAAATGATGAAGACGAAGATGAAGAGGAAGATTCCGGCGAATTGGAGTATCGTCGTAAGTTTGATAAGTTTCTTGATAAATTGTTTCCGTCAAATTATATGAAGCAAAAGATTGCCGAGAAAAAGAAGAAGTCTCCGAGCAAGTCTAAATCTAACAATAAAACTAAGTCAAAATCAAAGCCAGTAATTGAAGCTAATTCTGATGCCGATGCTGATGAAGACGAAGATGAGGATGAAGATGAAGGCGAGGATGATGATGAAGACGAGGATGAAGATGATGATGAGGATGAAGATGATGAGGAGGATTTGGACGAGGAAAACGCAAAGGTAATGGATATTGTATTCTTCGGTGGTTCAAATGACAATTATGTTTATCCTGATGATTATAATGAAGAGGACGATAATGCGGATTGTGATAGCGAAGACGAAAAGGCGTTTATGAAGGAAAATTATGAGCCTATTGCTATGCCAGTAAAAGAATCTAAGAAGTCAAAGATTGTTAAGAAGAAGGATAAGAAGAGAAGTTCTCAAGCTGATGAAATCGGAGAAATTACTGACGTTGAGCAGGAATATCTTGATTTGACAGAGACAAAGAAAACTCTTACAGTACAGCTTCATAAGCGACCGAATAGTAAGATTCTTATTAATGCGATTCAGGATTGTGACAAGTCTATCAAAAAGCTTGTTAAGAAGGCTCGTATTCGGAATGCGCGCGCATATCACAAGCTTATCCATGACGATACACAAGAGACAAACGAAATCGATTATTTTAAGAAGAAGCTTTCAAATAAGGAACAGCTTCGTATTATGAAAGATTTGAAGGAAATCAATTCCCACGTTAATATTGACCGTCCTTATCGTCTTGCTCTTCTCCAGTCTAAGATTCCTCCTAAGTTTAAGGCCTATGCTTTGCAAAAGTTGAATGCACTTAAGCATTTGGAGCCAGGAGACAATGAATATTATAAAATTAAGAATTGGGTGGATACATTTATGCGAATCCCCTTTTGTTCCTACAAGAGCCTGTCTATTACTATGGATGACGGCGTTGAACGATGCCACGATTTCATGAATAATGCCATGACTATTCTCGATGAATGTGTTTATGGTCTGAATGACGCGAAACTACAGATTCTTCAAATGGTCGGCCAGTGGATTTCAAATCCTAGCGCTATGGGAACCGCAATTGCCATTAAGGGACCTATGGGAACTGGTAAGACTACTCTTGTTAAGGAGGGTATTAGTAAGATTTTGGGTCGTGAGTTTGCGTTTATTGCGCTCGGCGGAGCAGGAGACAGTAGTTTCTTGGAGGGACATTCTTATACCTATGAGGGAAGTACATGGGGTAAGATTGTACAGATTATTATTGATAGTAAGTGTATGAATCCTGTTATCTACTTTGACGAACTAGATAAGATTAGTGATACACCTCGCGGTGAGGAAATTGTTGGTATTTTGACACATCTTACAGATACATCTCAAAATAGTCAATTCCACGATAAGTACTTTTCGGATATTGATTTTGACTTAAGTAAGTGTCTGTTTATTTTCAGTTATAATGATGAGTCAAAGGTGAATTCTATTCTTAAGGACCGTATGTATCGTATTCAAACAAAGGGATATGAAGCCAAGGAAAAGATTACGATTGCGCGAAATTATTTGTTGCCGAAAATTCGTGAACAGGTTAATTTTAGTGAAGCAGATGTAATTATTCCGGATGATACTATTCAATATATTGTTACTAGTGAAAATCTTACAAAAGGTGAGGCAGGTGTTCGTAATTTGAAACGCTGTCTCGAGATTATCTATACAAAGTTGAATTTGTTCCGCCTCATTAAGCCAGGCTCGACAAACATTTTCGCAAAGGAGATTAATTTGGAGGTTACGTTTCCGTTTACAGTAAGTCGAAAGGATGTAGATGCGTTTATTAAGAACGAGGAAAATCAAAATCAGTCTATGCTAGCTATGTATTGTTAAACCATTGTTTGAAAAGAATAAATAAAAATTACATAAAAATATTTTTTTATGTAATATATGTGCAACACTATAGATAAACTTGTTCGTATGAAAAGAAAATTGGAAGATTTATTAAAAGAAGGTGTTAATAATCATTTACAAAACGCGGTTTTGTCGATAGAAAAGTATTTGTCAGAAACATGTAAACATGATAGAGTTCGTGATTATATTGATATTAATCCAGAGACGAGTATTCCTATTGAATATTGTTCGATTTGTTTTACTACATTTTAATTATATATTACCACCACGAGTTTGTAATTGTGCGTTTTGTTCGTCATTTAAACATAAATACCCACCAGAGTTAGAGTAAGGACCGGGTTCGCATGACGAACTTCCTTTCGCTTGGGAATAAATATCTAAAGCCTTTTCTTGTTGTTCATATTCACCAGAAACGTCATTTAACGTCGCAAAACTTTCGCGTCCTGCAAAAGTGGTACGAACAACGGGTGCACTTGCTGCTTGTGAAATAGTGTCATATTCGCCAGAAACAGGACCAGACGTATAGTTACTACTGTTCTTAAATAATAACTCGTTATTTGTATTCTCATTATTAGCAATTCCTTGTGGAGTAGCAACCATGTTTGGTGATTCTCCTGTATCACCGTCATGAAGAGCGCGATCCATTGTATGCGATGAAGAATCGTTCATTATTTGGCCTTCATTATCATAATTTGCATCACTTGTTCCTAGAGGTAAATGTACATTATCGTATCCCTCAGAATCATATGGTTTGAAATAAGCGCAAGATTCGCATAATGAAATTAAAACAACAACGACTAGAATTACTATAGGAATAATGTATTGTGCATTAAATTTCATTTTGTATAGATATTTCGGAGATATTATTTATATTCTAAATATCGGCTTTCTCCATAGTCTCTACTATTCTATCTAAAAGTCCCTCCTTCTGATTATTTTCTACAACTAAAGTATCGTTATCCATTTTAGTAAATAACCAAAGCTTCCTAAAATATTCATTTGCTGTTTCTATAAAATTAGTATTCAAGTTAAATGCGTTTTCAGATTCTCTCAAATCAAGTCCACTGAAAAAGTACCTGTAAATAAAAAACACTGATACTATTAACGTTAAAACAATAAAATAGCTGTTTTTTTCTACATAATCGTAGAGGTCAAATGAATTGTCATCCAAACTGTCTAAATATTCAGTCATCAGTTTAATAAAATACGGAATTATATTTTTTGCGCGTAATGAACATAAAAAATTTATCCTTAATTTATTATAATGAGTTGTATCTCAGAAAGTATACCCCTTAAATCATTAATTGACGAATCAGAATACGTCAATAACACGGAATCAATACGTAAATTAAAGCATAGTACTAAAATTCGTGATGACGTTAGGCGATTAGATACATTTAAAAGTCAGAATAATGATTTATTTAAAAATAATATCGAGCGTTTTTTAGAATTAGCCATAGAACAAGCTCCGTTTTTGTACAATAATTATATGGACCTTTTCCATAAGATGGTGAAAGACGAATTAGATTTGACTATTATGACTAAGCTTTTAATTGTGCTGAAAATGATTGAGGATGGCTCTGTAGACCAATATAAAGGTTCTGTTATGGTCGGAAAAGTCCTGAAAGAATTATATATTGATAGTGCAGTAAAGAGAGGTGATAATTTAGATAAAGAACATGAAGAAGAAAAGCCCAAGTTTATTGAGGGGCAATCTATTTCATGGAAACAATATAAAAAAAATTACATTTAATATGTAATAATGAACGCTAATATTGAGAGTAAATATGCCGTTTTAAAACTTTTTATTAATCCGGACAACATTGAACTCCGTCAGTTATATGAGAATCATGTTAATAAGCACAATAACGATGTTATTTATTCATCGCATCCGAATTCCGGTTTTGATTTGTTTATTGTTCATGATGTGACTTTTGACCAGGAATTAGATACTAAATTTGTGGATTTAGAGATACATTGTGAAATGGTAAATACCGATAATATAAGCACTGGATTTTATCTTTATCCGAGGTCTAGTATTTCAAAGACGCCATTAATGTTGGCAAATCATGTTGGAGTTATTGATAGTGGATATCGAGGGAGAATGATTAGTGCATTTCGTTGTTTAAATAGTAATGAATGCCCTTTTAGCGTACAAAAACATACACGTTTGGTTCAGATTTGTCACCCATCATTATCTCCCTTTTTTGTTCAAATTGTAAATGAAATTGGTCATTTGTCACAAAGCGAACGAGGCTTGGGAGGTTTTGGTTCTACGGGTCGTTAAAAATATGAGTAAATTATTTCATCTGACGATATATAATATGTCAAATGAAACTGGACATCTGCAAGTTTACAAAGGCATTTGTTATCAAAAAACTTATCAAAAAAAATATCAAAAAATAATTGTACTGGATTTAGATGAAACCATAGGTTCGTTTGGTGATTTAAATATTTTATGGAATGCGTTAAACAAAATAAGAACCCTGGATAAAGATAAACTACAGGATTCGTTTAATGTTCTCATTGATATGTACCCTGAGTTTCTTAGATACGGAATATTAAATATTCTAGAATTTCTTTATTTTAAAAAGGCGTCTGGTCAGTGCGATAAATTGTTTATATATACTAATAACGTCTGTAATCCACCGTGGGTGACGCTAATAGTATCCTATATCTATAAGAAGTTAAAAATATCAAACAATTTGTTTGATAAAATTATATGTGCGTTTAAAATTAATAACAAAATAGTAGAATTATCTAGAACAAGTAAAGAAAAAAGTTGTGGAGATTTGATTCGATGTACGTTATTGCCAAAAACGACCGAAATATGTTTTATTGATGATAATTATCACCGTGATATGATAAATGATAAGGTTTATTATATTCAACCTTTTCCTTATCATCATGGCCTTTCGACTGAAACAATAATAAAACGTTTTATTTTATCACAATATGGTTCTGATTTTATGCAAAATACAAATATGGTTCATACATTTGAAGAGTATATTAATGATTGGTTTTTTTTTCACCGCAAAGAAAATGATGAAATTGTATTCACGCGAGATATTGATGTCTTTGTCGCACAAAAAATGATGTATCATATCAAAGAATTTTTTTATTTAACAAATCGTAAAAATCGTACATATAAAAAACGTTTTTCAAACAAACGTAAAACGCATAAAACTCGTTTACTATCAACCATAGACATATCAATGAATTAACTGATTTAATTTTTCGAATAAACTAAATATTGGTGTCTTGTTATCTCCCTTTATCAACGATTTTTCCGTTTCTTCATATATTTTTAATGGGTTTTCTTCATTTGCATGTAAATAAAGAATGTAGACTAAAGATATTATAAAGAGAACCGTCAAGTCGTTTATCCAATTAATCGTTATACCTTTACGATACAATAAATAAATCGGTAGCGCTTTTACTATTAATATCATAAAAATGTATTTTATAATTAAAACTATGTTCAGTTTGATTAACGATAAATAAATTATTTCGTAAACATTAAACCAAAATGCTGTCCATAATGCTAGGAGTGGACTTGCCGTTTTTTTTATCCATAATACTACAGTGCCTTTAAATTCATATATATTATAATATAGTACAAACCAAATAAATATCCAATATGAAAATAAGAAATCGAATCGTATATATCCTTCCATTTATACTATTCACAGATTTGTTTGTGTATATTCGTATGCCATTAATAATATCTGTTCTTCGTTTGATAACTTTTGAAACGATAAGCATTCATCGAAACGATATTGTATGAATCTATTCATATTGTTTTTAACAAGGACCTGTATACCGTCTTTTAAAAACTTAATATCTACTACTATTCCACCGGTAGTTAATTTGTTGGAATCTCTGCGTATCCAACGCACGTGTCTTCCTCTAAATAGTTCGTGGATTTCGTCTATAAAGCGATAGCCAATTAATTTGTTACATAAGTCCTTTGTTTGTTCCTTTGTTATTGTTAGCTCGGTAATATTGTCAAAAACGTCTTTTGTAATATTTTCCATGGTTTTGTTCTCTAAATAATCGTTTTTTTCATTTTCCACTGAATCTAATATTGCCTCGATGTCTAATGTTGAGAACAGTGTTGGGTCCTTTTTTGCTGCTTCGAAAACTTCATCAATGTTCATGGTATATATAAATCTTAATCTTTATGTATACGTCTTTTTTATAAAATATAATTTTGTTTTACGTAATTTAAAAAATATTGTGTCAATGCCAAATTTCCTAATAAAAATACTGCTGTCCCAAAAATTACGCGACGGTCTCCTTCCGTCATCCTCGTTTTTCGCCAAGGATTAAATCTTATTAATAATACAAAACAAATATAAGTTTGTATAGATATATTGAGATAATTGGTCATAGCTTCATCGAATTTTATTATTTCAAAAAACCCTAAAACGTGTGAAACATGTAAAAAATGAGATATATTTAAAATCAGTAATGTATAAAAATAAAAATTACCGTTTGATTTTTCTATAATGTTATCTATATAGTTTAATAAATATCTCATTTATATTATTCAGATAAAAAAATTAGAAGCTTTTGTTATTAAAATACTATGAATGAATGTATAATAAATAACAAGTATAAAATTGTAGATAAATTAGGTAATGGTCAATTTGGTAATGTTTATAAAGCAGTTCATAAGAAAACCGGTGCCCAAGTTGCAATAAAATTTGAGAACATTGAAATGAGTATTAAACTGCTACAACACGAAACAACAATATTAAATTACTTAAATCGTGAGGGCGTAAAACAAATACCCACTGTTTTATGGTATGGCCGATTTGGCGAAAATCTGTCATTGGTCCAAACATTGTTTGAATGTTCTCTGTTTCAGTATATTCAATCCAGAACCTTGGACTTGGAAAAAAAATACAATATTATAAGAAGTTGTTTGTTAATTATTGAATCCATTCATAAAAAGGGTGTTATACACCGTGACATCAAACCTGATAATATTATGATTAAAGAGGGAACTCTTTATATTATCGATTTTGGATTCTCGACATTTTATATTAATGATGAACGTGAACATATTCGCGATGAACGTATAAATGGGCAAATAACAGGCACAGTTAAATGGGCAAGTTATTATTTACACAATGGTATTAGTCCATCGAGAAGAGACGATATAATATCACTATCTTACATTTTTTTGTATTTGATTCAAGGAAGTTTACCATGGGAAAATCTAGGTCATTTTAATGTATCTGAAAAGAATATAGCCCGTAAAGAACTAAAATCTATAAAAAATATATTATCTGAAATAAACGATTTAGTTCTTTACGAATTTTTGAAAAATTGTTACGAAATTTCGTTTGACGAAGAGCCCGATTATTCCACGTTAATTGATATTTTAAAAAACGATATAAAAAAATAATTAGAATATAAGTACAGAGTAATACGATGAGTACTACCGAGCGTGCATTGGGTCAAGTAAAGTGGTTTAACAACAAGGCTGGTTATGGATTTATTACTATGAATGATAGCAACGACGAGAATGCCGGTAAGGATATCTTTGTTCATTATTCCTCAATTCGTGTTACAAACTCTCAGTATAAGTATCTTACCCAAGGTGAGTATGTTGAATTTTCTCTTGAGAAGTCTACTTCGGAAAAGCACGAGCTTCAGGCAAATGATGTTTCCGGGGTAAAGGGAGGTAAGCTTATGTGTGAGGTTCGTCGCACTGTTTACTCCGAGACAGACCGCCGTCCTGTTCGCTCCTACCGTCGTTTTGAGGATGACAGAGAGCAGCAACAGGAGCAGCAAGGTGAGGATGATTTTAAGAAGGTTCAGCGTAAGAGACCTGCTGTTCGTAAGCCTCGCGTTGTTCCAACCCCTTCAGTTTAAATATATTCTATAAAAACAAATGGTTTTATAGAATTAGCACGCCGATTTATCAATAACTACTTCCTTTGCTATATTACGTAATATTTTTTCGCGATTTTTTTCATCTTCTTCTGGTGTTTGACCACCCAATACTGCTAACATAATTTTTATAAAATTCTCGTTTTGTTGTGTATTATTAACAGTACATTCTGGATACTCTTTTTGCCAAGCTAGCATTTGCTGGAAGTTTTTGTCGGCAACAACCTTTACTGCTTTTGTGAGACGTGACTTGTCATCATTCTCTTTTTCCCATACGTCTTGGTCCTTTACATACATTGTTTCGCGTTTTACGTCAGTGCAATGTATGGGTCTCTTGTGAACGTCCATTTCTTTTAAGCCATTTACGATAATTTTTGATATACCTTCTACGTATCCTAATCGACCAGTTTCCTCGAAATCCGTCAATTTCAACTGTAATGAATTCACGAAATCCATTAGATTCAGTGCATCTTTACACGTTTCATTTAAAAACACATTGAGGTTAAAGCTGTTATTGTGTGTAGTAATATTGTTTTGTATCATTGTATTCTGGCTAGCAAGCTCATTAATTTTATTATTTTGTTCCACTAATAACGTTTTAAATTCATTTGTTTGTTTTACTATTTCCAATAATAAATTAGCGTTTATTGATTTGTTATTGTCCGATAAAACTGCTTTCATTAAATCATCTGCGTTTGTCCCGGTACATTTTTTTTTGTGATTACAAAGGCTTGACATATGCTTATATGTTTTTCCGCATTTACATGAATATTCACGGGTTTCATTATTTGGGTTTGGGACAAATCCATTCGGATTTGTTAGTAAATTATGTTTACGGGTGGAATTATGTTTAATAAAATCCTTTTTGTTATTCGTAAAATAGTCACACGCCTTGCAAGTATATTTTTTGGGGATTTCTTGGGATTTTTCCATTCGTATAATGACTAATGAGAAAATCCCTAAACCTGCTTACCGCGGCTATGATTTTTTGTAACGCGAAATTTGTTATTTAGTGCATAATATAAATAATATTATGGTAACAAAGTTGAATTAAAATAAATGTCTACCTAGCATTAAAGCAGTGGTGGATTTTTAAATTAGGCAAAATTAGGATTTATTTTTATGCAGCGACAGTTTCGAAATATTTTGTTGCAATGGTTATATAATTAGATAATAAACGTAGAATTATTATTTTTTTGGGATTTTTGGGGACAAAAATATTAGGATTTTGCCTAACAAATTTGTCCCAAAGTGCGTTTTTTGTGTTTTTTCTTATGCAGTCATACAAATAAAATAATTACTGTATTTAAAGCATTATCGAGACAACTCGTTTTTTCGTAAAACTTTATCTCGTACTTTTTCATTTTGGACATTTATAAATGTCCATTTTCAAAAAGTTGCCCTATTTCTTTTTTGGGAATTGGCTGCATAAAATTAATGACCATTCTATGAAAAAATTTGTTAGCATTTTTAGTATGGATTTAAAAATAGTCCGATGACTGCATAAAATAGGTATTTTGTTATTAGGATTCCGTTCGTATTATTACTTTTTGGTAACAAAATCATAGTTGTTTATATTATAATGTCATCAGTGAAAGTAACAAATAGTAAACGGGATTTTTGGGACAAACCAATTAGTATTGTGGCGAATTGATTTGTCCCGTTTTATATTTTGAAATATGCTGGTTTTTGTCTAATAAAATAATGCATTAATGAGAACTTCGGAATCCTAAAAATTGAATCCTTTATATTTTGTAATTGATGCTCATAAAACCAGCTATAATGGCTCAATTTAATTACGACGAGGTTCACGTTGTCTCCGATTCGGAGGACGAAGACCAATATCAGTGGAACGGTATCTATCATCCCAACTTTCCAAATGAGTGGATAGTTAGCCATGAGCCAGAGACGGGTCCAGAGCAATGTGAAAATTGTGCTTATTTTGGTTGCTATCGCGGTCAATTTATTGGATATTGTGCGAATTGTGCTGCTTATTCATATAAAGGCAAACGTGGTAGAGGATTTCTAGGAGATGCTATTGAACTTGTAAATGAGGAAACTATGCAATGGGCTAGTGTATACGAGACATACTTATCTCATGTAGAATTTGCACGTTTTAGCGACGAATTGCCTCCCTTTGTAGAGAACGAAGAATATTCACAAGACAATTATAATGATGATGATGATGAAACCTATAATGTTGAATTAATGGGTCAAAACACGGTTATTGAAGTACATTTTGAGGGTGGCTATGTAGATTTTTAGATTTACAAAAATAAAATAGGATGTATATATTGTTTTTTTATCACACAATATATAAATGAAATTATTAAAGCTAGAAGAATTTCTAAATTTATTTAAAAATGAACCAGGAACATTGTCCGATTTTTTACGTAAAGCAACTGTTCGAACTTCGGCTGGCTTAGTTCCTTTAAAAGAATATATGACTCGAAGGGAAATCGACAAATCGATAATTAAGACACTTTTCGAGAACATAAAAAATCGTAATGAATATTTGACTCGATTTTATAATTTATCTTTACGCATTGACCCTGATTCTTTGAACATTCAAACTGAGCCGATGAAAAATAAACACATGAATAATAATGAATCTATCAATTATAAGATTCTAATACGTAATATGCATTATAAGGGAATATTACAAGATACAAAATCAGGTATAGAGGGTGTTCCGACGTATATTGATGTTCTCAAGGATTTGTATTTGCATTCGATTATTGATTATAAGTTATTGACGCCTAGTGCTTCTGATTATATAGCAAAAGGTCGTATTGGTTCAGTATTCTCATCTTTTTATTTTCGTGCATCTATTATGAATCCATATTTGGTATATTCATTGAATCATTCGGTTCTCAAAGGTACAAAAATTTTTACACCTACTCTCGGTTGGACATCCTATTGTTTTGGGTTCTTACAATGTCCTTATGTTAGTGAATACGTAGGAACTGATGTTATCAAAGATGTATGCACTAAGACACAGGAATATGCGAATATGTATAAAGACAAAAAGACAACCATATTTTGCGAACCCTCTGAAAACTTGGCTAAATCGGCTCAATTTCGAAAGAAATATCGAGAACATTTTGATGTCGTATTTTTTAGCCCTCCTTATTATCGTTTAGAACTATATAAGGGTGCTGAACAAAGTACCAATAAGTATAAATCTTACGAAGATTGGTTAAAAGAATATTGGGAAAACACAATAGAGCTTTGTTATCACGTTCTCGAAAAGGGAGGTCGTTTATGTTATATTTTGTCCGGTTACGGTTCTGATAATACGAAAGAACAATACGATTTGTTAGTAGATATGAATCGTATAACAAAGAAATATTTTAAGGTACAAAGTTCTCAACCTATGTATAACAAAGATGTACATTCAACGAATCATAAAGAAACAGCGGAGAAAATAATGGTTTTTATTAAATAATTAATTCGTTTAAACTAACATTGCTTCATCAAATCCAATAAATTTTCGATTTTGTTCGTCTGCAGTGTGTCCGTTATTTGGACCTTTTCCGTACGTAGGTGGTTTATATAGTTTCTCTATGTTTCCTATATTTTTGAATTGAAGATTTCTGTTTGTAATAATTTCATCGCGAATTAAAAAACAGTTTGAGCCAGTATTATTACAATAAACAATGGAGTAATTGTATTTTTTTGCTAATTTGTCTAATGACAATAATGAAAACCCAAAATAGTTTGTGGAATCCCACATACCATCTTTGTCGTATATAACTATTTTATCTTCATCAGGAGGATGAGAAGCATTATATTCACATATAAGTATATCACATGTATAATTAGCCAATATTTCTTTTAAACAATAAAAATCATTATAATCAATATCTGTACATAAAAGGTTTATGTGTTGTGGCACATTATGGGTTTTAAATAATTCAATAATGTTTTCTTTTGTTATAAATGCTTTTTTTAAATTAATACTGTCGTTTTCATATGAACCATCCATTAATAGCCCTTTCCAGTTATATTTTTCTCTTAAAATTCTAGTATTACATTCTGTTCCTCCTTCTACACCAAATTCAACGAAGTATTTATTTTTAGGGTCATCGTATATTAATTCTATTAATTTGATTGTTATTCCATCCTCTCCGTTTTGAGAGAATACTTTATTTTCATAATTAACTAAATCAATAGTTTCAAACCCCTCGTTAACATATGTAAATAAATACAGGGCTGATAGTATCAAAATCACAACAATAAGAAAAAAAACTAAAGTCCTTCTGTTAAATTTCATATACTATATTATAATAAAATATAGTATGAACAATTAATAATTAATCCCCCTTTTTAACTCGAAAACTATCTTCGTCATAGTGTCGCGTAGATACTTCAAATATCTCACTATCTTCAAGAGCAACAAGTTGGTGTGGTTCTCCTCGTTCATTTGTAATAACATCCCCTACTTCTAAATATTCACTATAATTTATTCCGTTTTCTGTTTCTATCCAATTTAAAATGAAACGGCCTTTAGCTACGTACCAAGTTTCTTTTTTCTGAACATGATAATGCATAGAAAATTTTTTACCTTTATTGAAACACAATATTTTACCACAATATTCCGGGTTATTTACAAATATGATTTCTTTACCCCATCCTTTCTCAACAATCTCACTAGTTATTTTTTTCGATTTGTCGCCTATCTTGGGTACTGGATAAAAAGCATCGATGTTAAAAGATTTATCGTCTAAATAAACGTCATAATTTGGTTTACCCATTATTAATTCGTCATATTGAATGCGCCATTCATTCAATTGTTTTAACGTAAGATTTTTGTGGTCAATACCTGAAGTTGTCCCTCTGGCTGTCCAAATAGTAATATGATTACCTTCCAACTTTAGTTTATTTACTAATTGTATTCTTTCGATAATAGGTTGAGAAAATTCATATTCTGAATTTGATGTTACGCATAATGTATTGTCTAAATCAATAAAATATTTTTTCATTTGTATATAATAAAAAAATATTTTTTATGTTTAATTGTTATTTCCATAATAATGGTAAATTCCTTTTATAATATCATATTTTGGATTGTAATTTAAATTATTTGTTGTTAATTGTATATCTGCTTTGGTTTCGTTTTGGAAAAATTTATAAGTGTTTGGTATATAATTAATAGTAGAATTGTTTTTAAAATACGACGCTATGATTTCAAATATGTTATTAAAATCAACCGAGCTACCATAACCACAATTATAAATATTAGTAGTTTGAGACATTCCTGCTAATAAATTGCATTTAACTACATCTTTAACGCATACAAAATCTCTTTTTTGTTCTCCGTACTCAAATAAATTTACATTATTGTTGTTTTTAATGTTGTTTAACATTTGTCCTATCATAGACATCATTTTTCCTTTGTGATTTTCTCCCGGCCCGTATACATTAAAATATCTAAGTCCTATTATAGGTACGGTTAAATTGGTTGATTGTTCTCTTACGTGCGCATCCATCATTAATTTAGATTCTCCATAAACATTAAGAGGATTTTCATTTAATCCGACAATGTTTGGGCAAGATTCGTTTCCATAAACGGCGGCAGAAGATGCATAAATCAGCTTAGCGCGCTTTTTATTGCATATTTCGATTAAATTCACAAATGCATTAAAGTTTGTATCAATCATATTGGTTCTATCGTTGCAAGTAGTATCCACGTTGGCTGCTTCATGAAAGACAATATCAAAATCGCATTCTTCTATTTTGTTTATATCTGATAATAGATTTCCCTCAATATATATTATTTTACTGCTGTTTTTCCAATTATATTTTATTGTTCTATCAAATATGTATAATTTTTCAATTTCATGTTCTAATAGCTCATTTACAATGTTTCTGCCAATAAATCCAGTTCCTCCCGTGACTAATATTTTTTTGTTTTTATAATAGCTAACAATAGAATCATTGACAGTATTTATCTTTTTAAATAAACAAGTTAAAATGTTAGGGTGATATTTTGATTTTGGGTTTTGTCGAATGGTATCTTCAAAATTAGAAGAATATATGCATTTGTATTGAATTTCATTAAAAAAATTAATAAGGGCATCTTTATTAAAATGCCACAAATGTTCATTTTCTTTTTTGTGATGCCATTGTTCAAACCATTCTGGTGAAAAATTATGACACCAAGGAACTGAAATAAAAACATAATCACAGTCTAATTGATTTATAACATAAATATCATCGAAATGTTCTAAACTATCAAAAAAACATACAACATCATAGTGGCGTTTTTCAAATAAGTCAACTTTTTTACATTTATCTGGAATAGGATAATCTGATATGTCTGTTCCGTAACAATTTTTTATTACTCCGGAGGCAACTTTTAAAAAGTCTCCATTTCCGTATCCAACATCTAGTATGCTTTCTGGTGTTTCTGAAAGAGCACCCAGTAAAACACCTAATCTTAGATATGAAAATTGTATGCTTTTTTCTGAGTATTTATTATAATCGTTGCAATATTCAAAATCGTAGTTTATTTTATTAACGTTTATTTGTCTTATTACGCCGTTCTCTAATTTTTCATAGTTTTCCAAATTCATTATAATATAATAATATACTAATACAATATATTATGTTATGAAAGAAAAACGCATTATTAAATTGTATAATGAATTACATTTAGGCGACCAGCTATTTAATGTCATTTTTTTTAATATTAATAAAAACTATATTGAAGAAAACAACATTTTTATAGAATACTATTGTGGAAAACAATATCATCAACAAGTTTCAGAATTTAATTTATCAAAAAACGTTTCTATTCTTGAATATATCCCAGGAAACGATAGTGGTTTTAATTTATGGATAGGTAGTACAGAGTTTGAAGTAAACTGGTATAATAAAAAAACAGAGTATATGGATGTGTTCCTAGTAAATTTTTATAACGAGTTCTTGAAAAAACAAAACTTACCGATATCATTTGAAAAATTAGAGTACAAAGACCCTGATATACAAAGAAGATATGAAGACCTAGATATTAAATATAACAGTAAATATTCAAATCTAGATTTTTTAATAATAAATTCTACCCCTCTTTCGAATCAATACGTAAAAGACATTACAAAATGGAACAATTTCATAACAAAAATGAATTTAAAATATAATATAGTTACCTCAGAAAAAGTTAATGGAGTAAAATGCACATGTGATGATAAATTAACAGTAAAAGACATACAATCTATTTCCGCTCATTCAAAGAAAATAATAGTTATTAGTAGTGGAGTTATACCTGCCTTGTTTAATACCGACACTTTGAATAATGTAGAAACAATTTATTCGTTTAGTCACGTTGATAAATATAGTCATCCGAAATTTGTAAATAAAGAAGACATAGACGAACTATATGTTTTAATAAACAACGAAGAATCATTTCAAAACATGGAGCTGTTTAGTAATGATTCTTCGTTGTTTATATTTTTGATTTTTTTATTAGTTTGTTCTTTATATTACAACAATAATATATTAAACTATTATTACCGTTTAAAAAAATATATAGTTCGTCCAGTAAAAAGAAAAATATAATTTTATGCATATATAACATGTATGAAAGCAATAATTTTGGGCGATGTCTTGTTGGATATAAATTATAATTGCAATACTGTGCGAAAAGCACCAGAAGCAGATATACCAGTTTATAATACATTAAATGTACAAAACATCTTGGGCGGGGCTGCTAATGTTGCGAAAAATATGGTATCGTTCGGTATTGAAGCGGAAATAATATCTGTTATAGGAGACGATTGGTGTGGATTACAATTAAAAACAATGTTGCACGAACTTGGCGTAAAAACCAAATTGTATGTAGATAACAAAAGAAAAACTACGCAAAAAAATAGAGTATTTGATGGAGAAAAATTAATTAATCGATTTGACATAGAAACTATTGAAAACATTGAAGACTCAATATGTGAACAAATAATAGAATATATTAAAACACAATGTGATATTGATGCCATAGTGTTTTCTGATTATGCGAAAGGTTTCTTAACAAAAAAACTATGTGAGAATGTTATTGAATATTCTAATAAAAACGGAATACTTACTTTTGTAGACCCCAAAACAAAAGATGCTGTGAAATATAAAGGATGTTTTTTATTTAAATTAAATTTGCTTGAAGGCAAAATCGTATCAGGCAAAACAAGCAAAAACGACATTATAGAAACTTTAAAAGATATAATACAATGTAAACATTTAATATTAACTTGTGGGGAAAAAGGTATGTATGTAGATTCATTATCTAACCATGTATTTCATAAAAGCAAATTGCAGGTTGTTGATGTAACCGGTTGCGGAGACATAGTGTTATCAGTTGTAACCTATATTTATTTAAAAACAAAAGATATATTATGGTCTAGTAAAATAGCAAATTATGTCGCTGGGAAATGTGTTGGTAAAATAGGTAATTATCATGCATCGTTAAATGATATGGATGAATATATTGACGTTATAATTCATGATAATGAAACTGAAAAAATATTATTTCTTGGTAAAACTACCGGTAAAATTGTATTTACAAACGGCTGTTTCGATATTATTCATTCTGCTCATTTACGTTTAATGCAATTTTCAAAAAAGCAGGGTGACGTTTTAGTGGTAGGTTTAAATTCGGATGATTCTATAAAACGGTTTAAAGGAGCATCGAGACCTATTAACAGTATAGAAGAACGGTGCGAACTATTGAAAAGCCTTGGTTTTATAGATTATATTATTGTTTTTAATGACGATTCTCCATTGAAAATATTAACTTTATTAAAGCCTGATGTTATTGTAAAAGGCGGAGATTATACTAAGGAAACTGTTATAGGAAGAGAACACGCCAAAGAAGTAATTATTTATGACTATATTAATGGTCTTAGCACCAGTAACGTTATTAAGAAAATTGAATTGGCCAAAAATTAAATTCTTTTTTATCAATGCACAGATTGATAAAAACAATAAATGAGTTTAGAAAAACAACTTGCGATGAATTTTAATGTATTGCCAATGGAAATAATATATATAATCAAAGAGTTTGCCTTTATGGAACAAACAATGGCATTTATAAGAATGAAAAAGCGAGAACTAAATCAACTCATTGAAAACGCCGTTTATTCTAGAAAGAATACATCAGCATGGGTATCTCATGATTCGGAAACTTGGATTTTTGGAATTTATTACAAGGATATGACTTATTTTCAATTGGAAAGCGGAAACTGCGCCGATTGTGGACAGTATTTTATAAATAACAGCCCAAAACTAACGTGTCAATGCTAGCATCATTATGCCATAACACAAACATTGACTGCACGAACAAGAACCATATTTTGATAATAACCCTATAAGCCAAATACAATTAGAAACCGGGTATTCCCTCTAAAACTGTTACGTTTTTAGGGAGACCCATCATATCAAATAATCCATAAATATCTGAAGCCAAATAAACAGTGATAGGAAATTCGCAATTTTTTACTGTGCATTGTCCAGTCCACTGTTCTAATCTGATAACATGGTTTAAGCCAATGATGCGCCCTTTAACACCACGATGTTCAGGTAATGGTTTTGCGCGAGGATTGCCAGTTGGTTTTTTGCATCTCCATTCGCAGGATAGTGCGTTTACGTGATTAGGAAATCCAGTTAATAGCGCATAAATTTCCCATCCACCGCCGCGACCATGTGTGTAAACAGCTCCTCCGCTTATTTCTTCATTATGTTGCCGTAAACGTCGCTTTGGGTCATTTGTTGAACCAATATAAGTTAAACCACGATATTTTGGTTGTGTATTTCTCAGAAAATAACAATACCAGGGACCATTATCATTTGTAATTTGACTGAACTCCATTACATATGATACGTCAACTTTTTAATTACAATTTTTGTAATTGTATATTCACATCATTATAATTGCATGATGACTAATTGATGATACCAAATGAATCATTGCATGATATGTATTAGCAATTTTTTGGTCAGGATTAAAACAAAACTGCTCGGTTAGAAATCCATAAAAAAAGATTAGTAATACATAAACAAACGAACCTATTATAAATAAACCAAATGTAATTTTTTTTGGATAAGAAACAACATTTGTTTTAGTGTAAAAAATATAACTACCTGTAGCAACAATTCCTAATATAGGAATTTTATCTATTAAATTCATTACTATTGATTTTGGATAGAAACCGTGAAATAATATTGAAGTGATGATTAATAAATAAAACCAAGTTGAATAATAGTAATATCCATTAAATCTAGCATTTATAAAATTTGTTATAAATAGTAATGCTGTATAAGTAAGATGCTCACGGTAATGTATTAATAATTCTATACTAATCATAATAAATTTTAACTAATTTTATTATAATAATAATATATATGAAACTATATTTTTGTCTTTAATATTTGTTGCTTTATTATTTGTTATAGTAATATCAATATTACAGAACAAGGAACGTTTCGAAAACGAAGATGAAGCTAAGTTCGAAGTTAATTTGTCCCTTTTGTGTCTTATTAAAAACGAGAGAATGAATTTGAAAGTTTTTATTGAGCATTATATTAAGCAAGGTGTCGACCGTTTTTATATAGTTGATAATGGGTCTGAGGATAATCCTTTAGAAGTATTACAACCGTATATAGACAGTGGTTACATTAAATATTTTTACATGCCCGAAAAATATAACCAGCCCGAAAAATATAGGCAAATTATTGTGCAAGAAAATTTAAAAGAAAAAACGGATTGGCTTATAATATGCGACGCAGATGAGTTTTTTTATGGTGTACCCAAAAAATTATCAGATACTCTAAAAGATGATTTTAATCAAAACGATTACATTCAATGTAATTGGAGGATGTTTGGTTCAAGCGGATTAAAAGACCACCCAGAAAGTATATTAAAATCTATTGTTCATCGACAAGAAAACTTACATAAAGAAAAATACATTTTTAGACCAAGAAAGGTAAACGACGTTAACAATATTGCGGTTCATGAAATAAACCAATCATTAAATTCGGTAACTGAAAATGACAAAATAAGATTAAATCATTATGTCATACAATCATTAGAATATTACGAAAAGATTAAAATGAAAAGAGGTGACGTTGCGCATCCAAGCGCAGATAATAAACATAACATGAGTTTTTTTAATTCTATTGATAGCAGCGCTACTTTAATAGATGAGACTCTAGCGAATATGCAGTAATTATTTATAGTTTTTAATACATTCTATAATCTCTTCTGGATAATTCATTTGTTGTAATATTTTTACTGCACCTTGAATTCTTGATATTCCTCGTTTCATCTTATATGTATATTGAATCGTACCATCATCATCCTGTAAAACATCCATTTTATAATTTTGAATAGATTCAGATTTTTTCAATCTCTTACAAATAGAAACATAATGCGTCGTCAACATGAAATTTACGTTCTCAAATTTACTCAAGTAAACTAAAAACGCATAGGCTGATTTTGTTGCCTCGAGTGGGTTTGTTCCTGAATACAATTCGTCAAATATGCAGAAATGTCTTGTTGTATTTTGGTCGGATGCTCCAATTATATCAATAATTTCTTTACAGCGTCTAGATTCGGCTTGAAAAAGACTGTCGCGACCCGATGTATCCGGAATATTTAAATAAGAATGAATATGAGTATATGGCTTTATTGTGCAGTTTTTATAAAATCCGCATCCAATCTGTTGAGTAAATAATATATTAAGCGTAGTGGTTTTAATCATAGTTGTTTTTCCACCAGCGTTAGGAGATGAAATAATGATATTCTTTTTAAGTGTACAGTCGTTTTTAATCGGACCATCATTTAACAAGGGAGGGTAATATTGTTCTTCTATATTACAGTTTATTTCATCTGAATATTGTGCGAAGTGAGTATGTCCGGATTCGATGTTCTCAAAAACGCCTCTTAAATTATCAACATATCCTGCAAATCCACAAGAATAAAGCAGCGCATCTTCATAAAACTTGTTATCATGAATTTCATAATAACACTTTAATAAATATCCCATTTCGCTGAATTTGTATATTGATATTTCGAATGGTTGAATGTTCTCAAATTCACTATACATAGAACGTAATGCAAATAAATTATTGCTTAATTCTTCGAAGAATGGATTATATGTGCGTGCGTCCTTATTCAATTCCATAAATGTTTCCATACTATGAATTGAGTGTTTCACGTATTCTTTCATTTCACATAAATACGTATTTACTTTGGCCATATTATCGTAAAAATTTCGACATTGATTGATATTTTGATATAGTTGTAATAAATAAAGACCAAATGTCACGAGAAGATAGATAAGTTTATCGGGTGATAGGTCTGAAAAACTACTTATCGCCTTCCCAATAAAATGATGCTGAGCGATTGTTTTGAGAACATCGAAATAAGTATTAAAATCAATTGGAACATCTTGCATTCTCAGTATAATAAACGGGAACACTAATAGCAAAATCGGTATAAGAAGACTGGCTATAGGTGACAAAATATTGGCAATTGTTATGGCTTCTAAAAAACTGGGTGATTGGTTTAAATATTTCAGCATGTCCCAATCAATATAACCGTATTTCAAATAAAATTCCTCGTTTTCTTTTGTATCTGACCATATTTCCTTAAATAGCGAACAATTGATTTGATGTTTTGATAACGAGGTAATTTTGTTTCGGTATTGATTCATGTTTTTAAGAACCATTTGGCTATCATTCAAAAAGTCAACGTCGGTAGTATACTGTTTATTCCATTCAACCAATAAGTCTGATGCATAATGATGTGAAGGCTTGAATAAATACTCATATAACGCCTTGTTAGAAGAATTGATTAGCTCTAAATCAGTCGATACTGTTTCGGATAGCTTGTGAATCTTTGATTCATCTAAATATGCTATTGGTAATCTAAATTTGCGTATATTCATATTTTTCATACTATCTGGACAATCTGGTCCCTGCCCCTCAATAATTTTCGGCCGTATCTGCTCGTTAATAATCGTAATTAAATTTAGCATTATACTAAATTTAATGAAAATATTATGGTTCCTCGAGCGCAATAACTTCTTTAAATTTAAATTTATTCATGTAACTTATCCAATCATTTACAGCATATATGGTAACTGCTAACACTGAGCCTCCACACAAGCACAATCCAACACAAATACATTTTCCGAGTAGTTCCATTATAAGGGGTTAAGATTCTAAATAATGCATTTGTATTTATTCGTAGTTACAATATTACTTTCCGTAATCAATAGGCAATTCTTTTATATTTATTTTAAAATGTTCTTCTATTTTACGCATATTAAAAATGTCTCGTTTTGTTACAAAATTAATAGCACATCCCTTTCGCCCCCATCTGCCGCTACGTCCAATTCTATGTAAATATGTACTTGTATCTTTTGGAATATCAAAATTTATTACTGTGCTAACTTGTTGAATATCAATTCCTCGCGCTGTAACGTTTGATGATATAAGGACCCGGAAGTTTCCTCCACGAAACGACTTGAATGTTTTTTCTCTTTCGGATTTGTCTATTGAACTATGAATTTGACAAACCGAAAAACCGTCAGTAGTCATTGCATCGTATAAATCAGTTACACGTTTAACACTATTGCAATAGATAATACATTGACTAATACTAATAATAGAAAAAAGTTTTTTTAGCATATCAAATTTGGCAAAATCATCATATATTGCTAAAAAAAATTGCTCTATGCACTCGAGAGTTAAATCTTCTGCCTTGACTGTTATTTTTACTGGGTCACGCATAAATTTATCTGTAAGTAATAGGATTTCTGGCGGAATTGTGGCACTGAACAAAGCGACCTGTATATTCTTATCAAAATACTGAAAAATATTGTATATCTGGTCCTTAAAACCGCGTGATAGCATTTCATCAGCTTCGTCCAATATGAATAATTTAACAGATGAAAGAATAATATGCCTCCTTTTTACCATATCAAAAATTCTACCCGCACATCCTACAACAATATGCGGACAGTCAGATTTTATTTCAGCCGCGCTTTCTTGTATTGAAGTTCCTCCCACCATTGTTTTAATAACAAGTCCTTTCATTATTGAACCAATAGAAGTTATTACAGTCGATATTTGATTTGCTAGCTCATGTGTTGGTACTATAATCAATCCTTGTATGGATTTGTCATTTATATCTATTCGCTCTAAAAGTCCTATCGTAAATGCACCGGTTTTTCCTGAACCGGATTGAGCTTGTGCAATAATGTCTCGGCCTGATTTTATGTGAGGGAATGTTTTTTTTTGAATGGCGCTAGGATTCTCAAATCCGTACGTATATATACCTCGCAACAAATCGGTTTTTATCTCAAAATCATCCCACTTGTTAAACTCTTCTTCGCCTAAAATTTCACTCTGCATATAAAGTTAACAAAAAAACATTTATATTGGTATTTATAAATATTAAATTATCGAAATGGTATAAATGTTTTTATGCTATTATATTATGAAAATTTATAATTTAGAAGACTATAATCAGATTATATTTGAAGGATTTTCATATCAATTACCAGAATCCATTTTGACTGTCGTTAATGACCTTAGAAAAGAGATAGAATTATTTGCTCCGCTTTCTTCTGTACAAGTGGATGATAAATTAAAAAGAGGCTTTCAATTTGGCGGAAAAAAGATAAAAAACAGGAAAAACGAAAACGCGGAAGATTGGAATACGGTTAAGTCTTTTAAAACTACTGTGATTGATAAAAAAGAGGGTGTAGATAAAATATTAAATGATATTCGTGCTTGCTTAAATAAAATATCTAGTAAAAATTACGAAAGTCAGAAAGAATGTATTTTTAAGCATATGGAGGAGTTATTACCAATTGATATACAAAAGGTTTCGAATGCGCTTTTTGATGTTGCTGGAAATAACAAATTTAATTCAATTATTTATGCTAATTTACTGAAAGAAATGGTCGATTTGTTTCCTAATTTGTCAGAGCACTTTGATTTATTCTTAATGTCATACAAACAAAGTATTTCTAGCATTATTTATGCTGACCCTAATTCCGATTATGATAAATATTGCGAAAATAATAAATTAAATGATAGACGTAAAGCTATTTCGACATATTTATCCAATTTAAACATTATAGGGTTTATTGACAATACTGTTGTTATTGAAGTAGTTACGTATCTGCTTCAATATATTAATGAGTATATTGATTCAGAAAATAAGACAAACGAGGTCGAAGAGATTACAGAAAACTTATATTTGTTTATCACATTACTTAATAATCATTTGAAAAACGAAGATAAATGGTATCTTGTAATAGAAAATATAGAAAATATAGCAAAAATGAAATCTAAGGAGAAGAAAAGTTTATCTAGTAGGGCTGTTTTCAAATACATGGATATATTGGATGCATTAAAAACAAAATAAACAATATGTATATAGTTATTTATAATGGTAAAATCAAATCTTAGGCCATCCGATATAAATTATGAAGAAGTAAAGAAAATAGATGACGAAGATATAGGTGTTGAATCAACTTTATATGAATATGAAATGTCACCCACTGCTATCATTCATATTGCTTTAGGTAAAGAGAAATATACCTATTCTAAGTACGAAATTATTTATTTTCCTATATATTTAGTTGTTGATGATAAGCCAAAGTGTAGAATAGGTATATTTGAAATTGATAGTAACCAATTTATCAATATTTTAGACGAAGATAATGATATCATGTTGGATAAAGGGAATATCTTATTGTTCAAATTTGCAGATGAGAATTTTATAAAAAAGTTTTCAAATAAAACAGCAAAAGAACCAGAACGATTAGTAGATGTTATCCCTATAGAAGAAGAAGAAGAAGAAATAGAAGAAAACGACGAAATGGATGTAATGCGACTAAAATTGCCCAAACAGACGTTAACAAAAGAACCTGTTTCAAAGGGGGTTTTCATAATAGATAAATCACAAAAAATACCAGTAAATTTGGTCGAAGAAAATGAAGAAATTTCAGAAACGCTTAAAAAACAATACAATGAATCAGGAAAAAATAATTGGCTAGAAAAATATATGAAAAACAACAATTATAGTATAATTGATAATGAAGCTGGTGGAGATTGTTTTTTTGCTGTAATACGCGATGCGTTTCATCAAATAGGACATCAAATAACTGTACAGAAATTAAGAGATATTTTAGCTGACGAAGCTACTGATGAAATATATATGCATTATAGAACATTATATGTGAATTATTTTACTGAGATACAGGTAAAACTAAAGGAAATGAAGGAGATTAAAAAAACAATAGCCGAAATGAAAAAGCGAAACGAAATGACAAAAGATAAGAGTGATTCTACAAAAATTATAGGAGAAGTAAAAGAAATCAACAAACGTTTTCAGCGATTAAAATTAGATAAGGAGGACACTGAAGAATTAATGAACGAATTTAAACATATGGCATCCATTGATACATTTGATAAATTCAAATCATTTATTAAAACTTCCAGTTATTGGGCAGATACGTGGGCAATTTCTACTCTAGAAAAATTATTAAATATTAAAGTTATAATTTTATCAAAAGAGGCTTTCGACCATGGTGATTTGGATTCAGTATTACAGTGTGGACAATTAAATGATAGTAATTTGGAAAAACAAGGTAATTTTAAGCCAGATTTTTATATAATGACCTGCTATTTGGGGTATCATTATCAACTAGTTTCTTATAAGCATAAGAGAATATTTAAATTTACCGAAATACCGTATGATATAAAGGTATTAGTTATAAATAAATGTATAGAAAAAAACGCTGGACCATATTATTTGATACAAGATTTTCGTAATTTAAAAACGCGTATTGGATTATCTCCCGATGAGGGCTCTCCGGCAGAAGACGACGAAGAATATTTGGTTGATGATTTATACGAACCCGAAATACAGTTTATGTTTTATGCTAAGTCTTCAGGTAACGTAAAAGCTGGTAAGGGCTCAGGTGAAAAAATAGTTGAATCAAGAATGACCGAATTCAACTTTTTAAATAAAGACCCCTCATGTAAAGATTGGCGAAGAAAACTTGATGATAGTTGGATTGCGTCTTTTCAATTAGATAATCGTCGTTGGTCTTCTGTAGAGCACTATTATTATGCTGCTCAATTTAAAAAGGGTTATCCTGATTTTTATAACGAATTTTCATTAGATAGTGGAACCGACATTTCAAAAGACGTAATTTTAGCACGCGCAGCAGGAAGTAAAAGTGGAAAGTTGAAAGATAGGATATTACGTCCTAAAAATGTTAGATTTGACGCAGATTTTAAAGACGACGATTTAATTATGAGGAACGTAGAAGAACGCTATAATGCATTGGAAGCAAAGTTTATGCAGAATTCCGACCTTAAAAAATTACTAGCTGAAACCAAAAAGGCAAAATTAATACATTTTATTAGAAGTGGGATACCTATTGTTGACGATGCATTAATGAAGTTACGAGGTAAGATTTTATCACCACATGCTTAAAAAATGATGAAGTGTAATCATAATTATCAAATGAAACGTCACATGATTAATGATATGATTAGTAGAACACCATTTACGTCGGGAACAGGAACTGCTTAATGTGAAAAATGTATTCATCACAAAAAAACATATTAAGTAAAGTAATTTATCAAGGTAACTATTGTTCATATATAGTAAGAATAAAAGACTAGATATACAAATAGATACCTTAGCAAAAACGCTGTCAAACTTATGAATTGTACAGTTTTTTGTGGGTCTAGCCCAAAACAAAATTGATATAAAAAAAGTAAACAAAAGCATACATTCGGCTGAAAAAATAATCTTATCTTCTTGGACTATAATGTTATTAATCACAGGGAGACTCATCAAAAAGGATGTAATAACCAATAAAATTGTACTCATTTTACAATAACATACTAGATTTATTGTAAAGTTTAAACTATAGATTATTCTAATTCAAAAACTGTCATACGAAGTGTATTCAAAAGCGGCTTTTTAATCGGAACTTTTTGAATAGCTTTAATAGCGTCTAAAATTTCTGGTTTGCGATACTTGTCTTTAATGAAATCAACATATTTTTCTATGTTATCTTCAGTTTTTTTGAAATTCAGCGTTTTTCCGTTATTTAGTAAACACCATTCTATGAATTCATTATTGTAAAACATATATATTGGTTTCAAAACATAATATGACAAAACCTGAGTTTCTTCTTTATATTTTTCATTATTCTTTGATTTCATATGTAAGTCTTCATATGTTAAGTCAAAATGACGAAGAACTTTACAACATTGTATAAGAGAGAATAATCTCTCAAAATATAACATCTCCTCTGTTTTCTGAAGCATCTTTTTGATATTATTATTTCTAGTTGAAAAAAAACTAATAAACATTACATTGATTATTTCTGCCCATGTTTCGCAATATGTTTCGAACAATCGTACGTCTGATTTAACCGAGAATAGTTTTAATATAAGTTCGTTTGAACGAGTTTTATCCATTTCCGAGAAATCCAAACCTAAACAATGAAACGTTTCGTGTATTAATACTTTAAACCATTCTTCTTCTCTGAAAATATTTATTTCTGTATTTGTTTGACAAGATGTAGTAAAAGCAGTATTGGCATGATTTTGTTTTACAGGACTATTTGCAGAAGGTAAATTCTTTATTTTATTTGTAAAAAAAATGTTTATTTGTAATGTTTGAGAACATTTGACTGGTGAAAAATGAAGTGCTGTGTATAACCAAATATAAATACGTCTAATATACTTATTTGATAACAATATTGTTGTTTTATCAAAATGGTACATCGATACTGAGATATTTCTATTATTAATAATAAAACTATAGTGAGTACAGGTTTTTTTGTTGGTATCTATCGATTCTCTTATTTCTATGGGTATAAAATTATCAGTTTTTTTTTTAATATTTACGTGAACTGCTTTATTTATTATTGCTTCATGATATGATGCGCTTCCTTCTATAAATCTTGTAAAAAGTATATTTAAAAATTCGGTTGTTTTTTCAGATAGTTTGTAGTTTGGTATTTTTGGAAATGTCTTTAAATTATCCAGAATAGTATAAGTTATTGGTTTCATATTATATATTCTTATATTTTATCAATACTTGTTGTCCGAAAAATTGATATCTACCATAAATCACTACTTAATGATAACAAAAGATAACTAATGGGAATAAAGCTGTTAAATCGTTTCTTTTTGGAAAGGTGTAGTAAACAATCTATTTATAAGACAAACTTACAGAGTCTTTCAAACAAAACAATAGTAATAGATACTAGTATTTATTTGTATAAGTTTGCTGCTGAAAACGCCATTGCCGAAAATATGTATCTACTGATATCAATATTTAAAAAATATAAAATAGAACCAATATTTGTTTTCGATGGTAAGCCACCCGACGAAAAAAAAGAAATTTTATTGCAAAGAAAAAACGATAAAAAAGCTGCACAGCAAAAATATATAGACATAAAAAATATACTTGATTCTGAAGAACTGGATTCCGAAAAACGCAATAGTTTATTGTTAAATATGGACTCACTTAAAAAACAGTTTATACGAATAAAAGAAGTAGATATTAATAAAATTAAAAAACTTATGGATGCTTACGGTGTAATTTATTACGATGCAATGGGTGAGGCAGACGTATTATGTTGTCAGTTTGTAAAGTCCGGGTTAGCTTGGGCATGTTTAAGTGATGATATGGATATGTTTGTTTATGGTTGTAAGAGAGTATTAAGACATTTGAGTATTCTCAATCACACAGTCATATTATATGATACTGAGAGAATATTAAACGATATACGATTATCTGAAGATGATTTACGTGATATATTGATTTTGTCAGGAACGGATTATAATAGTCAAAATGAGACTAATTTAATTGAGTCAATTAAGTGGTTTAATGAATATAAAAAATCAGCTAATTGGCAATTAATGCATTTTTATGATTGGCTGGTTAAGTATACAAAATATATAAAAGATATAAATCATCTTTTAAATACAAGACAGTTATTTGTTTTAGATAATTATGATGGTGTAATTTCAAAGCAGCAAGAGAAGCCTTGTAACATGAATGATTTAAAGATGATTTTACAAGATGACGGATTTATATTTGTTTAATAGACTAGTTGTTTATTTTAGCACACCAATAAATAGCATTAAATATAATTTTTGCAAATTCGCGGTTGCCCCCACCATTGTCTGCTGATACTGCTCCCAAATATGAGTTTATACCAACGGTTTTTCCTCCATTTGTATTCGTGTTTATAGCTAGAAATGGTACATTATACAATTCTTTGTCTGCTATTGTGGCTAAAACAGTAGCATCTCTGTCTGGAACGATGTTAGTTATAACCGATTTTTTAAAATCTGGATTTTTATTTGCTACAAGAGGTACTGCTAATGCTAAAATAGGTCCACAATTTTTAAATATGGGGTGAAGTTTATTTAGTATTTTTATTTCATTTACAGCATATGTATCAGAAGCGTATTCATAATTATTTTTTCTTACAAACGGAACACCACTGTATCCAAAATTTGGTATACCAGAACCAGTAGTTGAAAACGTTTGCCATACATTATTTCCAAATATTACGTTACCCCCAGAAATAATATAATTTTGTAAATTATAACCAAGTGACGGAATATATTCGTTTACATCAACAGTGTGTTGGTCAAATGGAGGTTTGTAAGTATCATTTTCATACAATATGGGTAATTTTTTTGTAAATATAATTACCACAGAATAATTGTCTATTGTCAAATCTGCGCCCTCATAGTATAAGTAGCCAGTTGGAGTACCATAATCAAATATTAACGATGAAATATATTGTATTATAATTTGACCATACTTACCCTTTTTTAAACTATCTTCATCGGTGCTAAGTACGTCAGCACTATATTCATATAGTTGAATAAGGTTACTATTGTAGCCGATGTTATTTCTAAAATCGAGAAATTTGGCAGTAAATGCCAAATCTTGAAGTTGACTTAATAATGCATTCACGTCCAGTAGACAATTGTAATCTGCGATAATTAATATTTTATCTCCTAATTTACGATTTCTCGCAATCAAATTTGCTTCCAAATTATAAATGTATTTTCCGGTTACTTTTTTTGGAACTACACTTCCAGAGCCGTGTAATTTACTTATTGCTTCTCTACATACCTGTTGGTCATAGTTAAATAATTTAAATCGGCAATTCATTTTACATTATAAGTGTAAAATAAATTTAACTAAACGTTATTTTTTCACCGACTTCATTCGTGGAAGAAAGACCAATTGTTGTAGTTCGTCGTTTATCAGCTATCGACGATGCATCGCGATTTGTTCCTCCATAGAATTTTTGCTTTCGTATAACTTGTTTTGTTTTCTCTGAAGTATTTGAACTCGTTAACGATAAGTCTAGAGACCGCATGTATGTTGAACGACTGAATGAAAAAACACTATCTCCTGAAGCATTTGCGTCTTTAAACGGCATCGCTCTTCGTGATGTCAATATTGAATTATTACTATCTTTTAAAATAGGAGGAAATGATACAAATTTAAATGACATTTATACTATAGATACATATTTTTACAAAATAGATGCGAGATAGCATCCGTTAAAATCTTCATTTCCTGTATGAACTAAATTTATTCCTACATTTACGTAAATGTTACCTCCCATTTCTGTCCATCGATGACAGAACATCCAGTCTTCCGAAAAATAGTGGTTATCTTGTACGCCACAATCAAAAAGTGCGTATGCATATTCGTTTTCCGAACCTTGTAAAAAGCCGACATCATCAGTGTATTTTGTATGAGGGTATGCTTTTGCCATATTTTCGATGACCTCACGCTTAAACATCATAAAACCAGTAGCTAGATGTTTTACCTTTGCTAAATTTGCCTCTATGTTTAAAACGCTATCGATATAATTTATGTTGTATTTTAAAAGGTTGTATTGAATCGCGTTTTCATCAGTTATAGATATTGCAAAATCAGATTTGTTTTTTTTATCTATCCAATCCTTTGTAACGTTTTCGCTCTTAGTCAGTTTTTCCCAATAATAATGCTTTAACGGGTAAACCCCACCACATAAACATTTGTTGCTCATTAGTAATTTTATTACATCTACCGGGTCCCATGTTATATCAGCATCAATAAACAATATATGCGTGCATTCTTTATCATTCATTGCTTTTGCGACTAAATTATTGCGGGCGCGCGAAACTAAACTGTCATTTCTACAAAATTCTACTGACATGGGAATATTAAATCTTGTCAATAATTCTTTTGTTGCCATAATACATTTTACGTAATTAACATAACAAAGACTACCATAGCATGGTGTTAATATGCATAATTTTGGTTTTTTTTCTTCAACAAATTGAATGATTTTCTCTTCAAATGTGTTCGATTTCTCTTCCAGATTCATATAACTATATGAATTTGAATTTTTTATATCATTTTTTTGTTATTGGATTTTTCTATTTAAGCGGTGGCGACAACCTCAGCCTTGATAAAGTGATGCTTCATGAACTTCTGGAGATTGAAGTAGGTAAGCTCATCCTCCTTGCTCAACTTGAGGAGCTTGGATAGCTTGTTGTCGGGATTAATCTTACGACCGTTTGTAGTGTCCTGGAGCTTGTTAGCGCGAATGTATGCGTTAATCTCCTTGCTAACGGCGGTGCGAGCCATCTCAGTACCTACGGTCTTACCAAGAAACTCGGCAAGCTCATCGCTGATACGAGTAGGCTTAACGAAGCCTGAAGGCTGACGATTGCCAGACGTACGTCTCTTCTTTGCGCTGGCCTTCTGTGCGGTCTTCATCTCGCGAGTGACAGACTTCTCAAGAACCTTGAAATCATTCTTAAGGTTAGCAAGAAGACCAACCAACTGCTGGAGCTTGGCTCCATAATCAGTCATCTTAGTGAGGAGAGGACTGACACCAGTATCCTGGACATCTGCGGGGACAGTCTCCGAAGAAGCAACAACGGCAACAACCTCCTTGACTGCCTTCTTGGCACGAGGGGCCTTGGTAGCAACAGGAACGGACGCAGCGGGGGTGGTAGAAGGAACAACGGCGGGGACGGAAGAATTCTTAGCAGCTCTAACCATGTCGGGCTATATACATTAATAAGGGTCTTGCTTTTAAGTTATTTTGACCTAAATAATAAATTGTTTTTATTATTTAATAAACGTCGCTTCATTTTTCCTAAGGGATTTTTAAAATATATTTTTTACGAAATTTAATACGCGATTGATTCATAAAGCCAAGGTAATGAACTTCTTGCTGGTGCGGAAACAATTGTAAGAGCAGAAAGTAAATGAAATGCTGCTATTTTCCTGTATTCATCGTCAAGACCCGCGTAAATTAAATTTTCCATTACGGTAACGCAGAGGATTTGAAAATCTTCTAAAGGCGCATCGTTATATAAAACGCTCCGACTAAAAATATTGGCAAATGGTTCCAAGAAAGGACAGATTTTTTTTTTCATTTCGTAAGATAATTGTGCTCTATAGTTCCATAAATCGCATAAACATCTATAAAATCGAAGACAACCTATTCTATCTAAATTAGAGAACCAACTGCTTTGACTATAGTTGCCCAATTGGTCAATTTCCATGAATAAGCTTTGTATACGGACTTGAATGTTTTTTGTTCTAGACTCAATAATAAAGTTATATTTATTGTTCATTTCGTTAATATTATATGTGCCAGGTATAATGGTAGGCTGATAATATTCTCTTGAAAAAATTAAGTTTTCGTTTGAGTGCCTGTGAGATTCCGTTAAGGTTCTCGTCGTTTGTTTTTTTCTCACTAAATTGTTCATTTGATAAAATTCTACTTCGTCGACCAAGTCTCTGTATATTATTTTAGTTATGTTGTTTAACGAAATTATATCTCTTACGGAATTGGGTGGAAAATTTTCTCTGTTATATGGATTTTTTAAAGGTGTTTTGTTTTTTATAAGTTGCATTAGGGAAATCAAACTAAAGCCATACATGAAATCCTTTTCGTCTTTATAGCTGTAAAACAACTCATACGGTATTTCGTTTAATGGCTCAAGTGTTACAAAATCAGAATCATTTACGCAAAGATTTCTTTTTTTCCACCCATCACCTCTCAATTTAAACGAACGTCTTACAAGCCAACCACGGAACAATTTCTGGATTTTTTCGGAAGTTTTCATTTTAAGAAAAAGGCCTTGTATCCTTTCAAGTAATATTTCTTTTTTTCCAGTTCTTGGTAAATTATATTCTTTTACTATAACTTTTAGGTCGGGTAGCTTATATTTTTTTAGATTAACGTTATTCTTATAATATGTCTCGTAAGTTAATGTATAATTGGTTACTTTTGGTTTCATTATATTTTTCTCTTCCTTTTTATGAGCAAACGCAGGCTGTAATGGTTTTGAAAACATATACTATATACAATCATTTATATATTATTTTATATGGTTATTAAGTGATTATTAATTTGCGTAAGAGAACTTCTTTTTCAAAAATCTTTATTGATATGCTCTTAGATTTCACAAACAAATTTAAAAATTGATTTAAAGATTAGTCTCTATATTAATCATACAGTTTCCCACTAGTATTATGTCGAAGACCCAAGCAACTCCTATTGTTCTCACCGTTAAGGATTGGAATGTTTCTGATATTAAGTATATGCAGCCAAAGACGAACGCCGTCGGCGGCAAGACAATTAGTATGATTAGTACTCAAACTAATCGTTCTGTTCACGTTTCAACTCCTCCTCTTACCACATGGGGTATTGGTGATTGGACAGATGAGAAGACTGGTGAGTCAAACGGAAAGTTTAATTTGTCTATCAATTTTCCTAGTCCTGATTATAAGACTCCTGCTACCACAGAGACTCTTGAAAAGCTTGAGGCGTTTCAGAACCAGGTTCTGGATGATGCTGTAAAGAACAGTGAGGTGTGGTGGGGAGAGCCCATGTCCAGAGAGGTGTTGAAGCATACATTCTTTCCCTTTATTAAGTATGCCAAGGATAAGACTACCAAGAAGATTGACCCAACTAAGGGTCCTAGTATGAGCGCCAAGGTTCCAAACTATAACGGAGATTGGAAGGTTGAGATTTATGACGCTAGCCGTAAGCTTCTCTTTCCCAATCCTTCGAATTCGCTTCTTACGCCGATTGATTTTGTACCCAAGAAGAGTAAGGTTGCTTGTGTTCTTCAGTGTGGTGGTATTTGGATTGGTGGAAAGGGCTGGGGTGTCACTTGGAAGCTTACTCAATGTGTAGTTAAGCCTCCTGAGATTGTAAGTGTCTTCGGAACTTGTCATATCCCTGACGATGTTTGTAATTCTATTGATAAGCAACCCGTTCCTACTAAGCAAGAGGATGACGATGAGGAGCCAGAGCATGAGGTAATCAACGCAACTACAGTCGAGGATAGTGATGTTGATGATGAGCCCGAGCCCGAGCCGGTTTCAACGAAGAAGGTTGTTAAGAAGACTGTTCCAGAGCCAGAGCCAGTTGTGGCAGTTGTTGAGGAGACACCCAAGAAGAAGATTGTGAAGAAGAAGGTTTAAATAAATAAAATAATAAATAGAAGTTGTAATAATATTGTTTTTTTAATAATAGTATATTATCGTATACTATTATGATTAAGGCCGTTTTTTTTGTATGACATCATTTATTCCACAGTTACTACTTTTGCCAAGTTACGCGGAAAATCAGGATTGTAATCATTCTCCATAGCTAAATAATAACTTAGTAACTGCAAATAAATGTTTGCTAGAACTCCGCCAAATGTACCATTTTTTTCTATATACAACAAACAATCTGTTTTATTGTCACTTATTTTAATAACTTTTGCGTTTCTAGCAATAACTTCTTGATATGTATTTTTATTTTTTTCTCTGTGTTCGTCGTCAACGTCCAGTAATATTATTGGAAGACCTGGCTCAATAAGTGCAAAAGGACCGTGTTTTAATGCAGAAGAGGAATAACCCTCCGCATGTATATAAGCTACTTCTTTTAATTTTAATGCTCCTTCTTTTGCAATAGCCTCTTCTTTGCCTTTTCCTAAAACGAATAAAGATTTTACTGTTTTTAAATCTTCAGCTACCGCTTTTATATTTTCCACGTTGTCACATAAATCTTGTATTTGAAAAGGTAGTTTTCGTATATCATTTATTATTTTTTTTCTTTTTTCAATACATGTTCCTCTGTTTTGTGAAAACCAAATGGCTATCATAGTTAATACTGTACATTGATTAGTAAATGATTTAGTAGATGCCACTGCAACCTCTCTTCCTGCATTTAAATATACTCCACAGTCGCTTTCTCTTGCTATTAAAGAATCAGCTATATTTACTACACCTATTGTGATTATATCATAATCTTTTGCGATTTGAATGCATCTATGTAAATCTTTTGTTTCTCCGGATTGAGATAATAATATAACGCCACTATTACCAATCTTTGGTATGTCTTTTACGTTAAATTCCGCACCATCATATACAACTACTGTATGAAATATGTCTAGGTTCTTAAATATTTCTAATGACCATAATCCAGAATTATATGATGTTCCACACCCTAATATAATTAAATGATTTATTTCTAACAATCTTGATTTGTACGTATCTAATCCACCTAATTTTACACATGTATTGTTCTCAATTCTTCCTCCGTTATTTATAGCACGATTTACTGAATCAGGCTGTTCAAATATTTCTTTTAATAGCCAATGCTTATATCCATTAGGTTTCAATTCTATAGGTATATTGTTTTTTTCTTTTATTTCGTATCTATGTATATTTTTATTGTAAGTAATGACGCGGTCTTCTTTGGATATTTCTATTAAATCGTGGTTCTCTATTACTATATATTTTTTAATATAATTGTTGAATGCTATTTGTTCTGATGCCACCATTACATATTCATTTTCAAATCCTAATAATAGCGGCGAACCATTTCTTGTTATCCATAGTTTATTAGGAAAATCTTTGTGAATTATTACTAGAGCCCATGTGCCTAACAGTTCTTTTAATGTATTCTGAATCGCTGTTTCTATGGGGTCGTTCATATCTAGATAATATCCGATTAAAACTGCTATCACTTCGGTATCAGTTTGTGATAAAAAAGTATATCCTTTTTCAAATAATCGACTCTTTATTTCGTCAAAATTTTCTATTATTCCGTTGTGTACTAAAGCAATTCTGTTTTTATTGTCATGATGTGGGTGTGCATTTGTATCTGTTTTTCCACCATGAGTCGCCCATCTTGTATGTCCTATTCCGCAATAAGGCCACATTTGCTTTAGAGAAGAAACTTTGTTGTCTAATTTTTCTAGTGAGTCGTATGTGTGCGAAGATGCATATTTCTCTGTATGTATATCGTTATCTATAACACAAGATATTCCTACAGAATCATATCCACGATTTTGTAATAATTTTAATCCCGACAATACGTAAGTAATAAATGCATCGTTACCTAGATATGCTACTATTCCACACATTATAATATAATATATTTTAATTATACTATAAAATCGTAATATCAATAATAATATCACTCTTTCTTGAAACATCTAACGTGTTTATGGTATTAATCCTGGATATTCCTTGTTTTTCGAGAACAATCTTTTGATGCTCCCGTATAAATAATTTTTCTGCGTCAATAGTAAGCGTTTTCTTGCCTAAATTTACTGTGACACATTTATTTTTCCAAATATCTGTTATATTGTATTTTATCATAACAGTAATGTTATTTTTGTTGTCAATAGTAACGTTTTCTTCTAAAACTGGTCGACATTTTACATAAATATCAGAACCCGAATTATCATATATTAATTCGTCGTGCCATAGTGGTACAAGGTACGTTATTTCGTTTATTTTTAGTTTATATAAATTGTTCTCAAAAAGGTCGTCTATATTTGGATTTAGTATAATGTATTCGTCGTCTTTTACTTTTTCTTTGAATAATGCCTCTAATTTATCGTAAAACTCTGGCGAAAAATGAAACACTTCTCTATTCCGTTTCAGCACTTCATAAATTTTTATTGTTATATTTTTGTCTATTTTTTCTAATATTTCTATAGCTTTTATTTCACAACTATTTGATATTCTGTGTATTATTAATTTTAATATTGAATCGCCCTTTTCATTCACTACTATATTGTTTAAAAAAGAAAACAATATGTTTCTGTAACTATTTTTATTTGATTCAGAGAACTCTTCGTCTTCGTCTTCATATTCGTTCTCCGAATTATCGTATTCCAAATAATCTGATAAATATTCGTATGATTCTTGTATTTCCTGAAATTTAATAGATGCATCTGGTGACTTATTTTTATCAGGATGATATTTTAAAGCATTAAATCGGTACTGTTTTTTCAATGACTCTATAGTTAACTCTTTTATATTTAATGTTTTGCATGCTTTTTCGTAATTCATTTGTGTATTTTATTTATAATATAAAACATCATACTCTCTAAATGGTATATTGGTCTATAATTATTGTTGTAGTATTTTAAAAATGTGTGCGTTTTGCTAATAATATCTTTAGTTTCTGAGTAATTTAAATGTCTTGTTTTTATGAAATGGCCTAATATATAAAAAATACAGTCTGCAATATCTATATTATACGTCAGGATATCGTACAAGTTCTCTCGAAATGTTGTAAATGAAAGCTCCTTTTTATTTGAAATGTTCTCGATTAATTTGTCGCAAACAATATTAAAAATGTCTTTTGGTATTTCGTCTATTTTATCTATTAAATCAAATGACTTTATTTCTTTTCCGTTTATGATTCCCTCGTTGTTTATCTCATTCATAAGATTTTTTGTCTTTTCATATTTTTTTTTGTTTATCATAGTGGTTTTTTGATAAGAAATTTTATCTAAAAACGTATTTGAAGGTAGTTCTTTTGGTTCATGATAAGGTGCCGAAAACAATACAGATTTTTCGTATAAATCACTATCCGGTCTTTTTATGTTTATGAGTTGACAGCATTGTATGATTTGTTCAGGTATAAAACTAACGTGCTCACTAATTATGAAAAATTTTATTTTTATGTTTGTTTCAGAATAATTATAGTGCTGTATATAACTATAAAAATTGTCCAACAATTCGTTATGAATACTATGAAAGTTTTTACATAAAATGATACCTATTTTGTCTTGTTTTACTGAAATTATATCTACTATTTGTAAGAATACTTCGTGCCATACTATTTTTGAATTACATCCTAATAACGACATATCTATCTCATAATGTATGTCACTGATTTTATATATATACTCCTGTTTTTCGGTTGTTAGTTTCATTTTTTTCTCATATTTAAGTTCGCTCGGACTGTAATTTTTAATGATTTTGAGAACCTGAGTATATTTTCCTGTTCCTGGTGGTCCGTAAAAAATTATGTTTTTTAATTGATGTATATTTTTAGGTAAATCTGATATAGTTTGGTTTAATTCTGGGTGCAGATTAAACTTCTCGCAAGAAAATAGATAGTCATCGAAATGAGTTTCATAATATTTCATTTGTAGTTGTTAGAGAAGTCTATTTATGTTTTTTAACGCATAGATTATTAACTTATGAAGACATAGTTGTACTTTTTTTAGCTAATGATACAGTTTCAAGTTTATTTTCTGCTTTGTTTTTGGGAGCATTATTCTTGAATACTAAAAAGTCATTGCTTATCTTTATCATTTCTGATGACATAGATAATATTGCTATTCCCATTGCGTAAATAAATCCATTATAGTAAATTGGTCCAGAAAATATATCGGTTTGCTTATTTAAATCTTCATCGTTATATATCAATATTCCCACATAACCAATCATAATGGATGTAACTGCAACAAATAAATTATTGTAGTCTTTTAATTCTTGATTTAATAAAGACGAATAAGATAGCGTAATATGTTTTGATATATAATTATCGTTCAAATATTTATATGGAACGATTACCATAAATATAGATATTATTTGAAAAAGTGATGATATAAATATACTACCCCAGGATAGTTTTTTTATCAAACTACTATTGACAACATCGAATTTTGTTATGAGATAACTAACAAATAAAACAAACATAATATTAAGCATACAAATAAATATTAGAGCAGGTATCATTTTGTCTTTAATTCCAGGTGACGGCTTATTATTATTTATAATTTTATTACGAGCTTTTGCTGAAAAATAAATCATCGTGCTCGCTGATGATAAGATAAATGGAATTACTATCCACTGAATCATTCCGATAAAATCTTCAACGTAAGTGTAGTTTCCCTTTCCTAATAACATTAAACCGCCAAAAAACGCTATTATTACGTCACAACTTATTAATAGGTTTGTATACAAATCGCCAGGATTGTAAGGTCCAGTTATCTGATATTTCGTTCCCAATATCTTTGATTCAAGAATTACGTCATCAGTATTCGTTTCTTGTAAATTTTTATATTTCAACAACAATAAAAAAGATGACACAAATTCTAATATTAATGCAATAATTATACTATAACGTAAAATCTTAAATTCTGTGTCTGCTGGAATGATATAAGTTGCAAAAACCAAAAAGAAAAACTGTGCAATAAATATTCCTATCATGTTAGCGAAACCTTTCTTTATAGTTTTTACAGTATCTTCTAACAAATAAACAAAACATGCTACGTACAATCCTATAAACATTAATAAATTTATATAATCGAAATTGTCATCTAATAACTGTGTTGGATTAAAAGTAGTATTTGTTGTAGTCATTTACATATTTTTGATATTTTATTTTTTTAACTTATCTATATATTTATCTTTTAACCATTGTATCAAAATATCTGCATCGCACGTTATCGGACATTGGTTGAATTTCTTTATATTGAAAAATTCTGGCTTTACCATTGCTTCTGTCTTATAAAACACATAATTTCCGAATTTACCTCGACGTAACGACATTGTTTCATCTATCTTCCTTAATACACTCTTTTCAGGCTTGTCTTCTTTTTCAAATAATGGCATGACATCATCTATTGTTATTTCGTCTAATGGTTTATCTATTAATTTTACTGACTCACGTTTATCTCCATATTCAACATAGGGTCCGTACTTACCATTTTTTAACATTACGTCTTGTCCATCATGTTTTCCTAACAGACCTGTTTTTATTTCAATTAAATCATCTACACTATATCTTCCAGTCTTTATTAACTCTAAATCAATGTTGATGTCTTTCTTTACTTGGCTATACTGAAAGGTTCCGTCTCCTAATGTTTTTCTTATGACTGGTCCGTAACGCTCGAATATAAAGACATTTTCATTATCTAATTTGTATGTTTGTTTTTCTAATTTAGCCAAAGGTTTTGATAAGTTTGTTATTTCTTGATAACATGCTTTGCATATAGCAGACCAATCTTTTTCTGAACCTTTTGCTACATCGTCTAATTTGTCTTCCATAGTTTTTGTATATCCGTATTCAAAAATGTTCTCGAAATGTTTCGTCAGAAATTCAATTGTCAATAGTCCTATAGGTTGAAGAACCAATTTATTCTTCTCTGAGCCAAAAGTCTTTTCACTTTCTTTGATTTCGAGAACATTTTCACGAAGGATGTAATCTTTGCATGTGATTTTATCACCCTGTATATCTGTGCGATTTACATAGCCTCTCTCCTGAATTGTATCTACTATTGTTGCAAAAGTTGATGGGCGTCCGATTCCTAATTCTTCTAATTTGTGAATTAGAGTCGCCTCAGTATATCTTTGCCCTTTATTCCTTGCTACGCATGAGCTTTCGACATAATTATGTGAAAACGGCTTTTTAGATTTTTCAATACAGTCAAAATATAGAATCTGCGAACTCGCAACATTTTGGAGTTCATTAATATCGAGTTTTTCTTCTATTGCTCTCCATCCTAAGAATTTTGGTGATTCAATATTTGTTGAGTAGTATGTATCTAGTGGAGCAGTAATTTTTACTGTTACAATATTGTATAATGCATCAGCCATACAACTTTCAACTGAGTTTCTCCATATCAATTTATACATAGATGAAAGACGCACATTATCTGTGGTTATTGATGTAACCGAAACATTTGTTATTCTGATAGCCTCGTGAGGATTGTTTAAATCTTTGTTTTCGAGAACCTCCAAATTACCGAGCGAATTGGCTGAAGAGAATTTCAGTATGTAATTCTTACATTGTTCAATAAAAACTCCAGAATATTTTGCGCTTTCCGTTCTCATATATGTAATATGACCCTCCTGATATAATTGTTGACATAGTGACATGGTTTCTTTTGGCGATATATGTAATATGCTACTTGCAGTCTGAAGTAGTCGCGAAGTAGTAAAAGGCTTAGGTGCGGACCGTCGTGATTCTTTTGCTGAGCCAACCGTTAATTCGTAAACAAAACCCTTTGATTTTTCCATAAATTCGAGAACTAACGTATTGTCATCAAATTCCTTATTTAAATCAAACGATACATTTTTACTAAAAAATTTGCCAATAGTTTTGTACTTTAATTCAAATGCTTTTTTTCCCTTTTCATTATCATAAACTAACCTCAGTGCTGGTGTTTGACATCTACCTGCGCTAAGCGAATTACTCTTATTATGATATAAATACTTCCATAAATATGGTGAAATCTTATATCCAACCAAAATATCGAGAACCTGTCTAGCGTGTTGCGCCTGTACAACATTCATGTTTATGCGCCCAGGTCTACCAACTGCTTTTATTAGAGCTGATTCTGTGACCTCATGAAATACTATTCGTTGCGTGGTTTCAACGGGAAGTTCAAATACTTTACAAATATGCCACGCAATTGCCTCCCCTTCCCTATCGTCATCAGATGCTAATATAATATTGGATTTTGAGAACCGTCCAATGACCTCATGCATGAATTCAACGTGTGCCGTTTTTTCATCTATAATTGAGAACGTTGGCTCAAAAGTTCCTTTTGTATCAATCGATTTTACTCCATTTACCGTGCGAATATGTCCTTTTGATGCAATACAACAGTAATCAGAACCCAAAAAACCTTCTATCTTTTTGCATTTGGACGGAGATTCAACAATGATTAAAAAAGTAGCTGAATAGTTTATTTTATTTGCCAGGGGCGCACTGGATTTGGAGAACGTCTTCTTTTTATAAAATTTTGGTGGCATTATGGTTATATAATAACAAAAGATGTGTTTATTTTGTTATTGTATATTATAAATGGAAGACTTACATATAGTTACAGTTGTAAATGAATCAAAATATTATTTCCCTTATTTAGTAGAATCGTGTAAGCGCAATGGAAAAGAGCTAGAAGTATTGGGGCTAGGCGAAACGTGGACCGGTTTTAATTTTAAATATAAAAAAATGGCGGATTATTTAAAAACCTTACCTGAAACAGATATCGTTTGTTTTGTTGATGGATTTGATGTTATATGCACCAGGGACTTAATAGAAATAAAAGAAATATTTTTAAAATTAAAGGCAGAGACAGATTGTAAGATGATAGTCGGTGATGACAAATTAGTAATAACAGAATTTTTGCATTTTTTTTCGTCTCTATATTTTGGAAATTGCAATGGAGAATATTTAAATTCTGGGACCTATATTGGTTATGTAAAAGATTTATCAGAAATTCTTAATAAAATATTAAAAGCGAATTCAAGTGACGACGCCGATGACCAAAGAATTATGATAGAATACTGCAACAGATACCCTGGAGAAATATACTTAGACAAAAACAATAAATTGTTTTTAGCGTTGGCTTATCCTGGTTTAGAACTTGACAGTTTATTTAGAATAAATGAAGATTTGGTTAGTTATAATAATGAAAACCCCTTTTTTGTCCACGCGATGGGAGGAGGGTATTTGGAAAACACTATTCGAAAATTAGGATATTCTATAAACGACGAAACCAAGAACAAACTTTTTTATGACAATATAAAAAAATCTTTTTATTTACCATACCCTAGGTTTATTATGTTTGTAATATTGTTTTATGTTTTTACCATAGTTTATTTCTTATATTTTTACAGCATCCATAAGATAATATTGAAAACAATACGACGAGTCCCAGGTTTTATCGCAAAAATTGATTAGCTCATCAAGTCAATTAAACAGTTAAATACAAATCTAACTAATGAAAGAAATAAAAATACTAATATCGGACAATAAATATACGTCCTGGGATTTCCATTGTCACGAAACTAACGTTGTTCTTACAATCGATGAATTTCCCGAACTGGGTGTTATAAATCCTGTTACCGATAAACTTTTTAGTCGCGACGTACTTGTTCTCGAAAACGGGTCTTTTAAAGTTATTAAATCTTATGTAAAATCAGCGATTAGCATGCCTGGTGTTCTTATGCTTGAAAATAACAAAACGTTTGGAAGAACTGCTAACAAAAAACGCCTTTTATATAAATGTATTCCTGACGATAAACATGTTCCGCCCTTCTTAATACCTTACGATGTAAAGGTAGGGTTCTCAAAAGTTCAGAAAAACAAATACGTAGTTTTCCGATTTGATAGTTGGACTGATAAACATCCATATGGTTTATTGACTGAAACTCTTGGCGATGTTGATAATTTAGAGGTCTTTTATGAATATCAATTATATTGTAAGAGTCTTCATGTTAGTCTTACTGATTTTACAAACAAAACTCGCCAAGAACTTAATAAGAAAACGACTGATGAATATGTTAACCAAATATTAAGGAATCCTTTGTTTAAAATAGAAGATAGGCGTGACCGTTACGTATTTACGATTGACCCAAGAAATAGTAGCGATTATGATGATGGTTATAGCATTCAAAAATTGGATAATGGTGAATACAAAATTTCTATTTACATTGCAAACGTTTACTTGTGGCTTGAAACACTTGGTCTATGGGATTCTTTTAGTAAGCGTGTCGCAACCATTTATTTACCCGACCGTCGACGACCAATGTTGCCCACAATCTTATCTGATACTCTTTGTAGTCTACAGAAAAAACAGCCTCGATTTGCCTTTGCAATGGATTTTGTTGTTGGCACGGATGGACCAAGAGATGTTCAATACGGAAACGTTTTAATTGAGGTGGCCAGGAATTATTATTATGAAGAATCAGAACTTCAGCATAATAACTCATATTTATTATTATTAGAAGTTTCGAAGAAAATGAACATTAATGTTGTAGACAGCCACGACGTTATATCTCACTGGATGGTATTTATGAACTCTTATACTGCTGAAAAATTGTATAATAATAACATGGGCGTTTTTCGTTCTGTTACATACGTCAATCCAGTAGTTAATACAATTAATGGTATAGATGAGGATACAGTTCGTGTAATTCAATCTTGGAATAATACTATCGGCCAATACGTTGCCTTTGATGGTAAAAATACCATGAAACATGATTTTATGAAAACTAGCTCTTATGTTCATATTACAAGCCCGATACGTCGCCTTGTTGATTTGTTGAATCAGATTATTTTATTTGGAGGAATAAGTTTGGTTTCTGAAGTTAGTGCCGGCGCGCAAAAGTTTTTAAATACTTGGCTCGGAGAACTAGATTATTTAAATGCTTCCATGAGGTCTATCAGGAAAGTACAAACTGATTGCGCTTTGCTTGACCGTTGCTTTCATGACCCTGAAATTATGGATAAAGAATATACTGGTGTTGTTTTTGATAAAATGATAAGAGACAATTTTGTTGTTAGTTATATGGTTTATTTGAAGGAATTGAAAATGTTGTCACGTATTAACATAATTGTAGAGATTGATAATTTCTCTTCTCATAAATTTAAATTGTTTCTATTTCAAAACGAAGAAAAGACAAAGAAAAAGATACGCTTACAACTGTCAGATAACTAAAAATTGAAATGTTTATTTATCTTTTATTTTTTAAGTTAACTATGCATAATCCCCTTGTCCTTATTTTACTTTGTTTTCAAATAGTTGGGGGGTCTCTGAAGCCTTTCACATTTGGAAAGTATTTGAACATAGCTAGACAGCATGCTGTTATTCATGTCAACTATAAAATGATAGATATCGAAACTTGCTTGAATAAGAGTACGTTTATCAATAATAAAGAAAATAATGATAATTCCAGCTTTGCGTTTATTACTTGGCCAAGACCGCCGATTTCTCCTATGGATTTATGTTTTGCCTTAATGCAGTAATAATACATAAAAAAATAAAATAAATAGGTAGGCTTACTTCTTATATGTATTGTTATCCGGAACATAATTACGTACCATTTGTAGAATGTCATTATAAATGTATTTTTTGTTTGATTAAGTTTAATACAGAACAACAACAGCCTTTTTTGATTTATAATTATAATGTTTTTAAATTGAATGATAAAATATACCAAGTAAATTGTCAATGTAGACCATTTTGTCACATATCTTGTATGAATAATTGGTTAATCGAAAGTGTGCATTGTCCCGAGTGCTCTGTTTGGTACACAGAATCAATAGAAAAAAAATGTTGCACTTTTGAAAATTTATGTGTCGCATTCTTTATTTTTTTATGTATAATAACCTTTTGTTTCGTTGTTGTAGCGGTTGTTTTACATAATAAAATTTTTTTATAATTTACTAAAACCTTACGTCTTCTGCTGCGAATAATTTTAGCTCGTCCTTTTGATTATCTAAATCGTCAACGATTTCGTTCAAATCGGAATACATTTTCTTTATTGTTTCTGGATTATACCTATTATCATCTTTCTTGATACGTCCAATTAGCATTATCATTAAATCAGTTATCCCGTAACCTTTTTCACTAAAACTTTTTATAATTTTATCTAGATTGTCATCTTCAGGGAAGTCAAAATCCTCTTCTTCCTCTTCCTCTTCTTCTTCCTCGTCACTTTCGCTTTCATAATCGCTATCTTCATTTTCATCTGGTGTTTCAATTAAAACAGTTCTGCAACAAGGACATGTGTTTCTGTTTACCAGACTTCTGCATAAACAAATAAAACAAAACTGGTGGCCACATGGAGTTGTGCAGTTATCGCTTCCGCTAATCTCCTCGAAGCACATACAGCACTCCTCGTTGTTCATTGTTCATTTAAAGCCAGTGGCTTGGTTTAATTTTAATCAATCAATTATAAAAAAACCAATTCAATTTTTATTTTTTGAGAACTTATTTATATGTCGTCCAAGTCTATCTCTTCTTGCTGTTCAAATTCAAATTTTTGAACGCCTTGTAGTATTTCTTCAGTTTCTTCATCTGTATCGTTTGAGAATTGAATATTTGATTCTTCGCAGTTGCTTCCTCCGAATATAACCTTCATGCTTAATAAATTTTTTATGTCAATCTGAGGAATATTTTTCAACTGGTCAAGCTGATTGTCGTCATAAATATATAATATATCACAGTTTTTTCTCACGTCTTCCCATTCTCTCAAGCCAACCATTACTATGCTATGAATCGTTATTAAGTTGCGATGCTTTTGTCTACCTCTGAAAGCGCCACGTATATGACCAACCAGTTTTTGATTGTCGTTTAAGGTTATTTCGCACATTCCGTTTCCAAACATCTTTGTCACACATGCATATCTTTCCATTTCGTCTTGTACTAATCGTAATTTTTCACCAGCGTTAAAGTTGGTTGTTGCAGTTTTTCTGGCTAAGCATTTTGCGCCCTTCCCTCCCTTTGTGTTCTTGACCATGTTTTGTTTTTACTACTTTTATTTAGCTACTTGTGAAATCAATTTTTTACAGTAAGCAAGTAAATATTATATGTTTAATGAGTATATATGGAAAAACCCAATTCTATTGAATTTGAATTTGATTTATTGGCGTTAGATGGCGAAAATGCAATCGACAACTTCAAAAACTTATTTGGGAAAAAATTAAAGGAGTTGGGTGTTAATTACGAAATATTTAATTTATCTGATAAAAAAGTTGGTGGGGGGGCTATTGATTCAGGAAGCTCCAGTAGTTATCCCTATAATATGTTTGAAGGGTTCATGGATACTGTTTTTAAAAAAAACCATGACATAAAGGCGGAGAGTTCTAACGTTTATGATATGTTATTTCGTGATTTTAAGGGTCATTCGGAAGAAGATTATGCTAAAAAAATGTTTGCGGTTACTTCTTTAGAGAACGGTTATTTTGGTAACACCGTGGCTGATTCAAAAGAAATATTTGATGAAAATCAACCTACCCTTGTAGAAGAAGCTTCTAATACTGAGCCTTTGGCCACAGAAAACATACCTGTTTTACCAGATTCTAATATAACAGGTATCTCTTCTGTTATTTCATCTATAGGAAAGAATATTAGCGATTTATCTGCTCCAATAAAATTACCTGTTGTTAACAATGTGGTCAACCAAGATAAATCTAAAACAAATAATGATAATAATGATTTTGACTCTGATGATGACGAAGTTGATATTTCAAATAAAAAAAAGTATAAAATAATTTCTTTGAAGTTGATTGTTCAATATAAAGACGCATTATATTTGGCAGCAATAAAAAAGGGTTGATATAACCACTTTTTCTTTTTTTTTTATTTTGTTTTTTTTTAATACTAATTATTTAAACAAATGTGAGCACGTTCTTCTTAGAATCAAACACACCGATGTGGTCGTGAGTTTCACAGTCAAAGACGTTTCCGGTAGAGTCGTCGATTAGATACGTCTTTTTGTTGTATACAAATTCTCTTACATCAAGGTCTTCCTCTTCTGACTCTTGGTCCGCTTCAACAATAGGCTCTTGTGTAGGAGAAGAGGAGAGATTATTAGAAGGGTTAGTGAGGTTAGAGAGTTCGTTGATGAGGTCATTATCGGAGTTTTTCTTGGTGCGAGGTTTGCGTTCCTTTTTGGGAGCATGAGGGTCAATGTCCTTCTTAG